CAGGTGTACAAGGAATCCATCTCAGGTGTACAAGGAATCCACTTCAGGTGTACATCAAATCCATCTCAGGTGTACAAAGAATCCATTTCAGGTGTACACCGAATCCATCTCAGGTGTACAAGGAATCCACTTCAGGTGTACAAGGAATCCATCTCAGGTGTACAAGGAATCCACTTCAGGTGTACATCAAATCCATCTCAGGTGTACATCAAATCCATTTCAGGTGTACACGAAATCCATCTCAGGTGTACAAGGAATCCACTTCAGGTGTACACGAAATCCATCTCAGGTGTACATCAAATCCACTTCAGGTGTACACCGAATCCATTTCAGGTGTACACCAAATCCACTTTTCTGATAAAAACCGAAAATTTATTTTAACTATGTGTATGAAAGAAAAGGCTTGACGTATTGACAAACAACTTTTCCCGTGCTATACTATATGTATGAAAAATGAATATACTTATGACAGAACTTGTGTTTATCAAAACAGATACCATATTGTATGGTGCGTTATGTATAGAAGAAAGGTGCTTAGACCTGAGATAAGTAATCGCTTATATGAATTAGTACAAACAATAGCAAAGGAAAAGGGCTTTGATATTATAGAATGCGAAACTTATGATTGCGACCATGTTAGTTGTATTGTGTCTGCACCACCTAAACTGTCCGTTACACAAATAGTGAAATACATAAAAGGAATAAGCGGAAAAATTATTTTAAAGGAATATCCTGAAATAGTTCCTTTGCTTTGGAACAATCAGATGTGGAATAATTCTTATTTTTGCGAAACATTGGGAACGGTTTCTGGTGAAGCTGTTAACAAATACATTGAAAGGCAAAAAAAATGTCAACACTGAATTTTTTATTATGTGAGGAAAGCAAATGAATGAGAAAAACGAAAAGCATTTAGATAACTTAATTCAAAAAAGCCGTCCTTTACTCAATCTGTGGCGTTCAGATTTTGAAATATACGAATTTAAGCTGTTAGATTTATATTTATCTAAAATCAATAGTGATAATCCGAAAAAGAGAACGGTAGTAATAGAAAAAGGAAAAGTAGAAGAAATTTTCGGGGTTTCCAGATTACGAAAGGAAAGCCTTTTCCCTCAGCTTGAAAAATTACAAACCACTAAAGTATCATTATCAAAAGATGCAAACGAATATAACAATATAATACTGTTTAGTCAAGCTACAGCAAAAAAAGATGAAGATGGCGTATGGAGAATAACGCTTACTTGTTCTCCTGAAGCGATGCAATACATATTCAATCTGAAAGAAATCGGCTATATTAAATACCGCTTGAAAAGCATAACTCAATTAACAAGAACAAGTAGTTACATTCTTTTTAACTATATTGAAAACTATGTACAGAGCCGCAGACAAACTAAAAATCACGAGCCTATTACATGGAAAGTAGATTTAATTGAGTTAAAGCAAATGCTAAGATGTGATACGGTAAAGAGCTACAATGAATATAAAGAATTTAACAGAAGAGTTCTAAGTGCTTGCCATAAAGAAATCACTGAAAAAACATCGTTAAATTTTGATTATGAACCGTATAAAGTAGGCAGATACACAAAAGGTATTGAGATTACGGTTTATAGCAATGTCGTATTAACCAAGTCTTTACCGCTTGAAAAAGAACCTGCTGAAGATTTTGACGAAGAAAATGAAAAGCAAGAAGAACTCGAAAAAGTTGAGGATAACAAAGCCGAAGATTTTGACGAAAGTTTTGAAGATATATTAGAAATACTATCTGCCTCATGTGCGAATGAATTTACAAAGCAAGAAATCAATGAATTATTCCACTTGATAAGTTGTGTGCCAAATGAGTATCTTCCTGTTACCGATATTGATGACATAACACTGAGAAGAGATGCCTATTTGTCTCAAAAATACAGTGTTTTGCAGAATTATGCTAAAAGAGTTAATATTAATAACCGTTTTGCTTATTTAAAGCGTATTATTAAAAACGATTTAGAAAATATGAAAGTTCAGCATTTTTCTACAAAAGAGCAATAGATATATAAACAATCCCCTCTGAACATACGTCAGAGGGGATTTTGTGTTTTATTCTTTTATACCCTTGTAACACTCTTCATTTTCGTACTCAGGCGGCACATATATGATACGAGCCTTTTTTTCAGGAGAAATATATGAAAGCGGAACAAATTCATGCGTTTCTTCAAATTCGTAGCCTAACTCTTTCCTTACTCCGTTTTCATCTTCGTACATTTCAGAAAACACGAGAATCCTTACGGGAACATCTGTGTTCTTTTCTCCTATTAAAAGGGTCATACCACTTTTGATTTCTAATCCGTTTATGTCGTAATACTTTTGACTTGTCATTTAAACAACACCTTCCTTATAAAGCGTTTGCCTTATTCCTTTTCATATATATCATAGCACTAAAAAGCGGCAATGTCAATAAAACTTAATAGTTTTTTTCGTTGCCGCTTTCATTATTTTATTATATTTTTACTTAACGCATTTTCTGCTGTTGTGCCTGAGCCTTTTTCAATCGTTCTTCTCTTACACAATCCTTGTATATCAGAATGAACCTTTTTATGTTATAGCAGAAGTGTTCAAGAAGAATCAAACCCTCAAAAGTTATTATAAAGAAGAATACTAACGATACGCCCATTATCGAATAAAAGGATTCTACGGTTGAGGTATCCATTCTGTCTGCCATTTCAAAAGCAATAAAAAAATACAAGCCAACAGTAAGAGCAAATAACATTGCTACATATTTTATATAAGGACATTTTTTCTTTTTCATGAGTTACGTTCCTTTCGATTTAAGCACAGACAGCCTACAGCCGTAAGCTGTCTATACTTCTTTGTTCAGTGCTATTGCATTGAACAGCATCGGTAATACGACTTTTCCCTGAGCCGTATTTGTTTTTTGTTTAAGCTACAATCAGAGCTTTTGCTTCTAACTGTGTTCTTCGCTCAATGCTATTCACATCACGAGCAAACTCTGTAATAGCATTTGTCATATCCCACTTTGATTTACCGCCGTAGGTGTTATGATAAAGTTCCAGAACCTTATTTGTTTCTTTCTTGGAGAGAATCAACGCTTTTGCAAGATAAGCCTTTGCAACCGATTCGTCAAGCTTGCTTATCTGAGCGGGTTCGTTTGAAAGTTTTATGAGCATATCCTTTATTTCTTCTCTCTTAGAGTCAATAACAGCAAGAGCATTGTTGAACTCTGCGGCTATGTCTTTTGTACCTCTGTGTATCTGCTTGCAAATAGAAAATTTATTTCTCTGAACAAGCATACCGTTTGTGCAGGCAAGGCGGTAAATGCCTAATGTTACTTTAAAAGCACTCTGCCCTACCATTGAGTTATCAATGAAATAACAGAAGAAAAGAGGGCTTTTATCAGTTCCTATGGTAAAAGGGTTTTCGCTGTCTATTGCCCTCAGATGAAGCCTTTCGGGTGTTACGCAGGAATAAGCAAAAGGCTTTTTAGCAAGAGGACTTGCCTGTAATATTTCGGCAACCTGCTTATCATCAAAAAAAGTGTAATTCTTTGAAACAACTCCACTTATTTTTTCGTTGAACTCACGCACAACAAAACTTCTATCGCTTTTGAAATATAGATTCATTCTATCGGCAATAATTTCTCGTGCAAGGTCTTTGTTTGTTGTGTTTACCTTTTCTATGAAATTTGCAGGAAAGCCTATAAGCTGTCCGAGAGTACATAAACCGTACTCGGAATACTTTTCGGGTACGCAAAGGTGTTCTTCGGGAGCTGTGACAAGATAACTCTTTTCTGAGTCGGCAATCGTATTGATTTCCTTTTGGATAGAACTGAAATCTATCACGAAATTTTTTAAGTTTGTCATTGTAATAGTTTCCTTTCAATAAATATTGTTTTTAACTGCCTATATTATAGCATTTTGTAATGCAGATGTCAATACAAAACCCGCCTTTTAAGAAGAAAAAAATTATTTTTTTTGAAAAGAGATGTTTAGATGGTTTTTGTAGCATTAAATGGTGGTAAGTAATACGTTAAAACATCTATAACGAATTAGGTGGTTGCGTATTGACATTCCGCTTTGTTTATGATACAATGAAGGCACTTAGAACTGTTACTTTTTATGTGGTTCTTTATGATGAGCAATACAATGAAAGGGCGATGATTATGAGCGGGCTGAAAACCGAATATGAAGTCGAAAAAATCTTCATAAATCAGCTTAATAATGAACAGGGTTATTCTTATATTGATATGGCAAACTATGATGATGTGCTTGCCAACTTCCGTGTGCAGTTTTGTAAAGTGAACGCAAAAGCTCTTATCGAGGCAAAAGGCGTTGCAGAACTGTCCGACAGCGAATTTGATAAAGTTCTGCTCCGTTTGGAAAACCATACGATTTATGAATCTGCTAAGGTTCTCCGTGAGAAATGGGTGCTTGAATTGGATAGCGGCAAGACAATATATGCCGAATTTCTGACTTCCGACATATACAGGAATACATATCAGGTTACGCATCAGATTACTATGGATAAGTCGCACAAAGACGATGTGGAATATAAGAATCGTTATGATGTAACCGTGCTAATTAACGGTCTGCCTTTGGTGCAGATTGAGTTAAAGCGTTCAGGCGTAGAGCTGAACGAGGCTATCAATCAAATTAACCGCTATCGCACCTATTCCTTCAAGGGCTTGTTCCGCTTTATTCAGATATTTGTGGTATCGAACAGCGTACAGACAAAATATTTTGCGAACGCTAATGAACGAAAAGCAGACGGGACAGAACAACTTATTTTGAAATCCCTTGCATTCTATTGGACGGATAGAAATAACATTCGTATCAATCGACTTGGTGAGTTTACACAAGATTTCTTTGATAAGTTCTCTCTGACCGAAATGCTCACGAAATTTATGGTTATTAAAGAAACAGAACCTATCATTATGGTTATGCGCCCTTATCAGATTTACGCTGTTAAAGAGTCTATGGAACGCATTCTCAGCAGTAATTTGAACGGCTATGTATTCCATACTACGGGGTCAGGTAAGACGCTTACGAGTTATAAGCTTGCAAGCTTGCTTCGTGACAATCCGTTGATTGATAAGGTGTTTTTTCTGATTGACCGTAAGGACTTGGACGACCAGACGGTTGACGAATACAACAGCTTTGAACAAGGCTGTGTTGATAATACAGACAGCACAAGAAATCTTGTTGAAGATTTACAGGATACTAACAAGACTCTTGTAATTACAACTATTCAGAAAATGGCAAATGCAGTAAAAAACAAGAAATATGAAAATGTAATGGCTCAACTTGCCGATAAGAAATGCGTATTCATTATTGATGAATGTCATCGTTCACAATTCGGAAAAATGCACGGCGACATCAAGAGGCATTTCCATAACGGTAATTACATCGGCTTCACAGGAACGCCTATCTTTAAAGAAAATAAAGGAAGCAACAGTAGGACAACGGCAGATATGTTCTTTTCGGGAACACTTGACCCTTGTATTCATCGCTATATGATTAAAGAGGCTATAGCAGACGGCAATGTACTCCGCTTCTCTGTTGAGTATATGCGTTCCATCAGCGCAGACAGTATTCCGATACAAGGTTTTGACCCTGAAAAAATTGACGACCCTGATTACTGCAAGAGCAAGAACATTGAACTTGATGAATTGTATCACAATCCGCATCGTATCTCTATGATTGCAGAACATATTCTTTCTACGCTTGATTCTCATATTAAGCCGACAGGAAAAGATGTATATACGGCGTTGTTTGCAGTTGATAAGATACAGACGCTTATGGATTATTACCACGTTTTCAAGGAGAAGAATGACAAAGGCTACAAGATTTGTGCTATCTTCACCTTTCAGCCGAACGAAGAACTTTCTGAAGGACAGGACGAACATTCGGCACGGTATTTGCAGGAGTGCATGGACGATTACAACGCTATGTTTGGCACGAGTTTTGACCTTACAACTTTTGATGCTTACCGTAAGGATATTGCAAAACGTTTGAAACAGAAGGATATTCCGCAAGTCGATTTGCTTATTGTTGTGGATATGTTTCTTACGGGCTTTGACAGCAAGCCCACGAATACATTGTTCCTTGATAAAAACCTTATCTATCATTCTTTGGTACAGGCATACAGTCGTACAAACCGTATAGACAAGCCTACAAAACAGTTCGGGCAGATAGTGACTTATCGTAACATCAAGAAGGCACAAGATGCCGCTTTGAAACTGTTTAGCGGCAGTGGAAACCCTAACGATTATCTTCTGGAAAGCTACGAATACTATGTGACCGAATATCGCAAGCAAGCGGAAGCACTTCGTAAGATTTGCCCGCTTGCCGCTGACTGTGGCAATCTTATTGAAGAAGATAAGCAGAAGGAATTTATCATCATATTCAGAATACTTGCAAAGGCTTTGGCTACAATGAAAACTTTTAGCAAATTTGATTGGGCTGACCTTGAAATGTTTTTGAATGAGGAAGAATATACAGAATACAAGTCGTGGTACTTAACTTTCTTTGATGAACAGAAGGCAAAGGCAAAGGAAGGTATAAAGACTACCCTTGCGGATATTGATTTCAATATTGAGCTTGTCCGTACTGATAAAATCAATGTAGTATATGTGCTGAACTTATTGAAAGAAATCAATCGTAAGAATAAGGAAGAAATGCAGAAAAGCATTGACCTTATTCTACGAGAGATTGACCGTTCCGATAACGAAAAAATGCGTTACAAGTCTGGCATTATGAAAGCGTTTATCAACTCTCGTTTCTTTGACCTTGACCCAGATGAAGATATTGTCAAGGAATATGAGCAGTATGAGAAGGAAGTAATGGAGAACGATGTTACCGAATTTGCAGAGGCAAACGGCATCACCCCTGACCTTGTGCTTTCAATTCTGAACGAATACTTTGTTGATGAACACAGTATCACAAAAAATAAAATCCGTGAACGTCTTGTAGATATGCAACTTCCGCTTTTAAAGCAAACAAAGCTGATAAATGCAATAATGACGTTCATCAAGGATATGTACGATAAATTCACAGCAGAAGGAGTGTAATATATGTCTGATATTAGTACAAAATCACAGGAACTTGCGAAACAGTTATGGGCTATTGCAAATGATTTACGTGGCAGTATGGATAGCTCTAAATTCAAGAATTATATTCTCGGTACTATCTTTTATCGCTTTTTGTCTGAGCGTACAGAGAAATATATGAATGAAATCCTGAAAAATGACGGCGTAACTTACCGTGAAGCCCTTGCCAACTCTGAGTTGGCAGAGGCTGTTAAGGAAATGTCGCTCGACCATTTGGGTTATATCATTGAGCCTGACAATCTGTTCAATTCTATTGTCGAAAGAATAAAAAGCGGCAAATTCAGCATTGAAGATTATGAGAAAGCTATCGCTTCTCTTGTTGGTTCTACTGTCGGTCAAGAAAGTGAAGTTGCCTTCGATAAACTGTTCGATGATATGAATTTACAAGATAAGGATTTAGGCAAGGAAGTTTCGCAGAGAACAAAACTTATCAGCAAGGTCATCAATAAGGTGTATGACATTGATTTTAATTTTGAAGATGCTGAGTTTGATGTTCTCGGTACAGCGTATATGATATTGATTGGTCTGTTTGCTTCTGATGCAGGCAAGAAAGGTGGCGAGTTCTTTACGCCTACAAAAATGTCGGAACTCGTAGCACGACTTGCTACGCTTGGTCTTGACACTGTAAGAAGTGCCTGTGACCCGTGTGCAGGAAGTGGCTCTCTCCTGCTCGAAGTCAAACGTCACTGTTCCAACAGGACGGTTAATCATTATTACGGACAGGAAATGAACGGCACGACATACAACCTTATGAGACAGAATATGCTTATGCACGGTGTTCCATATAAGGAATTTACCGTATTCAATGACGACACTATTGAACACGATAATTTCGGTGAAGATAAGTTTCAGGTTCAGGTTGCTAATCCCCCTTATTCTGCAAAGTGGTCTGCCGACTCAAAGTTTGAGAGTGACCCCCGTTTTTCAAACTGTGGGACATTAGCCCCGAAGTCTTACGCCGACTTGATGTTCCTTGAACACATCGCTTATCATCTTGATAAGGACGGCAGAGCGGCTGTTCTGCTCCCTCACGGCGTACTGTTCAGAGGTAACAAAGAAGAAACGATAAGACGGTATTTGATTGAAAACCAGAATGTCATTGATGCAATTATTGGTCTGCCCGCAAACTGCTTTCACGGCACTTCTATCCCCGTGTGCTGTATCGTTCTGAAAAAGAACAGGAACGGTAACAGCGGCAATATTTGGTTCTGCGATGCAAGCAAATATTACACAGAGGGAAAGAATATGAACGAACTTTCCGATGATGATATTGACCGTATCGTTAACGCATACGAACAGAGGTCAGAGATTGAGAAGTTCTCTCATATAGCATCTATTGATGAAATCAGAGAGAACGGCTTTAATTGCAATATTCCTCGTTATGTCAATACCTTTGAGGAAGAAGAGCCAATTGATATTGAAAAAGTAACAGAGGATATTGAAGAAATACATAAAGCATATAAAGAAACGGAAAGCACCCTTAAAGGGTTCTTTGATGAGTTGGGAATAAGGTTTCCTAATTTAGATTAGAAAGTGAGATGATATTGTGAAAAATACAAACAATGTGCCTCGATTACGATTTCCAAAATTTACTGATGATTGGGAACGGCGTAAGTTGGATACCATGTGCGAAATTATTACAAAACAAACAGGATTTGACTACTCTGTGACCATTAAGCCATCGCTTTTAACAGAATCTTCAAACGAAACATATTCCTTTATCCAAAATAAAGATTTTTCTGGAAATGAGATAAATCTGGATACGGATTTTTACATTCCTATTGAAGTTGCAGAACGATTTCCTAAAATTCTTTTAGACAAGCCATCATTACTAATATCAATTTCAGGACGTATAGGAAATGTGGGATTCTACAATTTACCGCAGAAATCTTTTATTGGCGGTGCGGTAGGAATTTGCAAATTAAGAAATTCTCAATATGGAGAATTTCTTGTTCAAGAACTTGGGTCTGATTATGGACAAAATTATTTTCGCTCATTGATAAAAGCATCTTCCCACGCAAACATTACAGTTGAGGATATTAGAAACATCAACATTATAATGCCAAAAGATGATTGCGAACAAGAAAAAATTGCAAGCTATTTCAACAATCTTGACAACCTTATCACCCTTCATCAGCGTAAGTGTGATAAACTTGAAGAATATAAAAAGGCTATGCTACAGAAAATCTTTTCACAAGAGTTACGCTTCAAGCGTGAGGACGGGACGGATTATTCCGAATGGAGTAACAAGAGATTTGCGAATGCTTTTACTCCATTGAATAATAACACGTTTTCAAGAGATATGCTTTCAGAGAACGGAACTGTACTGAATATTCACTATGGCGATATTCTTGTGAGATTTGGAGAAGTATGCGATATTCAAACTATGGATATTCCGAAAGTCAACACTGATATAGATACAAGCAGATTTGATGAATTGCAGAATGGTGATATTGTTCTTGCTGATACAGCCGAAGATGAAACCGTAGGCAAGGCGATAGAGATTTATCACATAGGCACATCAAAAGTAGTGTCGGGGTTGCACACTATGGCTTGCAGACCAACCGACAAATACGCACCGAAGTATATGGGATATTATATCAATTCACCTACATATCATAATCAGCTTCTTCCGTTTATGCAAGGCATAAAGGTGACATCAATCGGCAGAAGGAACATTGCTGATACTGTGGTCTATTATCCTTACGACATTGAAGAACAGCAAAAAATCGCAGACTTTCTTTCTGCTCTTGACGAAGCTATCAACTACGCAAAGCAAGAGCTTGACAAGTGGAAAGAACTGAAAAAGGGTCTGCTTCAGCAGATGTTTGTGTGAGAAAAAAAGATATGAGTCTTAATTATGATTTATGGATAGAAAGACATAATGAATGCGATGAAAAAGTGTGTAGACTCTGCGAATTGGAACAAAGCAAAGAATCGGTGAAATGTAATTCCGCATTTTGTGTAATGAATCACGCTATGCAGGATATTCAAGGATATTTTAAAAGAAATGAATGTTCAACAGCCGAGTTATGCTTTTTAATTCGGAATATAGATGTCATAATAACAAGCGTTCTTGACCTTAACCATATTTTGCTTGGTGTAGGGTTAAATAAAACCGAAAAAGCAATTAAAAAATGCTTTACAGACAAAGAAAAAATTTGTAAATTCCGAATACTAAGAAGTCTAATTTTAGCACACCCTGTAGATACGAATTATCATAATGAAGATGGAGAAACTGAAACAGTATATCTTGAAGATGTTTTGCCTTCCACTTACTATTCCCAATGCTTTGTTGTTAAAGAAAAATGTGATTATGTAAAAAGAATGTGCAAGCCTGAATCAAATACATCATATTACGAGCCATTATCTATCGAAAATGACATTATACCTGTTATTAACGTTATCTACGATTCAATCAAACAACTTACAAATAACGTAGAACAGAAAATTGTCTTGTATGAAACAAAATTATCTCAAACAGCTCTCTGTTTGAATAAAAGTTCAATACAGAATTATATCATATCTTTAGATACGGAACTCGAAAAGCGTTATCCGTCTGCGGTAGAAAAAGGTACATACGATAACGGAGAAACATACCGCTATTCGTTGATATATCAATGCCTTGTGTATTTTAATGCTCATTTTGCAAAAGAAACACAAGGAAAATATGATGTGTTCCTTGGCTACATTACAAACGAACTCAAAATAATTGAGTCTGATTTACAACAAATGAAGTATAATGAAGACAACTATTTTTCGTTACTACATAATTCTCGTTTTGCCGCTGATTGTTGTTATGAAAAGCAGAAAATGGAATATCTCTTGTATAGTAGTGAAAAATCTTTCACTGAGGAATATATTGGCGATGATACACCATCAAATGCTTTATGGGGGATAAGATGTTTTCGGCTATTGATGCCGTATATTAACGAATTTATTCCTGTTGATGTCTCCGTATCGGATAAGGAATTGTATTGTCAATATGTAGCGGCAAAATATCTTAGCAATATTAATTGAAACAGAATCCCCTTGCCAAATGGTAAGGGGATTGTTTATGCCTATTTCTTAGAAATGTGTTTGCCTTTCTTTTCGGTAATATGACGAAACAGAATTTTTGCACGAAGAACAGGAAAGGTGTATCCTCTGCCTGCTCGGTCAATCTCTCGAATGACCTTGTTAAGTCTCTCGGTCTGTGCGGTCGTATAGTGGTTATCAAAGTAATTGAATATCTCTGTGTGCCAATTCCCTACCGTATTGATAAAGCTGTCAAAAGCGTGACAATTCTCGTCCTTGTTTGCCTGTATCCAATTGACATACATCTGCTCCGCTTCTTCTCTCGTTTTGGCAAACTGATAGATGTTGCAGAAAGCCTCTTTTAGATAATATATTGTTTTGAGCTGTGGGTATGCTTCAAGGAACGCATCAAGTCGTTTAACCTGTCGGGAAGTGAGCCTTTCACTGCCCGTCATAAACAGAGAACGCATATTTTTCAAAGAAATAAGATTTTCTTTTTTCATATCTTTTCGGAGCGTTTTGCTTATGTCCTCTAATACTCTGTTCATCTCTTTAATGATATGAACCTTGTCAATCACTATTGGAACATTGCCTAAAATGTCAAGCACAGAATCCTTATACGGTTGCCACATATTCATTGTTACGCATTGTATCTTATGATTTTCAGGGAGAGATTTAAGGAATGCCTTGACCGTATCCTTATTTCTATTTTCGGTCATTTCAATTACCTTCTGCCCTAACACATCAATGAAAACGCCGCAGTATTGATTATGAAGATGTACTTCATCAATGCCTAATATTTGAGGGGAATACCGTGTATATGTCTCTGACAACTCATCAACATAGTCTTCAAATATCCGCTTTACCGAAGGCTGTGAAATGCCGTATTCGTCTGCAATATCTTTGAAGGTCTTGTCAAAACATTCAAGCTGTATATTTGAAATAAGCCTCTTGGTAAGTCTGCCTGACTTGTCAACGCAGTTTAATTCTTCGCCAAAAGTATTACCGCACTCTTTGCATTGATAACGATGTCCGTGAATGATGATGCTGACACGATGCTCATATTCATTCAAGTCACGTATCGTTCTATCGTGCTTCTTGTGCTTAACAATATGAGACGAGCCACATTCGGGACACATCTCAGGTGAGTTTTTAACTGTTGCCTGATAAGTATAATCGTTATTTTCACCTGTTGCTTTTTCGGTTATTTTAAGTTCGGGCAAGCCAATATCGTACATAAGCCACCACCTTTTCTGTTATTCAAACCACACAAAATGGTATAGTTTAATTATAACATATTTTAAATGATTCGTCCACTGTTTTTGAAAGAAAAACCACCAAAAAATTGTTATAAAAAAGCACCTGCTATGGAGCGGGTGCTTGGGTCGTTATTTATCTTGTTGGCTCGTTTTTGCTTTTCGGCGGTTGTTTGTCACAGGCTGTAAGTAATTTTTTGACACGATTTATTTCTTCTTCTGAGTGGACTGTACCGCCACTATTCATATCAATGTACCACTGCAACATATCCTTTCGTGTTTGCAGGCAATTGACATTGAATTTTAAAGAAAAAGAGTAAAGTGCATTGGAATCTTCAAATTCGTTACAATATGTACCAAATATCGGGATTTCATTTTTAAGAAATCTTCTCATTGCTGTAAGACGCTGAAGACCATCTACACAGTACATTCCTTGTATATCACAAAGTTCCGATTTATGTGCTTTATGTGCAGAAAAATCAGGACAATTGAAGTATATGACGTTTGCGCTTCTTCCCCCTCTAAAGAAAAATTCCAACCATTTAATTTGCTGTTCTTCAGACCACACGTTACCTCGTTGGAAGTCGGGATTTAGATGAAGCCCGTATGCTTCATCGTATGAACCTAAACTGCGTTCCAAAAAAAGCCAATGGTATATCTACTTGATATGAGCCGTCTGGCGTAAATTTTGGTATATCTTGAAATCTCATGATTAGCCCTTCTTTCCTTTTATCATCTTTCTATTTCACGGGAAGATTTTACTTTCGTAAACTTAATATTATCAAGCTTCTTATAGTCAAGTATGATTTCTTTTTCGTTTCTTTGGTCTGTATATGCGATAATATCTTTTCTGTCTACCGTAGTTTCACAAACAATGCCCTCTTTTTTATAGGCAATATCGGTTGCAAAACGAGTTGCGACTTTTTTAGATAAACTCCAATTGAAACCTTTAGCGTGGTCTTTCTCTTGTACGCCTCTGTATACCGTCACTTTATCAGGAATGTTATTATAAACAGTGTAATCTTCATTATCCATTAAAGATTCTTTGTCTGCCGCCTTCAGCCACTTCATAACGGCTGTTTTTGAAACATTAACATCGTGATTAACGTTTACAAAAGACCACCATAGAGCTAATTCATTACCACATTCTTTCAATGTGATAGCATTAGACTCATAAAGAAACCTCAAAAAGCATACTTTGTAATTATTCCTGATGAGCCTTGTGATTGCTGTTAAGCTATCGGCTTTTTTTATGAACATATTATTATAATCGGAAAGAAATCTGTCATAACGTTCTGGCTCTTCTAAAACGTTGAAGATTCCTTCTTTGTCGCAAATCATAATGCTATCGAAAAAAGGGTGATGCACAAATATAGGAAATTCTTTATTTTGTTCCATTTCCAAGTGCAAAAAAGAATTTGCTATTGATTTCACTTTATTTAAATCCATCGGACTGACTCCTACTCGCTTGCAAACAGCTCTGCGCTGTTGACGATTACGCCACGCACTTGACGTGCGGGTTACTTCATAAAATAGAAAGACGGATTTTACTCAATCAGTATCTTACACCACGCAACTTTTGACCTATGGGGGCTTACGTCCCGCACGAACGTGCGTGTTACTTCTTCTTTGTAAGAACAGTCAGTTTCTTTCCAAGACTTACGTCACGCATTTAACGTGCGAGTCACTTCCGAACATAACGCTATAAGCATCAATATCACGGCTCTTACGTCACGCATTTAACGTGCGAGTCACTTCAGCAAAACTGCACAATTGTGCGTGATGCCTGTACGGATTTTATGTACAGGGTTTGTACCTTACCGAGAGTTTGACTACTACCCGAAAGCAGAATTACGTCCACTTGCTCGGTTTAAGGGTGCTAAGTCACCCTAATCGTATGCGAATGCTCCTGCTCTTTTATGTGAGCTTGCGGTTCGCACATACAATAATATGTTATAAATATTGTAACATAAAACACGATTTTTGACAAGAACTGTTTTATTAGCCTTTTTTGCTTGCGGCAAACGAATCAAATAATTTTGACTCAGGAATATAACCATAATTAGCATCTGTGGTATAAACAAATGTGCGTAATGTTTTTACATATTTTACGGTTTTGATTGAAATAAATATTATTTCGTTTTTTTCAGTGACATAGTAGCAATTATCTCCTATGTTGTATTTAGCTATACTCATCGTTCTACTCCTTTACGACAGTGACTTTCATTACTGATAGACTGACTCTCGTAACGAGTAAACTCTGCAAAAGCCCATTTTTGTGCTTTGTCAAGCGTATTACTCTCAAACAACTTGTCATATCCGTTTTTCTGTTTGTTTTCAACTTCTACGCTATAAGTATTATCATCATACTTAACAATCCAAGCGAATCTGCCGTAATCTTTATGGTCGATTTCCGTAGCCCAAAGTGAGGGTTTCCCATTTTCATCATCGGATTCGTGTATAATATCCCATGTCAGACGAGCTATGTCGAATTTGTAATTTTCAGCTCCTTCGAGCTTTATCAAGCAACCAAAATTACCTGCTGTGTAGACAGAAATGTTTTTTGCTTTTGCAGACCATTCAAGCTCACCAAAATCATTGTATATTTCAAGACTGTCGTGACACTCAAATTTCTTGTGATAATGTTCAGGAACGGGTGTGTATTCATTAACGATGTAAGCAGAATAATCACCGTCTTTACCAAAGTATAACGGCTCTGTTGCACCGTCACTTGTTTTTAACGTTAAACGTGCTGAGTCACTGCCACCGATGTAGGTTTTATAATAATCCTTGTAAGATTTCATTTTCTTTTTTCCTTTCATCTTTCATTTTTGCTTTTAGTGTTTTTTGAAGCAATGCTATCAAAAAAAGGTTCAGGGTCATATTCATCGTAGCCTTTTTGCTGAGACCAACGTATTGCGGCAATTTGTATAGCCTTTGAAACACCGTTCTTATCTAATGTCGTTAAGGCATCTTTTATGTTTACGTCAGCTATACGCATCGCTTTTTTGAAGTGTTCCGCAATATCTATTGAATATATTTTTTCGTTACTCGCAAAAGGGGATAAATATGAAGATAACAATTTTTTATCCGATGCTAAAAAATGTTCTTTTGCTCTCGTATAGCGGCAAGACCAGAACATGAGGCTTCGAATTATGTTTTTGTTTTCTTCGGATAAAGAATGCAAAAGTTCACTCATATTATTTTCACCTCTTTGCTTATAGTATGGTTCATTAAGCCACGAAACAAAGGAACAGTAAGAATAGCCGTTTTGTATCGGCTATTCTTATGCCTTTTTTGCTTTGCTCAGGCAAGTAAAAGAGCTGTAGTTTCTTTGGGTATTTCGTAAAGATATATTTCGGGGTGTTTACACACTTCGTTATACTTCTCTGCGCCCTCAAAATCATCAATAACAGCCTTTTCCTCTTCGGTCATACAGTTGTATGATTTTGTGCCGTAATGCGGTGGAAGCCAGTTCTTGCCTCTGCACACAAAGATGTTAAGTGCATCTATCAAACGCTCTGTCTGAGGTTTAAAATTGATATGAACCGTACCCTTTTTATAGAAGGTAACAGTGAAATATTTGCATTCTATGTTTTTTGTTGACGTGCGGTAATCAAGAACGTTTGACAAAGATACTTCCTGAGTTGCGCCACCGTCAAGGTAATTAAGAACCTTTTCAATGTCACTTAATATATTGTAAGCGGCATTGGAATTAAAAGTTCCTTTATCCCACGAATAAGAAGAGAATACGCCGTTAGCAGGAATGATAGCTTTCATACCGACTTTATGTGCTTTATTTGTCTTCCAACCATTGAAATAATGTATATTCGTTTTTGTTGATTCGGGATACCACGAATAATCAGAAGAAAGTTTGTCAAACGTTTTGTAGATTTCTTCTTCAACACCGCTTATAAGTTCGCTGTTCATCTTTGTTAGGATTTTATTAAGATTATAAGTATTAAAATCAAAATCAACCATTTCGTCCACAAGAGAACTATATTTATGCTGTAACTCAGATGTGAATTTTGATGTCAATTCTTCTTGCTGAAAGAAATATCTCCAATATTTGACTCTTAGTGCATTGATGCAGGTGTTAATACTCGTATTATCTTCTTTTCCGTTGATTTTAAGTTCTATGATAGGACTGTCATATTTGCGTTCTTTTGCTGAACTCATAATATAAGGTTTGATAGCCTGATATTCAGACAGAAATTCTCTACACAGCTTACATTCCGTATTATAACGTGCAACTAAAGCCTCTATAGGATTGTTTGATACAACGTCTGTAATATCAGGCGTTTTAGCCTGTTCTTCCTGTTCTGCTTTTTTAAGACCTTCCAGAATAGAAGAACTGCGGGTTGCTCTGGGTATTTCTATCCAAACAATTGCAACATCAACCCGTGCTTTTCTTTCGGCAGAAGCAAAAGCGTTGTTTACATATTTGACGGAAGCGTTGTATTTAGAAAGCAACGAAATAAGCATTTTTCTTTCGTTGCTGAAAGGATTGCGGAGAGTTTCTGCGTTCAGAAGACAGCATATCTGACCGCCGTAACGCTGTATTTCAATTGCCTTTAAGAGATGTTTACAGCCATTTGAAAAAGGCGGGTTCATTAATATAAGGTCGTAGCTTTTAACAGTGTTAAAGTGCAGAAAATCATCAAATATAACGTTATAGTGCTTTCCTTCAAGTATATACTGAAGGTTTGTATCCTGTTCAATACAATCTACTCTCGCACGATGAGTTGAAGAATATCCGTACCTTCTATCGTATGCTTTTTTATTTGCTATTATAAAAGCTTCAGCTAAATCTCCTTTACCCGCTGAAGGTTCAAGTACCGTGTCAATATCCCTAAAATTTTTAATACCCGAAATCATAAGACCTGCAAGGTTTTTCGGAGTGGGGAAAAACTCGGCAGAGGAATCTTGCGGTAGCCCTTTTATATCTGAGAAGGTTTCTTTTTTTGTGATGCGTGTAGGATTTGCTTTATATTCTTCGATGAAAGCATATTTGGCTTCAGCTAATGTTTTGAACTCTTTGTAGAGACATTTATTGTCCGTTTTACATTCTCCGTTGCAAATAGTTACATCGGTATAAAACTCCACGCTATAAACAATGCGAGAACGGTCGTATTTATCATAACCTATACAGGGATTTGTAGCAGTTATCATACCGCAAATTGTCCCATCAACTTCCACATTGTAATATTCAAAATGTCTTCCATTATAAGAATGGGTGCTATTCAGTAAAATATTAACGTTCATAGTTCATACGCTCCTTGTTATTCATATAGGCTTCGTTTACTGCCTATATTATAGCATTTTGTAATGCAATTGTCAATACAAAACCTATGGGGTGTACGCTTTATGGGACAGATTCGGCATAAAATTGAAAAAATTAAAAGCACTTTTAAAAAGTGCTTTAGAATTGTTATTTGCAATTGTTTACAATATGTACTGGTATGCGTGTTACTTTGCGGGTTGCTTCCTGAACATCGGTGAATTGGACGCAGGAAAAGTCACTTACGCCACGCACTTAACGTGCGAGTTGCTTCTGGCGGAGCTTTTGCAAGATATGAAAGGAAAACACTTACGCCACGCACTTGACGTGCGAGTTGCTTCAGCAAATATGCACAATTGTGCGTGATGCCTGTACGGATTTTATGTACAGGGTTTGTACCTTACCGAGAGTTAGGCTACTACCCGAAGGAAGAATTACGCTTACTTGCTCGGTTTAAGGGTGCTAAGTCACCCTAAAACACGATTTGTGTTTGTCACTCTTCGTGTCTGTCGTATTTGGAATGATATTCTTTTATATGAGGTTTTAATTCTTCGATTTTCGATTTAAGCAGTGATACTATTTCATCAGCATCTTCCTTTGAAAATCCTTTTTCTTCCCCGTCATCATCAACGTTTGTTATTACACAATTGCCATAGATGGGGTGTCCGAACATTGTTGAAACAAGAATATTAAAGGAAAGCTGTGGCTGTTTATTCTTGAATAAGGCTTCTTCGTCAGCGAAAACGACTAATCCCAACGACTTATAATCCATTGTTCCTACGGTTTCAATATATCCGTCAACATTTTTCTGTAGAGATTTCAGCCCAGTATGTTCGCAAATATTGATTTTTTCATCAGATGTAATTTGTATTAAGAAACGATTTTTATCCATATTTCTCCTTGTAAATGCTCGTTCAAAATTATCTTAGGATTCATTCTGCTCAAACGCCACGCACTTGACGTGCGGGTTGCTTCTCAAAGGTATCCACGAAATCCACTAAAGGTATCCACCTTACGCCACGCACTTGACGTGCAGGTTGCTTCCTTTGTCAGAGTGGCATTAATCAATAAAGATAAACACTTACGCCACGCACTTGGCGTGCGGGTTGCTTCCGAAAATCATTATCCTGAGATGTATCCCAAGTTCTTACGCCACGCACTTGGCGTGCGGGTTGCTTCAGCAAAAATGCACTAATATGCGTGATGCCTGTACGGATTTTATGTACAGGGTTTGTACCTTACCGAGAGTTAAGCTACTGCCCGAAGGAAGAATTACGCTCACTTGCTCGGTTTAAGGACGCTAAGTCGCCCTAATCGTATGCGAATACACCTGCTCTTTTATGTGAGCTTGTGATTCGCATACGATTTTTAAATGGAATTGCTTATATTATAGCATATCATATCGCAGTTGTCAAAATATTTATATTTGCATTTCAAGAAGTTCGAACCTTTTAACACGTTTTTGGTTGTGTGGGTTTGTGACCTATATATATAGTAGAATGTTTTTTACGAAAGGAACACGTATGAAGAACAAAAAAATTATTGATTATACATATCAGCAAAAGCGGGAAATGATTGAATCGGGTCAGCATTTAGCGTCATTCGCATTCGATGAGGATTCAAATGTGAGATTCGTGGTTGCAAAATATACTAAGGATAAAGAAATAATAGAATTACTTTCTAAAGACAAGAACGAAGCGGTTCGTTATATGATAGCTTTGATGTCTGATAATGAAACGTTGTTATCACAAATGGCAAACGACAGCAGTAGCTTTGTACGGACGGCGGTAGCACAAAGTACCAAAGACACCGTTCTTTTAGATTATTTGGCAAAAGATGAAAACGTGAGTGTAAGAACGTGCGTAGCGGGAAACTCGCATACTTCTTATAAAACACAAGCAAAATTGGCGTTTGACAGCGATGTTTTTGTTCGAGTTGAGTTAGCAAGGAACACTCGCTACGAAAATTTGTTGTCACAATTGGCTGATGACACATACAAAAGTGTGCGAAACCGTGTTGCTGAACAAACAAACAATCCTGTAACTCTACACAAACTTATGACTGATAAAGAAGAATATGTAAATGCAGTCGCACGATTCAGACTTTCACTGTTGTTAGAAAAAACTCACAACAGAAATATAAAAGAAAGATAAACGTAAACGAAATTCACAAAATAACTTCTGTTTTCGTTCAACAGAAGTTGCAGAAAGGAAAAAATGATGACAGAAAAATATTCAAATGAACAACTTGAAATGCTTATCCAGAGCATCATAGAAAGTGAAAACCCTTCAGCCCTTGCTATTATAGCCGAACAAGGATTTTATCACGAGCAATTGATGATGAGTGAGAATGAACATATAAGAGCTATCGTAGCAAAGTATACTGATAATGTAAAATTTCTTAAAGTTCTTGCTACGGATACCGATATTAACATTTGCAAAAATATACTTAATAACTCTAATTGTACACACGAGGTTGAAGAAATTTTGGCACAAAACAGTAATCCTTATTGCCTCAGTGAAGTAGTCCAAAAAACAAATAATCAAGATATTCTTAGATATTTAGCCAAAGATAAAGATTGGTGGGTTCAAAGCAAAGTAGCGGAAAATGAGAAAACACCGCCTGATGTTCTTGCTGATTTATCAAAGCATAGTAGATGGGAAGTAAGAGAAAAAGTAGCAGAGAACGCAAATACAGCAGAAGAAACGTTGGAAGCTCTTTTATTTGACAAAGAAGATGAAGTATATTTTGCTCTTGCATTAAACATAAAAACATCGACTTCTATTCTTGAACGCTTGATGGAAAAGGAAATGAGTACGCAAGATAAAAGAGAACTTTGCGTTTTAATAGCAATGAATCCTAATTTATCGGAAGAATTATTTAAACAATTTGCAAAAAGCCCAGATTACCGACTGCGTGAAGCTGTAGCAAGCAATGAAAACATACCTGCTAATTTGTTATCTGTACTTGCAAGAGACAATAGGAATGATGTACGTATGAATGTTGCTTGTAACAAAAATACAGATGCCAAAACCTTAGATTTTTTGCTTGAAGAAAAGGATTTTTTAATAGCATCGGCAATTGCAAGAAATCCTAATCTTCCTATCGACCTGTTACCAAAATTATTCAAGGTTAATGTAAGGCTAATAGACTCTACGATATTTAATAATTCTCAGATACCAGATAAAGGGTTGTTACCTGTTATCAAAGAAAGATGGGACGATATTGATTTTATATACAATATAGCGGAATATTCAAACAGGGCGGCTATTCTTACGGCATTGGCAAAACACGAAAGCCAAAGTGTACGTTGTGTAGTATCAAATAATAGTAATACACCGACAGCAGTTTTAACAGAAATGAAAAACGATGTTTGCGATACAGTGCGACATATTGCAAATAGACAGTTAGAAAACAGAGCAATAAAAGAACGCAAGACAGCGGCAAAAGAAAGATAAGAAAAACGGGTATCGTGAGATACCCGTTATATTTTTAGCTTGCAATAGAATCAACACTTAATTCTTTAATTTTTTTATCGACCGTCACAAGTTCTTCAATAGCTTTTTGCCAGTTTTCGTTGAGTATATTTATCACTAATTGCTTTAAAGAATCATAAACATCAATATCATAAAAGCGGTAATAAAAATCTGCTACATCAGCACTTGCTTCTGCTCTGCTACCGCTGAAGTTACCATATCCTTGCTTTTCAAAGACATTCTCGAAGATTTTCTCAGGACGTGTAAAATGCTGTTTGCGTCCTATCATTTCCCGCAACATATCTAAGGGATTTCTATAATAGCCCTTGTATGTGCCACAAACGCCGCCGTTTTGAATAAGCTGTTCTTTAAGCATATAATCTTTTTGCAATTGTTTTTCGGTTTCTCCTTCTCTACGATTGTAAACGAAGTAACTTTTCCCGTCTTTTTTCATAAAAACAGGAAACAGTGTGTAGGCATCATCGTAAAAAGGTTCTGCCTCATAAAATGTAATTGTTGTTCCCATGAGTTACGTTTAATTTTCCCTTTCTGTAATTTTATTCCCTATTTTGCATTATAACACTCTAAATTGATAAAGTCAATGTGGAAAAAGCACAAAAAATGCGACTGACATTGCCCTAATCAGTCGCATCTGTGCATTATGTAACGATTTGCCGTTTTCCGTACACGGTCTTTTAATGGTTGGTTACATTTTTGTCGTTTGCATTTGTGGTATACAAACGTGCAGAAAATGGTAAATGTGCAAATTTTGCCGTGGTGTTAGGAGTCTCACCATTTGCACGATGGTTCTTCTGAGAGCTGGATTGATACTCTCGCTATATAAGAAGTTCTGCATTGACTATATTATATCATAACGTGTTGCAAATGTCAATACATTATAATAGGAAAAAGCACCGTTTTCACGATGCTTTTCGAGGTTTATTCTTTGTTTTTAACTGCTTCCTTGATGATTTCTTCAATGTCCTGTGTAGCGATATTCTGACTTGCATTATAATCTGAACATTCTTCAAATCCGCAGTTGGTACATCTGAAACGTTCTCTTGTCGGTCTGTTGTCAGTATGTATGCAACCACACTTGCTACATCTTAAAGTGGTGTACTTGGGGTCAATGTAAACCACTTTAATGCCACAAGCTTTTGCTTTCTGTTCGATTTTGCTCTGTAAGTCGTAATACGACCACTTCTTTAAGAAAGGAGTATTATCGGGGTCAGACGAGGAAATACCTTTTAAGTTTTCCATCTGAATAATTCCGCAATTGTTGTTCTTTGCATAGTTTACGAGTGCGGTAGAATATTTATGATTTACCGAATCTCTGAAGTTTGCAATTGTTTTTGCTACATCAAAAGCAGGCTTTATACGAGTCTTAGTTCCGTGTCCGATTCTGCCCTTACCACAATGCTTTGTAGCTTTAAGGACGGAAATTCTGCGAGCTTCTACCCTCTTACGGAATGCTTCGATTTCGCCACCTTCAATGGAAAAACGTTTTCTGTCACCCTTAACAGAGGCGAATAAAGGATATACAATACCCAGATTAACACCGAGTATTTTTTCTTTATCAAGGTTTTCTGCCATAGTCGCTTCAAAGCAGTAGCAAAGATTCAGACACCACATTTTCTTCTTCTTGTCGTATAAAAGCTTGCTACCTGCAATATCGTATACTTTGTCATAGCAACGTTCAAGGATAGCAATTTGTGATTTATCTTTAACACTTGCTTTGAATTTAAATCCCAGAGGAACATCGTATTTTGCTCCACCTGCCCTGTTGAGCAGTTTAAGAGTTAGATAAAAATGTCCGTCCTCGTATGTGAGAACAATACACTGTTTGCTTATATCTAACGGCATATCTGCTTTATATGAAGGAACAGAAACATCTCCACGTAATATTTCTTTCTTCATACCACTGAATTTTGAAAGTGCGTCCCTTGAAGATGCCGACAAATTGCTTGTATACAACGTATACTTGTTTGTTGACTTCAACTTGTCATAAACGTATCCACCTAACGTATAATTCAGAATATCCTTTTCTTTTGGGTATTCTTCATACTGCTCTTTATAGTCATTAGAAAAGCCGAGCCATTCCCAAGCATATTGTAAAGACTTGTTTCTTATATCTCTGGTTTGCCGCTGTAAATCCCAGAGGATTTCGTTGACCTTCTTATAATCTACTTCCTCGCCGTTGTTGTTGACAGTGGCACAGATTAAAGGGACTCTTACTATCTTCGTCATTTTGCAATCCTTTCAAATATCGGTCTTTTTTATAGCGTTTCTGCTTTCGTTACATATATTATAGCATAATGTAATGCAATTGTCAATACAAAACGATGGCACAAAGCAATCAAAGAACCGATTTATTAACATTTATGCTTATATCGCACGGACATATCATAAATTTGTTGCTATTGTTATCGGGAGAAGTATCACTTGAATTACGAACAAGAGAACCATTGCCATAGTTGAGAGCGTGACGGTCTAATGTTTCATCAAGAACATTTCTTACGGTACGACCATTACCAAAAGAGGATAACTTGCGTTCTTTTTCACAGCGGAGTGCAAATTTCTCTAAAGCCTCATCGGATACAGCAAACCCTTCCGAGTTTGCCATATTCACAAATATCTTTTTCATTTCCTCAGTGCTGTAATCGGGGAAATCGAGATATTCTTTAATACGGCTTTTAAAGCCTTCGTTAGAATCAAGAAGACCTTTCATATCATTCTTGTAACCTGCAAGGATAACAGTAAACTTATCACGGTTATCTTCCATTTCTTTTATAAGGGTAGCAATAACGGCGTTGCCGTATTCCGCAGAGCCGTCAAGAATAGCGTATGCTTCATCAATAAATAAAACACCGCCGTAAGCCTGCTGAATAAGGAGTTTGGTTTTTGTGTCACTCATATCTCCTGCTTTGAGAAAGTTGCCGTCAATCTCAATGCACTTATTTTCTTTGATATAACCGTATTTGTAGAGAAAACCTGTAATGATTCTGGCAACGGTAGTTTTTCCTGTACCCGCAGAACCATAAAAAACGTAATGCCTTCCGTTTGTTCCGTACTGACGTTTTTCTTTATCATATTTTTTCTTTCTTGCTTCCTGCTCAAATTTCATACGAGCAACCATTTCAGTTACCTTATTTTTAACAGGAATAAGACCGACCAGAGAATTAAGGTCTTCCTCTGGATTAAGACTGCCCTTTTTCGTTATCTTCTGTAAAACGCTTGTTGGAAGTAATTGCTCTATCTGAGCTAAACGTTGTTTATCAAGGATTTCTCTTTCCGCTCTTGTCAAATTGGAATAAGTGTTCTTTTTACTGCGTCCAAACTCATCATATTCGTTGTCGGCAATAGCTTTTCCAAGCATACGTTTAAGCGGCTGTCTGAATACAAACCATTGTATGAATGCTATTAAAAATACGATAGAAGCAATAACAGGTATTTCGATGTTGTCAACTTGTATGTAATAATCGCATTGCTTGCTCAGAAACAATCTGTACGCCCAATAGACACCAGAAGCAACGGGAAGTATCGTGCTTAAAGCACTGAGTACAATAGTTAAAGGATAACTTGTTTTTTTATTTTCCATTTGTAAATACACCTAACTTTCTATAAATATTGTGTTTTTATCACAAAATTTCATCTTCATTAGTTTGCGCTTTATTATGTATTCTTTTGTCCTTACGCCCTTAGCATCTTCGATAACAGTCTTTTTTGATTTGACATCGAAATACACAAAATCAGCTTTATATTCAACTGCCCGCTCATCTTCCATATTCTCATATTGACAAGCGGCAATAAGAAGATAAGGAATTTGTATTTTCAAATCTCTTATTAAATCTGCTTTTTGCATCAGATGTAAAACATTACATCTATCAGCTTCTTTTTTGCTGTCGTGAACGTGTCCGTACTGACAGTGTGTTTTTTGCGCTCTGTATTTACTATTCTCTTGTTGCTTGTTGATTTCCCTATACTCGTCAACAGTCATTGATATTCCCCCCTATGATAATTTCCCTTTTATGAGTTTGTAAATAATCAGCTTTTTCCCGTAAGCATTGCTTCCAGACTGATGTGGAAATGCCCTGATATGGTAAGAAGGTTTGTAATGTTATATGGTTTTTCGTTAGGCAAACTAAAGCCTGCGGCAGATAAATCTTCTTCGGTTATGTTACATTTGAACAGATTGTGAACAATTGCTTGTGAAATAATTTTTTGTAAATTATAGTATTCTTCGCTTTCTGCAAATGTATTTAAAATTTTCAATATCAAAGTGAGAGCGTCACAAGCCTTATAGCTTGTATTTGTGTCATTTATAACAATGCCGCTTCTTTTAAGAATTTCTACAGTACACCCCATATAGTCAGCGACTATTTCGAGTTCTCCTCTGTTAAGAGATGAACAAAGGTCGGCATCTGAGAAAAAGGAAGGATTCGAAGTGTATAAGCTAATTGCCTTCTTGAACGATGCAGTATTATCGGCTGTGTCAGCCCATGACATAGTATCGGTTAATAAGTAATCAATAGGAACATCAAAATATGCAGATAGTTTCATTAGAATATCTGAATTAACCGATGCTCCACGAGACCATTTAGTAATATTGCCTGTACTTAATCCTAATTTTTTTAATAACGGGGAAGGTTTTTCGCCTTTTTCTTTGCATAAAGTTTGGAGTTTGTTATAAAACATAAAAGTAATTATTTCCTTTCTTGTTATTAAGCTAACATTTTCCCTGTGACAATTGATTCTAACCCCAGATGGAAGTGTTTTGAGATACGAATAAGAGTAAACATAGAAAACGATGTTTCGTAGGGAGAAGTAACGCCTATTTTAGTTAATTCTCTTGCCGATATACCGAGTTTATACAGATTATTAGTAATTACTGATGATAAGGTGCATTGCAACTCTTTGTATTCTTTGCTTGTCGCAATCGTATTGAGTATTTCCAATACAAGTGTAAAAGCGTCAGACCGCTTATACGATGTTTTTGTATCGTTAACAGTCACGCCGCTTCTACTGAATATATTGATGTTGCAACCTAAGTAATCTGCAATAATTTCAAGTTCTCCCTGATTAACTGCTGAACTCTTTTCTATGGCATCGAAGAATGTTGGTCTTATAGCATACACATTCATTGCTTCTTTGTAAGATGTTGTGCTTATATTAAGCAGGTCGGGGGAATCTTTTTCAGCAAAAAATAATCTACTGGAACATCGAAATAGTCAGCTAAAGCCTTTAATGTATCAGAATTTACTCCTGAACCATTTTTCCAACTTTTTAAGCTACCAGAACTCAAACCTAAGCTACGCAAAACAGGTGTTGGCTTAGTATTGTTGATTTCACACAATTTAATAAATTGTTCATATATCATAATTTCTCCTAAACAAATTACAGGATTTTAACAAAAAATATATCACTTGTTCCCGTCATTCAATATTTCGTAAGCTTTATTGATACGAGCAGTAATTTGTGTGTTTTCTTCTTCGTGTAAAGCATCATTCAGGTCTGGGTGAAATGCTTTTACAAGTGTATTTCTGTGCTTCTTTAATTCGGCAGAGGACGGGTCATCTTCAGTATCAAAGAACATGATGCCTTTTGCCCAATCGTAATTATTTTCCGTGTGAGTTATTTCGTGTTTCATTTTTTGTATGCTTTGAAGTTTTTTATTTAGACCGAAATATTCGTTATCAATCATTTGTTTGAACATCTCCCTGAAAACACAAAAAACGGGCGGCTCATTCCAAGCAACTTTGTCACCTTGAATTTTAAAAGAACATTTTTGCCCTCTCGCAATTGTTGTTTCAGATGACGTGTTTTCAGTTGTAAAGCTGAACTTAATATCACAAAGGACTCTATTGTTTACAAATCGTGCATTTGTACAATAAAGCCCTACACAGCTTAATTCGCTGACATAATATATATCTCCGAAACATAGCGGCAACCTGTTAGCTTGCCTGTTACTGATACAGAACATATTGTTTTTCCCGTCTATAAACAAAGAACCATAAGAAGCTGTACAAGAAAAAGTTTTGCTTCTTTTCTTGTTTTCTTCGTAAAGGGATTTTAAATATTCTGCGTCAGCATATTTCAGATTGATTTTAGATGGAATATATTTTTTGCATTTGTTACAAATATAACCATCAGCGTTTTTTTTACATAACAAGACGATTGAACGTCTGCATAAACAACATTCTTTTTTCATTGTTTTTCTTTGCCCTTGAACATAAGTCGTAGCTTATAACATAGCCGATATGGACTTACATCACACATTGGCATACAGTAATTCGCTATTATTTTTATTCATCAAATAGCACATCACCACTTACACTGCGCACATAACGTGCGAGTTATAACAGGCTACCAATGAGCAACCCTAAAATGTCAGAGACCTTACATCATGCACTTGACGTGCGGGTTGCTTCCTCTGATTGCTTCATACCTCGTTTTGTTATCTCACTTACGCTCCGCACGAACGTGCGAGTTGCTTCGACAATTACACCGAGCTGAAATTACAGAACCTTGACTTACACTCCGCACGAACGTGCGGGTTGCTTCGCAGAGGATATTCGTTTAGCGTAAATGAATATAAACTTACGCTCCGCACGAACGTGCGGGTTGCTTCAGCAAATTTGCACAATTGTGCGTGATGCCTGTACGGATTAAATGTACAGGGTTTGTACCTTACCGAGAGTTAAGCTACTGCCCGAAGGAAGAATTACGCTCACTTGCTCGGTTTAAGGACGCTAAGTCGCCCTATTCGTATGCGAATGCTCCTGCTCTTTTATGTGAGCTTGCGGTTCGCACACGACACTGTTTTGAATGACTTAATTATAGCATAATGTATTGCAGTTGTCAATACAAAAGTATATAATGTGTGTAATTGATGTGCTTGTTAGGAATTGTCTTCAAGAGTCATCTGACCGTCTATTTCTGGTTCTATAAGACCCGCAGTACACATAATATTAAGCGATTTTTGAGGATTTTCTTTGTATAGCTTCTGAATGTAATATTTTTCTCGTTCAAGGATATTTTTGCCTTTTGGCACAATTTCCAGAACCTCGAATTTGTAATCACAAATATCAGAAAGAGGAAATCTTTCCGTGTTCAGATGCTGTCCCCAACGAAAAACAGGGTTGTATATTGTTTGCCCTACATAGAACTCATCAGAAGACTTTTTTGTGATTTTGTAAATATATCCTGCTATATCGGTTTCAAACATTTCTCTTGTAATGAAGTATTCCGTTTCTGAGTCGGGCGATAATTTTGAACGTTCTTCTTTAAGATATTGTTCTTTACAAGTGTTACTACAGAAACGCTTTTTAGAATATTCTTCTAAAGAGAACAAAGTGTTATGAAGTTCGTAATCAGAAAAACATATAGGCTTGCCATAGTATGTGCTTACAGTTGCGCCACAGCAATCGCAAGTGAAAGTTATTTTGTTGAAATAGCGATTTGTGTTGAAGCAATGTTCTCCGATTATAATGCAATACAAAGCACCTGCGGATAGTTTCTTGGAGTATCTGAAAGCAATATCTTCACCATATTGGCTTTTTATTATTTCTTTGAACTGTTCTCTGCTTTCGCACACTAAGCAGTCCATTACAAGCTCATTGTTAACAGTTTTGCTTATAGAAGAGTAAACACCAAAATCTCTTTCTTTTTCAAGATTTCTTTTTGCCTCTTCTTCCTCAGCAACTTCGTATATTCTATATATTATTTCAAGCATACAATGCCCTTTCATTTAAAAGAGGTAAGCCTTTATGACTTACCTCTTGTATCAACTCAAATCTTGTGCATTTCTTTGTAAACAGCCGCTGTCATTTTTGCATCTGCAAGGCTATCGTGCGCTGTTCCTTCAAAGCTGAGACCATAGTAAGCGGCGGCGGTAGTGAGTTTTTGCCATTTCCAATCATCACGAGCGTCATTCCATTCGCCGTATATCTCTGCAAATTCAGTCATTACATCGACAAGACGATTTTCTATTTTAATGCCTGCTGTCCGAAGAAAGCCTACATCAAAGTTTACGTTATAGCCAAGCACCGTATCAGCCTTGTCAAAAATGCGTTGTATAGTGCTTTTGTATTCTTCAATCGTAAGACAATCTTCTACCATTTCAGGTGCTATACCGTTAACAGCCTGTGCCTGTTCCCACGAATCTGTGTGCGTAGGCTTCATATATTCATTGAAAAGCGTTTTCCCACTGTCAGCGTCAATAATAGAAAGCTGTAACACTTCATCATTAAGGAAGCTGAGACCCGTTGTCTCTGTATCGAAGCAAATATTCATATTAGTATCTCCATTTATATTTATATATTCTTATTTTTTATGGTTTCTCTGTTAGCAGACCGAAACATCATAAGTAACATTTCGTAAGTTGTAAATCTTTTTTGTTGCTTTTTTGCGTTTTTTACAGACCTAAGCCATGTGTAGTATTCACCGCAATAAGGAACAAAAACGCCAACATTAGAAGGTATTTCGTCTTTTACTTTTTCAAAAACCTCTTCTGGCATAACATAATAGTTATAATCGCCTATGAAGTTGTGACCGTTTGGGGAGTGAAAATCCTCAACAGATGATTTGATTTCATAGCAATAAAACTTGCCGTTTTCTATTCCTTCAGCGGTGTAGTTGTTAACAGGTTTGAACCGCATATAATCCACTCTTATCGTCTGTTCTCCACCGTAACAGTTAAAGCTAACTTCTTTTGATATATATATCCTTGTATCGTTTGAAGGATTGAGATGTTTTTCCAATAAAGCGGATAGATGTTTTGTTATATCTTTTCTGCTCATTTCCGTTCCTTACCCATTGTTTGTTTTATTCAAAAGCATACAAGCGTTATAACACTTCCATTGTTCTTCTCTCTTGTGACGACAAATGCCAAGAAGCTCGCAGGTGCGGCATCGCTTTGGTAGTTTGTAAAAAGGAAATAACTTTACCATTAACGTTGTATACATAATACCTTTTTTCATTTGTTCTTTTTGTTTTCGCTTACAATAGCGGCAATACGCTTTTTAGCTACATCAGTATGATAGCATTCGTTTGTAACGTCTATCAGAACACCGTCATAATTGTTTCGGCGGTATATAACTGCTGTCTTGCCGTTATGTGCCGTGCATCGTGTGCTGAACTCGCCTTTTTCACCGATAAATTGTTCTATCATTGCTATACAAGGAATTTTCAGCCATTCATTTGCATCTTTGTAATGCTCGCAAAACTGAGAATTTCTTTTTCCGCTTTTAAGAGAACAAACATCTTTATGTAAACACTTCTCGCAAATCATAAGTTTTATCCTTCCTTATAATTATTGTTTTCATTGTCTTTGTTGTTTACGACACCAAAAATCTTATTAAAAAATTTAGCAAGTCCGTTATATACAATCGAAAAAACGAAACCGAGCATTAAAATTTTTAAAGCAAAATTTAATGAAGCGTCTGCGTTATTGATTATTTGTTCAAAAAAATTATCAGAGGAAAGATAAGCAATGATAAGCGTTAAGCACAGAAGAAAACAAGAAAAAATAATTGCAGTTTTTAAAATTTTTTTCATTTTGAGGTTTCCTTTCTTATAGAGACGTGCTTTCCTCACCAGAATTGCCAAGACAGCATTTATTCTTTGTCAACTCTTTTGATGGCATAAACCACAAGCAATCTTTTGTGTCCGCTTCTACCATCATATACGCAAGCGTTTGAGCAACTCTGTTGTCAGATATGTCAAAAAGTCCTTTGTTTTCAGAAATAATCCTGCGATATGTTTCTTCGTTAGTCAGTACGTCTTTGCAATATCCTTTCTCGATTTGCACACAAAGACGGTATTCTATGGGTTTACAATATAATGTAGCAAATCCGTAATCACGATAAAACGCATCAAGCACTTTTTGCCTGCATTGTATTGTATATTCGTTTTCATTATTAAAGGATACTTTAATAATGTCTGATATGTAGTATCCTTCTACCGTTCGCATTGTTTCTGAAAGATTTATTTCCTTGAACAAAGCGTTAAAAGCAACGAAGGAAATCATCACAGAAGTTCCGTTAATAATTTCATCGTTGTATGGTATGTCGGCACAGTTGAAGCAATAATCATACGCTATAGTTTTATTCATGATTTCTTTTTCCTTTCACGATACAGTCAGCACGTTGTTTTTTCGATGTAACACCAAGACTGGGGCGGGCGGGTAATTGTTTTACCGTTACAAACGAACTCGTTTAATTCTTTTGGTTCTTCATAAATTTTAAGAAACGATATGTGCCAACCGAAAAATGTTTCAAAGAAACTTTCTTCGCCAATATAGTTTTTTATATCTGTAAAAGACAAACAGCTTTTTTGACATAATTCACAGTTGTTTGGTTCGTCTTCGTCATTTGCTGTTATTTTCTGATAATGTTTGCCGTCTTCGGGATAATCTTCATCTATCCAAACTTTTTGAATATCTTGATAAGTATCATCGCCTTTGTGAAATTCTGCTTGATATTCAATGATGCTGTCACACACAAATTCGCCTATGACTTTTCCGTTTTTGTTGCTGTTGTTGCGTTTATCCTTTGTACGGTAGATATAGCCTTTAAAAGGAGTATTGATTTTTGGCTTGCTTTTACGCAGTTCGAGTGTCTTCTTGCCATTCTCAATCAATTCGCAGTAATTGGGTTTTATGCTTATCAGAATTTTAGAAATAGTAATATCCAAAGGGTCTTCTACATTTATCTCCTTTATGCCACGAGATAAGAGATAGTGTACCGCCAAATTATTAACGTAGTTTTCCATGTTAATTCCCTTTCTTTGATGACATCAAATCTGGATTATCGAACGTGTTCTCTATAACTTTTGCTTCTCCGCTATCGCAAAAGCCGCTTTTGTCTACAAGGCTGTAATCTCTGTATTTTTTTGTGTATTTATGCCATACGTTTTGAACAAAGTCTCCTCTTCCCAACGAGCAATTAAGATATATTTTACTGCTGTATACACAGTGCTTTTCCAAAGGCGTAGCATAGATACAATTTTCACATCTGACAAGGTTGGAATTAAGAGATATTTGCGGTAACTGTTCACATATTCTTTTAATACAAGACGCACTTATAAGTGCGTCATCGCCATCGTTGAACAAACTCTCAGCGGCAAGCTTATCTATTGCTTTAACAATATCTCCTTTGTTCAGAAGAACTGTATCGCTCATAATCTTCACTCCGTTCTATAATCTGTGAAGGTTATACCCGCCGACTCATATAAGTCGATGCCCTCTTCTTCAGCCATTTTTAACAAGTGCTTTTTCCCTATATCTCGGTCGTTGTAGCCGAGAGCCTTCATTTCATCTGACGCATGAGAAGCCTTGTCAAATTCACAGAACACTTCGTTTGTATAATCAAAAACTTGTTTTATTCTGCTGTTTCCAAAACCGCATTTATCGTTTAGCCCTATAGCAACACATAAACGGAATATGTAATAGATGCCACAGACATCGGGCTTATCCATTTGCTGTGCCGAAGGAGTGTTACAGTGCGTGACTTTTAAATAGTCAGTGTCTATATTACGGCTCTTTGCCATACGAAAAAGTTTCTCCTGTCCTGTTCCTATGTCATCGTACCCGTGCCTGCTTATTTTGTTTGGAGATAAAGATGCGTAACTATGAAATGTATCCATAGCTTCACCAATACAGAAGAAAGCATCACGGATTCTCTTGTTTCCAAAACCGTAAAGCTTTTTCAAGGCTAATGCAATGGCTATTTGATAACAAGCGTACATATCCATTATGTTACTGTTTCTTATAGCTTTTGCTTGACTTGTTTTATAAACATAAGAGCTTCCTGCAATGTGTGCTTTCATTTTGAATGTCCTTTCTCGTTATTTGTACATATCATCAACTAAAACATGAACATCTGGTAAAGAGATTATTACAAGGCAAGCGTGGCTGTACCAACTTTTGGGGTATAACTCAGCTTTAAGACCTTTGCTTTTCGCCCATTGTTCAACTTCAGGTCTGATGTCGTCTGCGGGCATATACGGAAGATACACTAAGCAACACTTTTTCTCTTTTGGATTCTTGTAAAGAAGCGGGTGGTCTAAATAAGGCACACTTTCACGAGGGTGCTTGAAATAGCCATAAGAGGCGTATGTTCCACTCTTCAAAATTTTTTCAATACATTCTTCGTTGCAATAGTATGAAGCCCGTGTGAATCCGTTCTTTACTGCAAAATCTTCATTAAAGAAATAGTATCCCACTTCTTCATATTTGCATCTGCGCCAATTAGCCATATTTTAAATTCCTTTCGCAGTTACTACCTATATTATAGCATTTTGTAATGCAATTGTCAATACAAAACTCAATAATAAGGAAAACAATATCAGCTAAATTATGCTTAAAATGATTTTAGAAACGAGAAAGACCTTCCTGATAAGAAGGTCTTTTTTGTATGTAATATTTTACAGAAGAAAACAGTTGGTGTTTATCTCGAAGTCTGCTTTATCTGTGTACTTGTTCTGAGCGATTTAAGTAAATCTTTTTGCCTAATAAAGCTTCTTCCTTCTTGACATCAATCGGACAAATCTTTTGAACGGTTGCACCCACAGCAAGATGCAAGCCTTCGAAGCAAATACGTCCAGACCAAAGCCCGTTGACAGTATTTATCTGTTCTTCTGTTGCTGTGAAGCTGTCTGCCTTTTCGTGCGTATGCAAATAGTCGTTACCTTTGCCGCCCCAACCCCACGAGCGAAAGGCAAGGCTTCCATCTGTTCTTATTGCAATATCCAATGTTAGCGGAATGCCAAAAAAGGGGCAAATGCAACATATTAAATCTCTTGCTTTATAGCCGTCAAATTTTCTGTCTGTGTCAACAACATATTGATTGCCCTCAAAAATGCCTCTGAAACTTGTTGAGTCTTTTTTTATAACTGCTATCTTTGGCATCAAAATCAATCCTTTCTTAACTTTTGAATTTTGTTTTTTTGTTTATTGATTTTACTACCTATATTATAGCGTTTTGTAATGCAAATGTCAATATACAGTTCTTTACCGTGTACGATTTATGGGACATAAAATGTTATTTCACATAACAAAAAGCACTCTCCGTTTTTATTAGAAAGTGCCACAGGTTCATTTTATGTAGAAATATGTGTTTTAGCTTACATCACGGTACGAATTGCTTCTGAAGAATAGCTAAATACAAACTGACATGGTATCTTACACCACGCACCGCCGTGCGGGTTGCTTCCAAGCGGAATGCTTGATAAGGCAAACAGCAAGTTCACTTACGCCACGCACTTGACGTGCGGGTTGCGTCTCCCCACCTGCCCCTTCCACAAGGCAGTACAAATTCTTACGTCACGCACTTGACGTGCGGGTTGCGTCCTTTTTCGCCGTTCTTGCCGTTGACAACGGGAATCTTACGCCACGCACTTGACGTGCGGGTTGCGTCAGCAAAAATGCACTAATATGCGTGATGCCTGTACGGATTAAATGTACAGGGTTTGTACCTTACCGAGAGTTAAGCTACTGCCCGAAGGAAGAATTACGCTCACTTGCTCGGTTTAAGGACGCTAAGTCGCCCTAAAAACGTATTAACGAAAAAAGAAGTTGGTGAATATATCAGCAATTTCTCTTTATTGAAATTCCGTTATCTTCCTTTACAATCTCAGCGTTTATAAGATGAAGTCGTTCCTTGAAGAGGAAATAAGTTTCTTCTATGGCTTCAATTGTATCAAGAGAGATATGGTAAATTGTCGTATCGGTATTTCCTTTTGCGGCTTTCTCGATAAGCGGCAAGGCATCTCTGCGTATTTTTATCTCATTAAGCATATCAAAGGTCACTTCCTGTTCAAAAAGTGTTGCTTCATACATATCGCTTAATGCTTGTTCGTCACTATCGGCGGTTGCAAGAATATGAGCGAAGGTTAAGAGCAGTCTATCCTTGCTTATAAGGTTTGTGCTCTTATAGTTCTTCTTTGTTTTCGCTACTGCCATTTATTTCTTCCTCGCTTTCAGTATCTGCATAGTTGTCAAAAGAAACGGGATTAACCATGTTTTTTTCAAGCCATCTATCAAGCTCCCTCATAGGAAGTACATATTTTTTACTGAATCTATCGACTATATATCTGTCTGCGTTGTTCTCAATTAAAGGAAAGCCTTCTTCCTCTATCATCTGTTCCAATTCCGCAGGCGTGACGTTAAGCAGTTGCAGAATTTCGGAATATGTGTATACCTTCTTTTTCGTTTCCCGCTGTAGAAGGAACTCTTCTATATCGCTGACTTTAATTTTTTTCATACCTTCAATGGTATAATAAGTGAAGACACCATCGTCTATCCATTTTGTGACTGTGGCTAAATCAATGTTAAAAATGGAAGCTATTTCATTCGGTGTATAAAACTGTTGTTTACTTCTTTCCTTAGAATACCAAGCGTTGAAATCTGATTCCTTAACACGAACGCTGTCGTACCAACGTGTATAAGAAGGTAATTCTATATACGGAAGACTTTCTTTTACAAGTTCAGTTACTGCAAGTCTGCCGATGTTCAGTATATTGGATATACCTGTACAGGTGTAATATTTAGTAACGTGCAAGGTTTCTTCGAGATAGCTGTCGATAGAAGACCGTAACACTCTATATGATGCACCAACACGAAAATAACCGACTACCTCAGTTTGGATTAAGTGCAATATAAACTTATTGCTTACACCCAACATTTCGGCGCATTCATCAACTCTTAGAAATTCTCTTTTCATTCTCTTTTACCTCGTAATATGATTTTTATTTTATGAAAAGAGGCAGTGTGATGTTGAGCAAGCCGAGAACAAGCAAATGAACAGGATAGAAAGCTCTAAAAAACCATACAGAAAAGTTGTTAAGAGGTTTATTCATTTCATTTTTTTTGCTTTCGGTTTTACGATAATCTGTGCAGGTGTTTGCACACCACGCATAAATAATCATAAAAGCATCTACAGCACAAACGGCATAGACAGGATTCTTGTTTAATATTGCAAAGGCGGCGATGCCGATACAGACAAAAGTCTTCTTTTTCTTTGCCCGCCGAGCAAAATCAAGAATGCCAATGAGGAATATGCCAAACCAACCGTAATCGCAACAAGAAAGATATGCGGTAAACATAAAAGCACACCATATTAACAGAGTGATTACGGAAGATACGAAGCCCCCGATTTTATCTGTCTTAGTATTCAGATGCGTTTCAAACAAGCGTTTTACAGATAAAACAAACTTAGCATAAGCGGAAGAATGAATTATCACGAGCATAAGAAAACCTAAGAACAAGGTAAAACATACATTCTGATAACGATAATTTATTGGTGCGCCTGCCGTCAGCAAATCAAAAGGAACTTCGCTGACTAATGCGATTATGCCGATGCGTAACAGATGTTTGGGTCTGTTCTTTGTATAATAGAAGGCTTCTATCATTAAAAAGACGAACAGAGGAAACGCTACACGTCCGATTGTGTTCGTGACGACCCAAATCCATTCATCAACATACGGTTTTAAAACTGCCCCTAAGTGACTTATGAGCATAGTTATACAAGCCACCCATTTGCATAATGAAAAATACCCCTTTTTCATATTGCTTCTCTCTTTTTCCGTTATTAAACAGCTACGTTTGCCGCTAATGTTCCCTATCGACATAGAACAAGCTGTTAACCGTGTAACAGTTCACAATAATGGTCTAAAGACTCATCGTGAATCAATTCAGCGTTGCAGGACTGGCATTTGTCAGCCTGAGTAAGAGATTCATGACATATCGGGCAATAAGGTTTACCGTCAACCCAATAAGCGGGAATCTTTTTGTTCTTGCCTTTTGCGATTGCTTTTGCCTGTGGTGAATTTATGAGCTGACAATATCTTGAAAGAGAAGCGTCTTTCGCAAGGATAACACCGCAAGTCTGGCACTTATCAGCCTTTGTAAGAGGCTCGTGACATATCGGGCAACAAGGAACGCCGTCATTCCAGTAAAAGAAAACGGGTCTTTTTTTGTCCTTAGCTATATCCTTAGCAATAGCGAGTTCTTCATCTGTGATAGCCATAATTTTGCTCCTTTTATAAATGTGTTCCATACAAAGATTGAATATTTATCCAAATCTGAACAATATAATCTTCGTTTTCATTGCCTATATTATAGCATAATATGTTGCAATTGTCAATACAAAACCCCTGTACAGAGCTGTTAGAAAACACAAAAAGAGCGAAAGAAAGAGAAAAAATGCAAGAAAATGGAAGCGAGCCAACCCGTGAGCCTTGCCGCTACCCCGCTTTATCAGAGAAAAAGACAAAATTCAAAGGAACAGGAGAAACAAGATGTTCAAAATAAGTATAACAAGATATACTTTTATACATATATAACCATATTTTTCCTTAGACATATTATAATAGCAAACCTGCCGCCGAACATCGCCGCCGAGTTGTTTCAAACAAATTGTCAAAAATAAGTATTTTTCAATTCAGTTTATTTTTCAAATTTGTTATAAATCATAACTTTTTGTATTGCATTTTACGTTGAAATATGTTATAATATCTATTGTGGTACGTTATGATGGGAAACATAGTGGACTGTAACCAGTTTAGCGGCAAGTATCAAACTTGCCGCTGACAACTATGTTTAATGTATTGCATTTTATTGATTTCTTCATATTACCAATTTGTTTTAGCTCAGGCTTGTCCTGAGCTATTTTTTTATATATGCTTATCGCATATTTTTTTCCTTGACAATTCTCTTCCCTGTTTGAAACACACATATTATAAATGCCTTTAATTTAATTTGCATTGAATGGAACAACCGCCGCCCCCGCTGTCGTGGTTCAAATTTGCCTTTTATACATATCTAATAGTAATAGTGTTTTTTACAGATGTGTTCTATAACAGGTTAATATGTCTGGGGCAAGACAGGGATTATTATAATATAAGTATATCTTGTTATACTTATATTGCTTTCAGGCTTGTTTCAGAAATGTGTTGCCATCAGACCTGTGCTTGCTCTAATAAAGGTGGGGTGGTTCTCTGGGAACACTTAGTTGTTCTATCACTTTGATAGTTCTCCCTGAAGGCGCAGGCTCGGAGCGGCAAGCTCTGGTATGTTCTTACTTCGGAATAAAAATTTTATTCCACGTTGGTAATTGTTATTTTCAGTTTACTTGTTCTCGCCCTCAAATGCTCCTGCTGATGCAGTTACTACTTTTTCGGAATAAAAATATTATTCCTGATTTGGAATTGTTTTTTCGGCTTTGTTTGTTCTCTGCTCTTTCCTTAGTGCCTTGTACCGAGTTTGCGTTCCAGAATAAAAATTTTATTCCTGTTTGATAATTGTTTTTTTAGTATTAATTTTTTTGCTTTTGCTATTGACTTCCTGCCCGCTTTATGGTACAATATATATGTAAACACCCGATGTAAGATTGATTTTTGATTTATTGTTGATGTTATAACGAAAGTGTTTTAAATAGGCTCTTGTAAAAAGAGTGTACACCGTACACCGCTCGTACACCGTTGCGTACACGCAAAACTCCTCGCTAACGGCTTGTTTGAGCCAAATGTACGCCGTACACCGCAAAATGCGCATTTTTGATATTTGATGTTGATGATGAAAATAACATATTGATTGATGATTTTGTGCTTTGTTTTTATGATGAACGGGTGATTTTTACAATGATGTTTGAGCCTACGGTTTTTGAATGTTGAACAGCGTGTAGACTGACCGCAATTTCAGCAGTTTGCTATTGCTTTTTTTAAGCAGTTCCTCTGTTGCCGTTGTAGTCCTGTCTTATCGTACAAATGAAAAAAGAAAATGATTTACCCCCTCGGTAGCCTTTACCGAGGGGGTATTTTTTAGTTCTTATCTTTCATACATAAATGGTTCTTTGAATCCTCTTTCAAAGAGTTCCATTCTCTTATCGGCGGCTTTTGCTTTTTGCCGCTCCTCTTCCATTTCTTTGTTTAAGTCATTGCAATGATAACCGTCATCATTGAATAAATAGTCTATGGTCTTGTCTTCATACTGTGCAATGTAGAAAACCAAAGAAAATTCACCATCTCCGCAATCAGAATAAACGTAATCTGCTTTGCCAAAATAGTCTTTTATGTCATAATGTTCTTGAAGCATCGACTGAGATATTGCTCCTTCAAAACATACGGCAAAACCACCGATTCTTCTTTCGTTGAGAATGTCGTTTAAAGTCTCTTTGTCTCCTTCATTTTCTTTTTGACTTATGCCATAGGTTACATCTTCAATTATCTCTGGAATCAGAAGCTCAACAGTTGTGTTTTTGTGTTTTACATCGTATGCGACTTCTTTTTTCATTTCTGCTTCAAGTAATTTTGAAAATACTGAAGCTTGCATTTTTGGTACTTCGTCTTGCCAATAGTCAAAAATGCCTTTTCCTGTACGGATTGCCTTTTCTGGGCTTATTCTGTAGTCCATACTGTCCTTATCATTTTTCGATAAGTGTACTCCTGTGAGGATTACCGTATGAATGTCTACCATTTCTCTGTCCCTGTGGTTGTTTGTCATATTAACGTTGTTCATAATGTTGCTCCTTTTTGTGTGCCTTTGCTACTTCTTTCAGCTCATTTGCAGTAATTTGTTCCATGTATTCGTCTACTCTGCTTTTTATTTCATCTGTAGCGTTTCTATTTTGCTTTACTGAGGCAAATATTGTTTCCGTCCAATTGCTAATACCCTTTTCGCTATATTCGTGTTTCTTATCAAGCAAGATAGAAAGGATTTCAACGGTGCTGTTCGGATTCATTGCTATTTCGTTATAAATCAGACCGAACCTTTCATCTTTGTTGAGTGCCATTTCAAGAAGTGTTTCAGGTGGTGTTTTCAAATTTTCTGCGACACCTTCACGAACACATTCGTCTTCACTTTTTGAAAGATTGGCGAGTATATCAAGAGGAGTTATTTCACAATTTGCTATAGCTTCGATAAGCATATCATCATCTTCCGCATAATCTCTTACGAGTTCTCTGATGATGTCTTCAGTAACGTTGTAGTTGTTAACCATAAGCCATTGAACGGTTGTATCTTCACTTTTAGCGAGTATTTTCATTGTTTCTTCTGATATGTTTTTGTTATTTGCAAGTGCCAGAAATATTTCATGTTGATTTTCTTCATCGGAATACTCCGCTGATGCCAAAGAATATAACAACTCAGAAGGAGTCTGACTGTTTTCGGCGGCTTTTCTTTTTTCTTCAAATGACATTGCCGCTATTTGATATTTATTCAAAAAGCTCCACATTTTTAGCCTTATCTTATTTTCGTACTCTGTTACAAGATTTACTCTCTCAGTAAGTTCTTCATCATTTATCTTATTGGCTATACTTCGATATTCTTTTTTGACTTCTTCAGACCAGTCACGGTAATCGCCGTATTCTTTTTCAAAGCGTTGCATCACAACTTGCTTTTTATTGTAGAACTTTTCTTCTATTTGTTCTGCTTTAAGTGAATATAAAGCATATCGGTATTTTTCTAAGCTTTTGTGACTTCCTCTGAGTTCACAATATGATTGTATCATTTTTAACAATTCTTTTTCGTATGCGTCTTTTCCTTCTTCGGCATATATTCTTGACAATTCTTCTAATCTAACCGAATGGTAAGGACAACTATCATTATTGCTCTTGGTCGATATATATACGCCGCTCTTTTTTATTGTTATTCTGTTGATGTATTCGATTCCCATGTTTATTGCTCCTTCTGGATTTTCACTTTGTTTTTGGTTTTATCTGATTGATACAATTGCTTGTATTCATTAGCGTGTATAACTACAGTATCCTTTAGTTCTGGTCGGTAGCACTCTACCCACAAAATTTCTTCAGGCATTCCTAACTTTTCGGCACTTCTTAATAGCTTCATAGTTGCTTCATATTCTGCTTGCCTGTCAAGTAAGGATATGAGTTTAGCACAATTGTTTTGTAAGTGTATACGATTATACATTTCTTACGCCACGCACTTGACGTGCGGGTTACTTCAGCAAATATACACAATTGTGCGTGATGCCTGTACGGATTAAATGTACAGGGTTTGTACCTTACCGAGAGTTAGGCTACTACCCGAAGGAAGAATTACGCTCACTTGCTCGGCTTAAGGGTGCTAAGTCACCCTAATCGTATGCGAATGCTCCTGCTCTATTATGTGAGCTTGCGGTTCACACACGATTACTGCTTTAATAATTTAATTATAGCATAATGTATTGCAAATGTCAATACAAAATAGCTTTAGACATTATTTCACTTTTTGAAAAACGGGAATGTTGTTTATGGCTTTTTGTGCAATTTCAAGAGCTATATTGAACATTTCGTCTTCGTATTCTACCTCTGTCTTTTTAAGGTCATGAATTGCTTGAAGCGCATCTTCTTTTTTTATAAGTTCTATCATACATTTACCTTAATAGCGTTCATTGGGCTTGATTTTGTTCTTTTCCGTTTTCGGCGGTTCTCCAAGAAAATACTCTTCACACTTGCCTTTGATGAAATCTCCGCATTCCTTGTGAAAATTGCAATACTGAAGTAAATTTTCTATATCTTCTTTTTGTTCTCCACTTTTATAAATAAACGCAAGATTACTTATATCTTGTTCAGAAAATGAGTATTCTATTTTTTTCGCTATTTCTACATAATCGTAATGTTCAAGCGCCGACAAAAAATCGGAACGAATTTTTATGTTTTCAGTTATTTTATTTTCATCTAAAAGGCTCTTGATTTGTTCCGCAAGAGGAGAACTGTTTATTATATCAATTATACCGTCCTTTGCTTGCCTATCTTTTAAAATGATATTTTCTATGTCTGCAATAAGCCATAAAAGGCTATTGCTTACAGGTACTTCGTCATCACTGTTTGGCATATATTTCTTTGCAATCAGGTCATCAATACGAGCCATTTCTACGCACAATTCAGCGTTATTGCGCATAGCTTGGTCTCTTTCATGTTTAGCACATTCCAGTTCATCGTCAAATGTTTTGCCGTCATCAGACATATAAGTTATTATTTTTTTCATTGTTACTTTATTTCCTTTCTTGATATGAGTTTCTTTTATGCTTATCCTGTTTGACGCTTTGCCTACAGGTTTTTGTTTCCTTTGCCGCTTCTCTAACACCTATATCGGAATCGGTTATAAGCGTTTCAATCACTTCTGATGGTGTATGCGAGTTCTTAGCGACAGCTTCACGCACAAGCCAATTATTATCTTTAGCAAGTTCAGCAAGAATTGCTTTACTTGTCTTTGGAGTCCGTGCAACCGCAAGGCGCACTTCCCAACTTTCGTCTTGTGCAAGTGTTGCGAGTATCGAAACACCGATTTTTAGGTTTTCTGCAACTGTTGCACGAACATTCACACAAGAATCACTAGTAAGTGTTTTTATTATTTCTTCGTTTATGTGTTCGTTTTCTAAAACAGTTAAGCGAACACTATGTTCTTTGTCCGTTGAAAGAATGTTTAGCGTTTTTATGTCTGTATTAGAATTTCTTGCAACCTCTATGCGTACCCATATTGCGTTGTCTTTTGCGGTAGCAAGTTTATACAATGTTTTTGCGTCTGTATTTGGGTTCTTCGCAACCGCTTCACGCACAAACATTTGTTTGTCTTCAGCAAGAGATTCCAGTGTTTTAGGTGATGCGTTCAGATTAGAAGCGACAGCCTCACGAACAAACCAACGTTTGTCTTCGGAAAGAATGGTAAGTATTTCTTTGTCCATTGTAGTGTAAGCCGTCTTAACACGTTCTTCTGCGGTCATTGCTTTTATAGAAGTGAGGAGTTCTGTTTTATCCATAATAATTATTTTCCTTTCAAAGAAAATTATGATTATACTTATTCTATAGGTCACAAAGCCACATAACAAAAACACGCCCTGTTGAATAACAGGACGTATTCGTATAATATACGCACTAACGTGCAGGTTACTTTAACTTATGATACCAGTATAGCATCTTACACCACGCACCTGACGTGCGGGTTGCGTCTTACGTCAAGGCGATAAATCTTAACTACCACATTCTTACGCCACGCACTTAACGTGCGAGTTGCTTCGAGCGTTGGTGCAAGATTGTTGCACTAATGGAACTTACGCCACGCACTTGATGTGCGGGTTGCGTCTAAGGGTATAGCATCCGTTGTCGTATGCCTGCGACTTACGCCACGCACTTGATGTGCGGGTTGCGTCAGCAAAAATGCACTAATATGCGTGATGCCTGTACGGATTTTATGTACAGGGTTTGTACCTTACCGAGAGTTAGGCTACTGCTTGAAAGCAGAATTACGCTCACTTGCTCGGCTTAAGGGTGCTAAGTCACCCTAATCGTATGCGAATGCTCCTACTCTTTTATGTGAGCTTGCGGTTCGCACACGGTTACTGTTTTAAATTCTGATTACCTATATTATATCACAACGTATTGCATTTGTCAACACAAAACAATATAATATGTGCAATCAATAAGCCTTGTAGATTTATCGTTCCATTTTTTGTGTTTTTTCGTGTTCTTGTCCGTTCCTTATTGCAAGTGTATCGGTTGCACTTTTTGCAATGTCTTCAAACGAATCTTTTGACAGCTTAACAAGTGCCTCTCTGCTTACATTGTGGTTATTTATAATAGCCTTTTTCTCATCGTATGATGCGCCTGCAACCATTGAATCAAGCGTGTATGTAGGTGTCTTAGGGTTCTTTGCAACTGCAATTCGCACAGCTTCTTCCTTGTCTGTTGCAAGTTTATCTAAGCCGATACCTCTTTCAGCAACTGCGGCACGAACGATACGAGATGAATCCCCTGTATATTCCATCAGGAGATTGATATTATCTGTTACCCGTGCTACTGATTCTCTTACTAAAGCGTTTTTGTCATGTGCAAGGACATCAAGCCCGTAGCGGAAACTTGCCGCTTTTGCTCTGTCTTCGGGGTCAGGGCTGTTAAGCAAAGCCTCTTTATTTTCGTTTGCGTCAGCCAATATATCGGTTATAGCGGTTTGAGCTAATTCCTGAACATAATGTTCTTTAGCTTGTGTCATTATGTCGTGTAACACTTCTATTGTTGGGCTGTTTTGTGCAACCAAAGAAAGTATTCTATCTGAAGTATCGTGTGCAAAGCGGTCAATACTCATTCCATTATCAACCAATTTCTGAGCAACAGCTAAACGGACAAGAGGCGAGCTGTCTTTTGCAAGGTCGTCTAAGTGTATGGAGAAATCCATATTTGCTACAGAGCAGGCTCTGACTTCGGCATCACTGTGTTTAGCCAAAGTGTAAAGCGTGTCGAGCATAGTGTAATTGTTTTGTGCTACAACACGAGCAACGTGTGGAGAAGTGTCATTAGACAACTTTGCAAGTGTTAAAGGGTTTGTTGTCTTTTCGGCAACCTTTGCTCGGATTGAAGGGTTTTCATCAGCGGCAAGAGTGTCAAGAGCGTAGCCGTTTTCAGCGAGAGCCATACGAACACGTTCATCATTGTCGTGAGCAAGCTTTTCAGGCTTATATCCTCTCCTTGCCGCTTCTGCCCTGTCTTCCCAATTGTCACTTTTAGCGAGTTTTGCCAACTGTCTGTTTTCTTTGAATTTTTCAAACACAATATTTTTTCCTTTCTATTTTAAGCCTTTCATCTGTCAAGATGAGTGGCTTTTTTGCTTTCGCCTTTTTGAGCAAGTTTTTCTTCCGTTTCGCTTGCTACTTCACGAACCTCTTTGTATTTGCTCTTTTTGAGTTGTTCCAAAGCATATCCCTGACGTGCTACTTCTTTTAGGACAGAAGGAAATTTGTCTTTACAAAGTATATCAAGGGCATAGCCCTGTTTTGCCACTTCTGCTCGTACCTCAGACATTACATCTTTGCAAAGAATATCGAGAGCATAACCGCATTTTGCCGCTAAGATACGGTTGTTACTGTCTTTGCTTGTGGCAAGGTAATCAAGTCTTTCCATTGCTGTGCTTCGTACACCAGTATCTTTGTCATCTTTCAGCTTTTCCAAGCCATAATAAGCATTGGCAACCGCTGTACGCACTTCGGGGCTTTCGTCATTTACGAACTTACTCAGATTGCAACCTCTGCGAACAGCTTCAATACGGCTTTCTACAAGAGGGCTGTCGATAAGTATTTCGTTGTATTTGGCATCAAATGCTTTTATAAACTGATTTGCATAACAACTGCCTCTATCGAAAGCAGTTCCAAATATTTCTTTCCTGCCGTGTAAGATAAGCTCCGCAGTAGGTATATTATCCTTGTTCATATAATTAGTAAGTTCGAGAGCCACTTTATCTGCACAATCAATGCCAATGTGCTTGCAGGTAAGGTATGTAGCAATCAACGACTCAATCTTCTGCACCTTTGCGGAACTTATATCATTGGATTTAATGCCTGTAACACTTTGCGGCGCAGACGCAAATATTCCTGCCGCATCTTTGTATATAGCATTATAAAAATTTTGTGATATAGAAATATCTTTGTCAAAATCGAAAGTGGCATCTTTTCCTTTAAGTGTCGTTGCTATAGCACGTCCTACTTCCTCAGCGTTTTCTACGCCTTCGGTAAGAGGCTTGCGAAGATTTACTATTAAATCATAATTGTCGTTGGCTCTATCAAGAGGTCGTGTTTGAGAAATATCATAAACATAACCTATGGTATAGCCTTTGATTTCATTTAGTTTACCCTTTTCGTTAAGCTCTCTCATCATACTGTCGTGCTTACGCTTATAGGTTGTACTATTGCTATCATAAAAAGCTGATGAAAGGAACTTATCAATGTCTTTTTCGGAAGTCAGCGTGACAGCTAACGGTCTCCATATTTTGATACCATTCTTTGCTTCACCAACAATAAGTGGTCTTTTATAGTTTTTAAACCAATCGTTGCTACCCTTCACTGCTATTGCATTAGGACGCTGTTTATAAACCATAGCAATATTGTTAAGAGAATATTTTGAAAGGTTTGCCTTTAAGTCAAGGAAATTTGTATAATCTTTACTTTCAAACATTTTAAGCATACTGTCGTATGTCATTTGGCGTAAGATTTCGTTGTTTTTTGCTTCGCCGTATTCCTTGATTGATACAACAGGAACATTGTATTGTTCTGAAACAGCTTTTCTCAACGATTCCTTATCGTATGAACCGCTTGCATCAACGTCAAGAACAACATTTGCATTAAGTTCATAATAATGGCTCATATAGTCATAGGTTTTTTCATCAATGAGCTTGTTTTTATAATCTTCATTGATTACAGACACACCGCTTTCAATGATTTCGTCAATTTCAAAATCTTCTCCCGCTCTCAGAGCCGCTTCTTTGCTTGCGTAGTAATCCTCTCTTTCTTCCTCTTCTTCTTTTACCATTTCGGCAAAATCTTTTTCAACTTCCCTTGCTACATTATTACGCATTATTTCGTAAGTGGGTAGCTGTTTGAAATCGTATTCGATTCCTCTACAGGTTATCTTTTTTGTTTCCATTTTAATACCTCTTATCATTGTTTTAAAAATAAACTTCTGTTATTTTTTGTTCTGTTTTATTAATGGTTCAATAAGCCACATTACAAACCTTAACGCATATCAGGCTTGTTTTTATTGTAACTTCTATATTGTTTTGCTCTTTCTGAACATATATTGTCTTTACATTTTCTTTATGGCTCATAAAGCCACATAATAAAAAAAGCCTCTCTCCTATTTAAAGGAAAGAGGTTTTTGAATTTATGTATTTGTTCAGGTAAACAGATACCTGTCATACGCTATAGCTCTTGCTTCATTCAAAGCAATTGCAACAATTGGGTCTGACTGTTTAGGATTTTCTATGACAGCATTTACGGCTTTCTTGCATAATAATAGAAGGTTTTCATCAAGTAACTCTTTATCTTTTATGCCATCTCCTATTATTTTCTTTGATATAGGGAATCCGTAGTTTTTGTACATTTCTTTAAGTTTATCATCAGTTATTGTTATATTATCGCAGTCATCGTATTCGCCGTCAATAATGGCATTTGCCTTACATATCAAAGGTGCAGCTCGCTTTTCTCGTGAAAAATATGTGAAGAACGCATCTATAAAACCCATATTAATATTATATTGAAACTTTTCTTCAACTAAATACTGTATAATTTCATCACAATGCTGTTCTATATAGATAGCGTCTTCGTCATCACATTCATCTATCGGTATAGTTGATGATAATACAAAGCCACCTTCATTAAGCGTTTTAAAACATAGACCATATTTTCTTATCAGATTATCAATAGACATAATTACCCCCATGTATTAGTTTGTTATTGAATTTACTATATTATATCATTTTGTGTTGCAAATGTCAATACAAAACAAGTGAAGGATAAATTTTCGTATAAAAAATCCCATTTGCATTGAACAAACGGGATTGTATTTTTTCATTGCATCAAGTTTGGTAGTCGATATTCATTTCAAACATACCAAATACTTATATTACATACAGTCGTGAGGGTTGCTTCCTGCGGTTGACGGCGCAACCTCAAATTCTTTTTTCACTTACACCACGCACTTAACGTGCGAGTTACTTCGTTATTATCTATCTGATGTAGTTCGTTGACCTATCTTACGCCACGCACTTAACGTGCGGGTTGCTTCAGCAAAAATGCACTAATATGCGTGATGCCTGTACGGATTTTATGTACAGGGTTTGTACCTTACCGAGAGTTTGACTACTACCCGAAAGCAGAATTACGCCCACTTGCTCGGTTTAAGGACGCTAAGTCGCCCTATTTATATGCGAATACTCCTGCTCTTTTATGTGAGCTTACGGTTCGCATTAATCAAGACCGAGATAATCTTTGTTGCGGCAATGCCTGTTTTGTTCATAAGAACAATTTAAAAGTTCTTTGCCAATAGAGTGTTCATATATGAATTGATAATACGGTATAAGTTGTATGCCGTTTTTTTCACCTGCAACATCTTTTGTCAGAAGAACTTTTTTATATTCTTTAGGCAAAGAGTTCAAATTAACATCTCTCATTCGCTTATTTGCAACAGAAATTTCAATTCCGTAGCCTTCGTTTGAGACATAATCTATCTCAATACCCGTATTGCTTCGATATTCAAAAGAGCCTGTTGTGGGTAGCAAACTTCTGACATGGCATTCTACTATACTTCCGAGTAATTCTTTTGGAAGTTCGCTTTCTACACGATTCAACACGTTTTTTACCAAATCTACATAAAACATAGGATAGTTTATTGTAAGATTGAATCTTGAAAAAACCTGTGGTTTAGTATGAAGTTCATTTGAGTCCCTTAATAATTTATCTGAAATATAAGGGTCTGCGGTCAATTCATCAGAAACATAAGTTAGGGTTGTTAATCCACAGTTGCGCAAAAACTGCATTGCTGTTTTACAATCATAGCTGTTCATAGTTTTAAAGTTATTATAACGTTTGCCAATGATTTCGTCAATACGATTGATTTCTTCTTTTGTGAGAGCCTCGCCAAAATGGTAAGCAAGCATAGTTTCCAAAAGCATTTTGTTTGTGAAGCTATGATAATTGGTATGATTATGAAGTTTCACAAGTGAAGCATACAGCACATCTAAAAGCATTTCAACCGTTAAGTTCTCTACATCGTTTCCCATAATGTATTCAACAGGTTTCCTGTTTGAAATGACGGTTTCATCGAGACACCCTTGTAGATACTCTTTTGTGTTACTGAACTCTTTATAAAAGTCTTTGCTGTTGCAAAGAAAGTCGATATATGTTTTTTCTGATACTTCCGTCAAGCCTTTAAAGGCTAACCATTCAGGATAGCTTAAAAAACCTGTTTTTATAAAATTTGCATTCCCACCGCAAGCAATATGACCCCAAAAATCCAGAGCTTTAGATTGACTGCCCGAAAACACTATTTTAGTATTTTGATTATTATATTTGCTATAAGCACCTGCAATCCTCGCTATATCTTTATCAGGTACAGCCATATATGTAGCTTCATCAATCAGATATATTACCTTCTGGTTGGTGGCAATGCTTTTAAGAATTTGATTTACTGTGTCAAGGCGTTGTGCATCTGTATTATAATCAGCTTTCATATCAATATAGACGCTATCGCTCAAAGCGTCTTTTAATTGGTGCATACACACAGTTTTCCCGCACTTTCTTGTTCCGAGAATAAAATTGATGCTTTTGTTTTCTATAGCTTTTCTCACATCATAATAAAAGCTTCTTTTAAAAGGATATTTTTCTGTTGACACATAAATCACCTCTATTCGATTACCTATATTATATCATTTTGTATTGCATTTGTCAATGCAAGGCTTTTTGTCATTTACAAGTATCTTTTCAATGTTGTTTTCAAGATAACTGAACATCTCGCTATCAGTTATACCTACTGCTGTTTTGCCGCCCACTGAAGCATCTGCCGCCGCAAGTAGCGTAGTTGCATAGTTGATAAATGGAACGCCTCTTCCGAACGTTCCTGCAACAAAACCTGCAAGGTCGCTGACAACACCGCCGCCAACTGCAATTACATAGCAGTCACGGCGATAACCTTTTTCAAGCATTGAGTTTCATTGCTCTGGTTTTTGATTTTTCTCCGTTTGGTATAACAAACATATTGGCATGATAGCCTGCGTTGAGTATTTTGTTATATATTTGTTGAGTGTACAGCGGAGCAACAATGTCATCTGTTACAACAGCAAATTTCCTTACATTGCCGCTTAGACCGCTTTTTATATCGTCAATCAATACGTCCGAAAGTTTTCTGCCGATTTCAATTTCATACGAATCATCAACGATTTTCTTTAAATCACAATGATATATCATATTTTCTCCTCTTATTGCATATAGCCGCTTTATCAATTGTAGGATTTGCTTTTTTGCCCTAATTATAACACAGCAATTTATTAAACGTCAACAAAATTGCTGTGATTGTGGCAAGATTGATATTCTTTTAAAGAATGTTTGCCATATAAACGAGTAATGATTATTGTGCATAATTTACAATGAATATTGTGTATTTTTTTACAAACAGCACAAAGAAAACATATCATTTAAATGTTGCAAATCCGTTCGTTTTGTGTTATAATTGAGATGTCAATAATATTGAGTGTTCGCTTAAATTTTATCATAAAAACGGCGGTACATGAATACATATTATTCGTGTTAAACAAACCAACCTTAGATGCAAAAATGGGTTAGCGTCTGAGGTTGATAAAAAATTATAATTTTGCTTGACTTTTGGTTTGTTTTGTGATATAATATAAAGGTCGTTTTTTGAAGTATTTGTGCAAAAAAAGAGCGGAAGAATGGATTAATAGCCACCCTTTCGCTTGGAAGAAGCAGAGAGCAAAGCCATAGGTTCTAAATACGGACTTTGTTTTGCTTCGATAAATTAAGCTACATAGATAGACTCCTAAGACACTCTTTACATATCTTTACGTATATGTATATACATGAAGAAGCAAAGACGAATCCCTTTGAGTCTTATCTTTATGATGAGCATATTGTCACAAATCTTTTCGATTCCGATGATATTGCTTATTGCTATCATACACAATGCGAAAGTAACCAAAACGGTTATTATGCCAAGAGTATTGGCATCTAACTGCGACGACCCCGCCTCAGTGTAAATAGCAGATAAGAATTGCAGAAAACAGGCTGTTAACTCTGTCATTTTATCATCCTCCTTTCAATTAAAACTGAAAGGGTGACTCTTCCGCCCTTTATGAGAGATTGCCCTTCTCGTAGGATAAAGCAAACCCTTTGGGTACTATTATATCATGAAAGTTTGGAAATGTCAATGGGTTTGTCTATAAAACGTAATAAATTTTTATATAAATTTGAAAATTCCCTTACTGAATAGGTAAGGGAATTTTTTATGCAAGTTATTATTCTTTCATTTCTTGACCGCCCTGTAAAAGTTATCTTTTTCAAATCTGTTTGCTACGGGGTCAGATATAACAAGGTATGCGTGATTTCGCCATTTTTCACGCAAAGCCTTTTGTTGATGCTGATATGTGCCATTAAGTTCATGTTTTCTTGACGTGCTTACTTCGTTATACCACCACATATACTTAATCAATTTTGCATGAGCATACCAACTTTCACACCATTTAAGTAGTTTTTTACAATCGTTTTGTAGTTGTGATTCATACCCGCATTTCCATTTGGCATCAAGTCGGAATGTATATCCCCACCAATTTCCATCTTCGTCCTCAAATTGTATAAGAACTGGACGTAATCTTTGAACTATTTCTTTGATGTATTGTGGCACATCGTTTTGTGTTAATAAACAAGCTTTTCGGCTCATTGCGTTTCCTTTCTGCTCTCATTATATCATTCTGCTTTTATAGTGTCAATGCGTCAAAAGTAAGCTGAATCATATCGTTTTCCTTTTCCATCGGCTTTTCGTTATCAAAGAAACGGTATTCGTCAGGATTGTTGTAATATGCGTTTACTTCCGCTGACGCTCTTACCATTCGTTGAGACAGGTATCCGTGAATGTAGAGGTTTTCTATGGACTTGCATCTTGACAAAGCAACATATAACTGTCCGTTTGAGAAGATTTCGGGGTTGAGGTTCATTTTGTCATAGGTTTGTCCTTGTGACTTGTGAATGGTAACAGCATATCCCAAGCGCATCGGATATTGCACGGCGAAACCCACTTCGTCTCTTTTTATTGAAAGAGTTCCCTTGTTGTTTTTGAGCGAATACATATACTTAGAAAATTTCTTTTTCCCTATAGGCACTACTTCTTCGACACCATCAAAATCGACATATATTGTATCGTCTTCAAATGCAACGACAGTTCCAACAGAACCGTTTTGATAAAAACAATTTGTGGTGTCGTTGCTTGTCATTACAACCTTTGCACCTATTTTAAGTTCAAATACATCTTCGCACAGACGGTCTTTTTCGCTTACTTCGCCGTTGTATATTGCTTTGCTCTTATATAGCTTACCTTTCAGCTTTGCCAGTTCTTCGGCGTTTTTAGCGGCAACAGTCTGATTGCGTCCACAGACCCATATTGCGTCTTTAATCTCTTTTTTACAAGAGTACCGCTTGAAGAAGTCAAGGCAAGAAATATCGCCTTTCTTGCATAAATCCAATGCGTGACAAAATTCTGCACTTTCCTGTCTCATTATCTGAGTAAGATTGCAGAGCTTTACGCCGAACGACCGCCAGTATTTTGATTGGAACGCATATCCTGCGCCCACATCTTTTTTGTAAAAGCGTGTCAGAAATTCTGATTCATTTGCTTTGTTGTTTATAACGGGAGCAAGCTGAAAGAAATCACCTACAAATACAAGCTGTATAGGGTTCTTTCCTGCGTTTACTCTTACCTTGTTCTTTTGCTTAACGGCTTTCATAACCTTATCAAAAAGGTCAATACGAACCATAGATATTTCATCTATAAGCAGAACATCGCAGTTTTCAAGGAAATCGACATTTTTAGCGTTATTGAAGTCCATACCGACTCTTATACCAAACTGTGAGTGTATGGTTGCGCCACCGATTTCGTTTGCCGCTACGCCTGTAGGAGCGGTCTTTATAAGACTTATTTTTTCATTATCGCAGTAATCGGAAAAAGCATTTACAAGGTATGATTTTCCCGTGCCTGCGTTTCCTGTGATAAAAATATTTTCGCCGTTTTTCAATCTATTGAAAACAGCCTTTTGTTCGTCATTAAGGCTTGCGTAAATTTCTTCGTTTGTCTTTCGTGTAATCAACGCTTTTCTCCTTTTTTATCAAGCTGTCGCTGTCAAGATATTCGCCCATTTCAAGTGAATTTTTTCTTTTGTAATCGTAGAACTCAATCAGAAAATCTCTTAATTGTCCGTTGTTCATACTCCGTATGTAATCCCCATTTGTTTTCGGGTTATTCTTTTTTAGTATCATCTTTGTGTATTCCACCACATATTGCGGTGGATTTCGCAAATTGGCTATCCATTTGGCAACAGTATCTGTTCTGATTCCTAACAAATCGGCAAGCTGTACATAAGTCAGTCCCGATTCTTTCCAAAGCTCTCTGAATTGTTCGGAAGTTGTAACTTCTTTTTTATTCTCTTTCTCTTCCATGTTTTTATCCGTTCTTATTTTTAAATATCTCTGCGGGTATTTCCTGCTTTGCTTCGTAAATAACATTGTAAACGAGATAAATTGTTGACATACCTGCGCCAAACAAAATCTGTGTAAAGCTGATTACCTTACCACCGTTTTCGTTAATCAATTTTACTGCTTCGTTTACTTTGCTGTCTACTTTATTTTTCTGAACATCTGAATATGTTACTTTTACAGTCTTGATAAAACGTGTCATTGTGTTTACCTCTTTTTCCCTTATGCAGAAATACGGCATAGCGATTGTGAAATTGTCTTTCCTTGCTATGCCGTATATTACATTTTGCTTTTGTTACGTTCTGTTGTTTCCCCAACCACTGTTGTTATTATTTCCCCAACCGCCGTTGTTCTGTGGTGGCTGTGAATTATAAAAATCAGCGTTGTTATAGCCGTTATTATTGTTATAACCGCCATTGTTCTGTCTGCCGTTACTTTGCCGCTTCAGTTCGTTTGTATCGCTATCTTTTACGTCATCAATTGAAAATAGAGCGTTAAGGCAATACTTTCTTGCGTAGCTTGATGCTGTGCCAGTACACTGGTCTGCTGACATCTGCTTGTGCTGTGCTTCCTTTGCAAACGCAGAAGTCTTTATTTCCTCGCCGTTTTCGCAATTGATGAAGTGAGCGATAGCCTTAACATAAGTGTTCGGTCTTGTAACGACACCGTTGTTGCTCTGCTCTGTGATTTCGCCTATTGTTTCGATAGCATCTTCCATATACAGAAGACAATTGTATTCGATACATAACGGCTTGACCGCTTCGAGTATTGATTCAGCATTTCTGTACCAATAGTCGCCGTAATCGCAGTACAGATTCTTCGGCGCATTCAATGTCGCACTTATTCTTGCAAGCTTTTCATAAGTCTTTAACTTATTGAACTCCTCATTCATCTTCGGAATTTCCTTTTTTGTCGGTGTTGGACGCTCTGCGTTGTTGGGAGCGGGCGGCTCGTTCATCGGCGGTGTAGGAATAGGTGCGTTATTATACCTCTGCTGAGAAGGCTGTGGTGTTCCTCTGTTTCCCCACTGTGCAGGTGGCTCAGGTGGAAGCGGCGGTGCTTCGTACTCTCCTGAAGGTACAGGCGGTACGTTGTTCTGCTCAGGCTCATCGAAAGGATACCCTTCATCGTTATATGAGCTGTTGTTTGCGTTGACGTTCTCTGTCTTTTTTGAGTATGCCATATTCATTTCTCCCTATAGAAATATTGTAGGCTGAAGGTAACTTTCCCTTGTTACCTTTTCTTCTGTTATATGTATTATAGCACATTTACTGCTCAATGTCAAGCAATTGTGGCGGTTTAAGGTAATATTTTTACCTAAATTTTTCTTTAAGTGCCACAATATCGTATGATATAGAATCATCGGAATAATACTTAGTTTCAAGTATGCCCGTTACTTGTTTTCCTTTCTTATCAAGATATTTTTCGTATGAGGAGTCGCCTCTTATCGTGTATTCTTTATCTTCATATACAACAGTAATACGATTTTCTTCTTCAGTGTGCATAGGCGCAAAAAAAGAGACATATCGAGTCCATGTAAACAGCCCCCAAAAAGCGGCATCGCTATGTGAACTGTTAACAATCGTTACATCAACATTTTTGTATTCTTTTCTTACAACACTTGGCAAGGAAGATGCAAAATATATTAACGTTGTTATTAAACCCACTATGATGGTTGTTATAAGCAAGATAATAAACGCTCTTCCCGCTTTAAGCTGTGCTTCGTGATTGTTACCTACCGCTATCATGGAAGTGAAATCTTTCTTGGACTTCTCTTGTAATATTATTTTGATAGTACCTGCAACTATTGTTGCTACAATAAGTATAATAAATATTATTTCCATTTGTTTTTTCCTCACATAGAATAACCGAATATTAAAGAAGCGTAAAAATACATTATCAATGTTATCAAGCCCCCAAAGAAGGCTATTATAAACAAGGACATAAAGATTTTTCCTGCTTTACTTTGTACTTTACGGTTGTTGTCTAACATTGTCATTGAAACGACAGCTAATGTTGCTATAGTCAGTAGCACAACAAGAAGCGAAATAAGTATTACTTTCATTTGGTTTCTATTTGTTTAATAGGAGTTTCGTCTGAAATGCCTTTCATTAGATTACTAATTTTAAACATTTCTGCTTTTGGAAGTTCTGTAGGCTTTTCTCCTTCTTTAAGACTTCCAAAAATTTCATGTTTCTGGATAAATGCTTTCATCAGCATTTCCTTATCCTTTTCCCATATCCGCTTATAGAAATCAAAAAGAAATTCTATTTCAACTTTTTGAATAGCCGTGCAGTGTACAACCATACGATTACGGCAAAGCCTGCCGCTTGAAGTATATCGAATGTCGTAAATTTCGTCTGTGCTGTTGAGTACCTTATAAATGGTTTGATGAAGAATGCGAAGTTGTTCTTCTCCGTGGTATTTGAGTTCATAGTCATAAGAAGCAGTGTCCTCGTCATCTATATCATCGAGAGATAACTCGTACTTCTTCAACAGCTTGTCAAGGATAGCCTGTGCCTGTTCCCTTTCTCCCCCCACGCCTTTAAGAGAAAGGTTGTATATTTTTTTGAGACGTTCTTTCTTGTTATCCATAATACACTCCTTTATACTGCCTTTCTGAAATCAGACAGTATGTTAGCAATCAGAATGTCATCTTGTATGATTTCTTTGATATAATCTGAAAAAGCATTATCGTTGCTTTTACCTGTGCTTAAACCGTCACAGCCATAAAACCACAAAAGTATTCTATCATCAAAGGAAAGCTTTTGATTATTCTTTCTTATTCGGGAAATTTTGCTTTGCATTGTCCCCAAGAAATCTTCAAGGCTGTTTGTGGTAATAGCTCTGTTTATGCCTCTTTCAAGTTCGTTGATTTTACTTTCGAGTAAAGTAAAAAGAAGAAGCGCCAATTTATGATGCTTTTCCTTTTCATATATCGGTTCTATGTTTCGCAGATAGAAATAAAGAGAGGGATATTTCTGACATAATTCTTTATTGTACAGCGGTGATATAATTGTCTGGCTGTCATAATGGTAATCTGTCTTAATATGCCTGATGTCTTTATACCTATCTGCTACACAGAGTATGAAAGGTTTTATCATATTACTTTCTTTCGTTGTCGTATACGATATTGTCGATTTTAAGCGTTCCTTTGTCATTAACAACGGTGAAGTCTGCGCTTTTGGCTGTGTCGTATATATCCATATACTCTACATAAACAACAGCACTCTTCTCGTCTGATGATGTAATTTTTGCCGATGAAGTATCCCACTTGTTTTCTCCTGCTGACATTGAATCGGCAATCACTTTGAGCTGACCGCTATCATCAACAAAGAAAGGAATAACACCTTTGAGAGCAACGCTGTAAAACAGCTTTTCTGCGCCGTCTGCTGTGAAATACTTTTCAGTATCTTCCTGCATTTCTTTTATGCTCTTATATGTCTTTACAGGTGCATATCTGAAGCCGTTTTCGTCCTCTGGCAGTGTGTTATAATCGTAATTTTCTGTTTCGGGATTGCAACGAAGATATATGTCATAAAATGCTTCTGACTTTTCAATCAGTGCGGGCATCTGCTCGTCAATAAGCGTTTCTATAGATGCGTTTTCGTTAGGAGCGGTAGTTGCTCCGATAGATGTTTCGTTGTTACCACTGCAAGCACTGAGGCTTGTTGTCATAGCGGCAAGAGCCGTGATTGTTACGATAATCTTTTTTGTAAATGTGTTCATCATTTTTCTCCTTTTAATCAGTTGAATATATAATAATGACCGATTTCGCTGTATGTTCTCATAAAACGTGAACTTGCGTTACTGCCTATAAGAAGTTCTATAGCGGGGTCAAAGATATATGTTGTTCCATTTATATCTATCTCAGCCCATGTATGTTCTCCTGCTCCACCACTCGGATTGGTGTGATAACCATAAATCATGCGTGTTTCAAAACCAATAGCACGAGACATATATGTAAACGCACCAGTAAAATCGTAGCAAATACCATAGCCCTTTTCAAAGAGGCTCATAGCATAAAGCTGTTCGGCGTACTGCTTTTTGTTCTGAGGTATAAGAACTACTCTTTCTGCATATCTGTACTGCATAAGATAGTTATATATTGCTCTCAGTTTATCAACATCACTCATATTATCCTTAATGAGTTTGTCAAGCAGAGGGAATATAACATTATCAAGAGGCTCGTAGCCAGATGATATATATTTTCCGTTCTTTACAGGCTTAGGTTTGTCTTCTTTTTTCATAGAACTTGTTATAGGAACAGGCTTTGGAGCGGGCGTTGTAACCGTTGTTGTGGTGGTTGTTACAACAGTAGTCATTACAACCTTTTCTTCACTCAGATAATCGCTGTGAATAAAAGTGCCGTCCTTCAGCTTATAGTATCCTGTATCTGTTATAGCGGTTACTGTAACTTCGTCATTTATATCGTACAGCTTAACGGTTTCAGCACCGAGAACTGCTTTCTTTCTGCTGTAACACGATACCGCAAGATACCTCTTTCCTTCAGCTTTTGTTTCCGTCCATTCGGGAACGGGCTTTGTAGTAACAGGTGTAGAAGTCTCTGTCACCTTTGTACTCGTAACGGTTGTTTCGACAGGCTTAGTTGTATTTGCCTTTGTTGATGTTACCGATATGCTTGTTGTTTCTGTTTCCGAAGTTGAGATGCGCTCATCAGAACTGTTCGTTGTAGCGACAGGCGTTACTTTGCGATTGTTCTCAACATAAGAGGGAGAGTTTTTGTTTGCATTGTTTGCACAGCCGCTGAAAGCTGTTACAGCCATTATTGCAGTTAGCGTAATTGCAATTATTCTTGTACTTTTCATTTGTTTTTGCTCCTATAAAAAAGAAATACTCTTGTAATCACGGAGATTACAAGAGTTTGGTAATATATATATAAACGACAGTTGTTGTCGTGAATCCCCTGTTTTCTCTTTTGTTACGTTATTTAGAGTGCTTTTTATTGACTTTTCCCTTGTCAATTCCTTTTTTCAAGCATTCTTCGCAGTATGTATGCCCTTTCCCGTCAGGCAATATATTTACCGCTTTTGCCGCTTCTTGCATTGTGGTAATCTGGTCGCTTCCCATACAACAGCTTGATTTACCACAACCCGAACACTGCACAGTGTATTGATTTGTGCTTTTACTCCACCATATTGGCATTTTTTCACTTCCTTTATTTTAGGCTTCCTTGTGCAACCGTTCAGCCATGTTTCGTATTTCGTTAAAATCTTCTTTGTCATACAAATCTTCATTTATCGTAATAGTTGTATTGGCATAAGCACGAAGGTCAAGATTTTTTGTGCTGTAAGCAAGCCAGATAAGGTTATTTGCTTCTTCAAGACTTTTGGTGAAGACGTAAATAGTGTTTTCTTTATCTCCAACAGGATTGAAGCATATAACATACGGAATAGCAACTTTTTCTTTTTTCCACCAAAAATTACAAATATCCAATGCGTATATATATGATGTTGTCACATATTCAAGACTATTTTCAAGTTGAACAAGTACGTCTACCATGTTAAAATTTCCTTTCAACATTTGTTTTTACTGCCTATATTATAGCATAATGTAATGCAAATGTCAATACAAAACCCTTGTTCAAAAGAATTTTATTTTTTCTTTTTTAAAAAATTATAGCCCTGTTTGAACGATACAAACGGGGCTAATATGAAGTTTATAAATCTCTTTGTATTTTGTTTTTGGTGCGTGGATTTGTATTATTTTCGCTTTTTTGAGATGGCAAGTTTGAAAAATATTTTTCACACGTCTCTTTTGATTTATTTATATAATTAAGTTCGTGGTTATCGTTCCATTCACCTATGTTTGCAATCTCAGTTTCAAACGGTGCTTGAATACAGTCAAAGCGACTGCTTAACATTTCTCTTGCAAATGTTTCAATGTCATTGCATTCCTCGTATGCACCATCATCGGGGAAAATCATATATCCTGTTACTTTTACTATCTGAGCCATAGTGTCATATCCTTTCTGCTTTTTTTAGTTAGTGCTTCTATAAAAGAATGATGCTTTATAAATCTCTTTGCGTTTTGTTTTTTGGACGTTGTTCTTTATTGTTTTCCTTCACTTCTCTTTTCTTTCTCGTTGCTTATCTGGAAAAATCCTCTTGTTTTTTGTGCTTGGTATTTAAGTTATCGTGTTCATAGCTTTTCTGTCTTTTTTGAGCCAGTGCTTCCATAAAAGCGTCTATTTCATCAAAGTCTTGTTTTACCTCTTTAAGTTCTTCTAATGATAATTTTCTTTGAGTACCGTTTTTGTCGTAGGTGTAAAGAGAAAAGCCTTCGTAAGATTTTACTACCTGTGCGATGTTTCTTTTGTCAAGGTAGACACTGTATTTGCAACCATAAACTTCTCCAATTTGACTTTTGAGTTGGTTTGTAAGGACGCTGTATTCATCGTGAGTAACAAAATATTTCATTTCCTCATTCATACAAACCGCAAGTTGGTGATGGAATATACGGTCGATGTATTTACCGATGTTATCAAAATGTTATAACTGAGCTTTCCGTTTGTCATTTCATCAACAAATTTGATTTTTTCTTCTTTGGAGATAGCGTTCTCGCACTTGAATATATAAGGTACGCTGTATGTATTTTTAAATACTTCGTAGCTACTCCATTTTAGTTTTTCATTAATTGCTTCTTCTCTGAGTCGCATATCTTCAACTTTCCATTCAAACATTTTGTTACCTCTCGTTCATGTCGTATGTTTTTCTTTGCCCTTACGGGCTTCCGTTTTTGTGTCTTAAAACCAGTGCCTATATTTAAGCATTTTGTGTTGCAAACAACGATACAAAACCTTTTACAAGTACGATTTATAGGACACAATAAATTTATTTTTCTCTATCTTATTTATGGTTCACAAAGCCACATAACAAAAAACACGCCCTGTTGAATAACAGGACGTGTATAAAATTGTGTGGTTGTTTCTCGTTATGTTTCCTGTTTGAACCTATTGATGTAATTCTTCCAAGCACACTTACACCACGTAGTGCCGTGCGGGTTGCTTCAGGCGTGTACAGCCTTGAGGGACTTGTATACGGTCTTACGCCACGCACTTCACGCACTTGACGTGCGAGTTATTTCCCACTTTTTATGGTTATGATAGAAGCAATAACACTTGCGCCACGCACTTGACGTGCGAGCTACTTCTGCGGCGAAGGAAAATACACACGTATTGCGGGCGCTTACACCCCGCACTTAACGTGCGAGCTACTTCCGATAGCCATTGCAGTTATAACATCAATCTTGCAACTTACACCCCGCACTTAACGTGCGAGCTACTTCAGCAAAATTGCACTAATATGCGTGATGCCTGTACGGATTAAATGCACAGGGTTTATACCTTACCGAGAGTTAAGCTACTGTCCGAAAGCAGAATTACGCCCACTTGCTCGGTTTAAGGACGCTAAGCCGCCCTATTCGTATGCGAATGCTCCTGCTCTTTTATGTGAGCTTGCGGTTCGCACACGGTTACTGTTTTAAATTCTGATTACCCATATTATAACACAACGTGTTGCAAATGTCAATACATAATGCTATATGTAATGCTTTAGTTTTTTGCTATTGCTATTCCTCAATTAGGGCAGTAGTTTGGTTCTACTTCATAATAGTCGCTTTTTTCGTTATCATAGCCCATAAGATTATGACAAGTGAATCCACATTCTGAACAGATAAATTCGTCCAAAGGGTTTCTTTTTGTTTTGTTTATACCGTACTTTATCGGTTTTGCGTTATCTTTCATCATATTCAAAATCTTTCTGCTTTTCAAGCTGATTATAAGCCATTTCATAACCGACCGCCCACAGGTACACACGCATATTTATACTGCTTCCGCAATCATAAAGCCACTCATAATACTCTGAGTCCAGTTCTTGCAAGAAGTTTGTCATATCTGTCGAATAATGCAGTTTGGTATCTGAATACCAATTCTCATCAATATCCGATTTCACAGCTTCCCAAAGTTCTTCTTCTGTATCGGCAGAATACCATAAATGCTTTTTGCAGGCTTCAAGCAATTCGTTAGTTTCTAACTCCATATAGTTTTTCAATTGATATTTGATGCCTTCATAAGCGTTGTCTGGGTCGTAGATATATTTGTCAGACGAACATTGGAATTTGCTTATGAAGTAATAAATATCTTTGAGATAGCTTTTCATTTCTTTCGGACTGACTGCGTTATACCATGTTGCAACGCAGTCACCCAAATCGCCGCTTATTATCAGGTTGCCTCTTTTTTTGTCGAGAATGTAATTAACGTAATGGTCGATACTTCCATCGGCTTTGCGCCAATCGAAAATTAAATAGCGGTCAGTATCCTGTATCAGAGTTGCCTTATGCGAAGCAAAACTTTTTTTACAATCGTTTAATATTTCTTCTTCAATCATTTGTTTATCTCCTTTATCAGTTCGGGGTTGTCATAGATGTTACCGATGACCTCGACAATATCACAACAATCATCATTTACTTGATTATAGTAGTTCCACATCAGCTCATACAGCGAAATGAAATTATCCGAATTATGAAAGTAATTGCAGGTATCACAACTGGTGATTTCTTTTATTATGCTGTCGAGGCATTCGTAATCTTTACCTGCAATCATGCCTATACCAAACGCTCCAAATTCGTATGTTACAATTCCTACTTGACCATCAAGTGTCTTAACTATATCTCCCTTAAAAATTTCCTTACGATTTTTATCTGTCAGTTCTGCGCACTGACCTACGGTTTCGGGTTCAACGTGATAACAGTCAAATCCGTCCTCGTCCGCTCCATTTTTCAGGTATATTTGTGTCGCACCATACTGTTCAACATAACTACCATATTTCCACTGTCTTTCACCTACTCGTTTCCCACGAAATAAACTCATTTATTCTTCTCCTCTCATTTTAGCTCCGCAGTGACAATAAGGATAGTTTTCCAATCTATCACCGCAGATAATGTTTATTGTTCGACCACATAAAGAACACGTATAGAAATTATCTCGTTTGTCATAGCCTTCATTATGAATCCATTCACCGTTCCTTATTTCCTCAGCTTCTATGGTAGGAATATCTTCTATAGTTGCCATTAAAGTGTCAATTACATTCATTACACTTTCCTGTTCATATATATTTTCAGGGAAGACAGCTTTGTTACGAGATATAATAGCCATTGCCTTTTCTCTTTTAAGAGCGTTAATAAGCTCTTTTTTTCGTATGCAGATTTTGTCGTCCATTTTGTTTCCTTTCTAATTCGGTGTTTTTTTGTCGTTTTTATATAATCATTTCATTCTGTTTGTGCCTTTACATTTCCGTTTGTTATCAGATAAGAACGAGAATTTAACGCTCTGACAGAATCGCCATAACTATCTTCATAATTGTAAACTTCTTTAGATACCGTATATACTTCTACCGAGAACGAGTATTCTTTGAAAAGTTTGCTGAGAGTTTCAACAATTTCGTTATATTCATAAGGAGTTTTAGTTGTATATACGCAAGCGTTTATACTGTGACAATTTTTCAAGTATTCGTTATAATTTTCAAAGCGTCCCCATGCGTAAAAAAATTCCGATTGAGTATTATTAAACAACTTAAAATCAGAAGGATATTTTTCTTTGAGATTTTTATTTGCAACATCGTCAAATAGTACAGAGCAATAATTATCTGAATACTGTTCGTTTTGCCAAACCTGTACTTTAAATTGCCTTCCGTTTTTGTCTGAATATGTATAATATTTCGACCCCGAATTTTCGATTTCTTCTGAAACATAGGTAAAATTGTTACCATTGTATTTAGTGCTTAAATACAATTCAACCTTGCTTGTATCGTTGTACTGACGTTCCAAACTATAAGTTAAAAACATTGCTATATACGTCACTAAAATTACCAAATAGTAGAGTATATTATGAGTAAACGCATTTTCTTTGTCACTGCTTTCAAGATGTATATGAACCACTGTTGAAATGCACGTAATTATTAAGGATAAGATGTATATAAAGAACATTTTTGCTCCTTTAGGTATCAAAGTGTTTTCGTTTATGCCTATATTATAGCATTTTGTAATGCAACTGTCAATACAAAACTACTTCGTTTGTCAGCTACTTTGCACATTTTCAAGAGATACTATGCTGTTGTATAAGACCTGTAATTTGCTTTCCTTATCGTATTTTTCAATATGCAGATGACCGCTGAACCATTGCTTGTAATTTGTTTTATTCTTAATGCTTTCGAGAAAGTCTGATGTGTCATCTGTTATTGGTAATATTATTTTTTCTTCCGCAAATTTGTTTATAACTGACGAAGGAACAGTGTGACTGAGAATAAAGTCAACGTTGTAATTATGCTTGGCTAAATTGTTCAAAGCGTTTTCTTTTTCATCTGGTTGTGCCAATTCTTTTTCCCACCAACTGATATTTGGTGTTCGATATTGCTTATCATGCGAAGAAGCTCCACCAAAAGCAAAAAACGTTTTACCGTCTATTTTGTACACTTCTCCTCTCATAAGATGATAGATATTTTCAGCATAAGGGTGAGGCTGAACTTTGCCGCTGAACATTTCAATTATAGGTTGTTTCTCCCAATAGTTGAAATTATCATGATTGCCGTCAACCCACAGTATTGTGTAAGGGCGAGCGGCAAGCCAATGTATCCAGTAAAGATATTCGGCATACTGTCCTTTTTGTTTCATAATATCTTCGTCATAAAAAGGAAATCCGAAATCGCCTAAAATTATCAGATAGTCATTTCTTGTCAGTTCTCTGCTCTCTTTCCAATTGTGAAAAGAAAGTTTTTTAATATCTATCTCTCCGTGCGTATCACCAGTAAGGTAAATCATATTAACCTCTTTTCTTAATACGAAAGCCCCTGAAAGAACAGGGGCTTATAATTATCTTTCAATGCTGTGGTTTTTAATGCAATGATTCTTGATTTCTACGTTTCCCTTATCAAAAGGAACGTAATATTCTTCAAAGTCTTTTTTGTTCATTTTTTCAGGCTTGTTAAATTGACACAAGCCGTAATTTGTCGCTCTTTCGGCTGTAATTGTATCCGCTTGTTCGTCAATTACTTTTGCGAAAACCGAAAATGCGTTAATTTCGAATGAATTATCGCTTTTAATTGATGCACAAACATAATTGTATTCATCTGGAACATCTTTTACCTGAACGTTGCTACATTCAAAGGTGAAGCTATCCGTTCTTTCCATTGCAAGTGCGTTTAATTGATTTTTTACATACTGAACCGTTGCCGCCGCATTGTGGTAAGCTGTACTGTCAAAACCGTATCTGTTACCTATATCTCTTAGCCTATCATCAAAGCCTACTCTATATCCTCTTGCGTTTATAGACATATCTGCTTCATAGAGCAAGACTAATTCGGGATATGTTTTGTAGGCAGTGTCAAAGTCAAAATCCTTATAAGGCAACGTTTTGATAAAATTGGGGTTGAGACCGTGATATTTAATTGCATATATATATCTGGGCTTCAATCCCATTGTTTCAAGCAATTCTGCACCGTATTCTTCATGTCCTTTGTGTTGCTTTATGTACCCTATGTCGTGTAACAAGCCCATAACATACATTTCGTCAGCAGGCAAACCATATTTTTCGGCGTTCTCACGCATATACTCAGCCACGCCTATATTATGTGCCATTTTAAAACGGTTTATATGTTCTTTATGTGCGTGTTCACACCTTTTATCATTATCTTTCATTTTATTCGCCTTTCGTCTTATATTGTTTCAAGCATTTCTGTAATGATATATCGTTAAGGACTGATGTGGCTTAATCTTACGCCACGCACATGACGTGCGTGTCGCTTCGTTATGCTGATTGCAGAACAGATAGTCATAGACACTTACGCCACGCACTTGATGTGCGGGGTGCTTCTAAAACCTATAAGCTTGCGACAGTAAGGCGGTGCCTTACGCCACGCACTTAACGTGCGAGTTGCTTCAGCAAAAATGCACAATTGTGCGTGATGCCTGTACGGATTAAATGTACAGGGTTTGTACCTTACCGAGAGTTTGACTACTACCCGAAAGCAGAATTACGCCCACTTGCTCGGTTTAAGGACGCTAAGTCGCCCTGTTGACTTTACAAATCATTCTCTTTCTTTCGTGTTTTTCCTTTTTTCTGTGCGTTCCTGTGAATAAGCCTTCAAATACTCTTCTGCATTTGGGTGTCTATACTTGTCATCATTAGTTTGCCAACTCTCAACACCTATGACTATTTGTTCGGGTTTTATGCCAAGTTGTTCTTTAGCTTGTCTTATAAGTTCCGCATGAGTCTCGTAGCAAGCTTGACAATCAAGCAGTTCTGAAAGTCTTTCAATCTCTTTCGAGTCTTGCAAAAAGTCTTTATCTATAAGTTCTCCACCATCTTCATCGTAATTTACTTTGATAGCATCAAAGAGAGACTGTATCTCTTTAAGTTCTTTTTCCGAATACAGCTTTTCGTTAATACGGTCTACGTAGTTTTCGATGCTGTAGTAATTTGTATAATCAGGGTGTGGCGAACCGTGTGTTGAAAGGTCTCCACAACAGTCTGTGTGTACATTGGCATCAAGATACTCTATGATATTTTTTGTATCACAGAGCGATACCCAATAGATATATCTTCCGTTTTCATCTGAATCTCCTTCTTCTCTGCCAGTATCAAAAATCGGGGGAATAGAAGGAATTTCGCTCCAGTAGAGATTACCGAAAACTTCGCTTTTTGGTCTCCAATCGTCCCCTACTCTGCTTTCAAGTTCGCCTACCTGTTTTGAAAAGAGTTGGGCGATTTCTATGACTTCGTTATTGCTTACATCGTTTGCAATAACCTTTGCACGACCTTCGCCGTCTGTGAGAATAACGCAATCTGTAGACCAATCAGGGGTATGTGCTTCTATAAGTTTGAAGTCTTTCATGATAAATACCTCTTTCTGCTTTTAAAGCATTGTTATCTATTTTATTTATAGGTCAAAAAGCCACATCACGAAACAACTTTTGTATGGTTAATCATCGCCTATATGCTTTGCTTTGTTTTTATTCAGCACTGTCCTGTTTATATTCTGAGCAGGATATGGTTGCTTTCGATAATTGGGGTTGCCACCTTTATGAGTATAACTACGCTCCTGTGTTTGCTCGGAATTGGCATTGTTGTTATTCTCGACAGGTTTATTTCTGTCTGTCAAAACAGGTGACTGAGTGGTTTCGACAGCGTTTCTGTCGTGTAGAACAGGTGGCTTGTCGTTGTTATACGTCCGTGTTCTTGACTGCTTTTCATTTGAATTGCTCCGTGAAAAATACGAGCCTGTGTTTTGTGACAAATTGTTATTGCCGCTTCTTCTGTTGTTGACATAGCTTGAAGCTTGCGTTCTTGTAACGTTTATATCTCCTTCTTCAACATAGAAGGTTTCCTCTCGTGGAGTAAAAGTTATTCCTGTTTCGATATTTCTTACAATTTCGTTCACAAGGTTGTTAGCCAGATGATATAAGGCGATTGCCTGTTTTCTGTTTATAGCACACGTTCCGTAACGTAATCCGTTGAGTTTTGATATGTTTGCGGCATTCCGCACAAGGTCGGGCTGTGAATCCATAAAACCGACCGAACCTTTTTCTATAGCAAGTATAAGTTCTGCTATATTGTGTGTATTATTTTTCTCTTTTGCTTCAACAGGATTCACAAGTGCGAGTACATATTTTAACGTCTTCTCCACTGCCTGTCCTGCATGATATGCTCCGAGACACAGCATATAAGGATTCTTGTTATACATTCGTGCTGTGTCATAGATTATCATTTTTGCTGATTTTATATCAGCGTAGATGATTCCTTTGTCGAAAGGAAGTTTTATTCCGAAATTCACAACTGATACCCCCTCTGTTGGATTTCTCTATTTCCCATTTCGGATTTCCTATATGATTAATGGTTCACTAAGCCACGAGACTCAGTTCTGAGAGTATGCAGATGCAATAATGTAATTTAACTTTTCTTCCATTGCCGCTTTATCGCCCTTGTCTGTTTTTATGTCGTTGAGCATCACAGACAGAATGTAACACGGCGTAGAATCTACAAAGAACGTATAGCATTCAGCGTAGAACGTTCCCTTATCTGCATCAAGCTGAATTGTTCCGATGTATTTCATACATTCCTTATTACCGATTTTGACCTTTTCTTCACTCTCTTTCACAAAAGAGGCGTTGTAAGGATTGCACTCTTTCATTATTTTTGCAAAAGCGGCATTACAGCTTATGTGCTTTTCCCAAAGCTTCGGTTTGTCTACAATTTCTTCGAGTTTTACGGAATGATATTCACTTTCGACCGTCCATGTTTTTACCAATAATGCGTATTCGCCGTTATCACTTACAGTATTCTGGTTATCCGAGTAATCGCCATAGTCGTTTATACCTGTAGAGTTGACATACATTTCTTTGTTTTCTAAAGGAAAGCAAACTCTTTTTTCCCCGTCCATTGTTGCTCTCATCTTTAAAGCCCACTCTTTATTCTCTTTGATAGTGGTATTGTCGTTATTATCGTTCTCGTCCTCGTCTTCCTCACTATCCACATCAGCAGAGATATTGCTTGACGAGATATTTTCTGTATCATTTGATGACGTTGTGCTTGCTTCAGGCGTAGATGAAGCACAGCCGAACAGATTAACGCATAAAGCAGTTAAAACAATAGCAGTAATAATCTTTTTCATAATTAGCTCCTTTTTCGTATGTTTTTTATATTTCATCAGTCTTCCCAAAACTGTTTTTTTCGTTGCAATAGAATACGGTTAAAGCCTTTCCTTCTTTAAACTCTTTCCAGATGTCAGAAAGAACATACTCGCCGTCTCCGCATAAGTCTTCATAAAAATCGTACACGATACAATTCTGTATTATACCGCTTATTGTGCCTTCAATAATAACATATTCTTTCGAACCATAGGGAACTGTTGTGCGAAGGACAAGCCTTTTTGTTGTTCCATAATTATTGTCTGTGAGATACCATAAGCCTGTAACACGATTGTTGAATCTATCTAAAATGACAGAAATAACTTCCTGACAACTCTGATATATCTCGTATGGCACATCTGTTTCCTGCATAAAAGGTGGGAAGTCTAATTGTTCCCATATATTATTGTTTGTCATCATAGGTAGCCCTCACTTCAACAAAATTATTGTACGAGTAGTATTGAGGCTTTAAGCGGCTGATGTGTGCCGACTAACAAAGTCTTCAACTTCTTCTCCTGCTTGACTTATCGTACTGCCAATATCACCAATAGGATTGGTGTAGCCCTGAACATAACTTTCAACGCTTTTGGCAAATTGCTGTCCCGTACCATTCTCTATTATAGTTGATATTACACAATAAAGCAATATCAAAGCGGCAAGAACTATCATAGCAATGTACAGTATTTTTTCTTTCTTTTCCATACTTAGTTCTCCTTATCAGAGGCAACGAGTGTTTTTGTAAACAGAGTCACGAAACCACGTTGATTGTTTTCGGTTTTTCTTCGTTTAAATTCGCAATTAAAACTTTTATCGTTGTTCTTCGTAATTTGGCATTTTGTGTTAAATGAGTTTGTTTGGCTTATTTTTTTCGCAAGTAGCATTGCTGAAGCAGAATCGTCTTCAACCTTTATATGTATTTGTCGTTGGAAATTTGTATTATCTTTGAGTCCCGCCAATTCGAATAATTCGCTGATGCTTATAGGTGAAACGAAGTGTTTCGCCAGAGCGGGCGAAAATAAGGCAACAAGATATTTTTCATTGCTCTCATAGATTAAAGGGTCTTCGTGCGTACAAGGTTGCCAGTCTGTAAGGCAGATGTACTCATCTTTTTTGTTGCACTTGCACCATATTGTAATATCGGCAAATGTGTAGTTGTTAAGAAATGTCATCGGTATCATATTTATTACCTCTATATGCGAACATAAGCAAGCACGAGGCTTGCTTATGCCATATAAACCCATTGTTCTCTATTTCCTTTTTTCAGAGGGAAGTTCCCACCTTCCCTCTGCAAGGAGCTGGGCTGTGAGGGCTTCGAACCCTCAGACGTTACGCCTCGTCTTTTCCCATCAGCCCGTGTGTAAGCGGCTTTGCAACGCATTGCCGCTTATATATTGCATTAACCGTTATAACCGCCATTATAGCCACCGTTGTAGCCATTATTATAACCGTTGTAGCCATTATTATAACCGTTGTTGCCGTAATTGTTGCCGTAACCACCGTTGTTGTTATAACCGTTATTACGATTATTACCCTGTCTGTGGTTACCGTTGTTACCACCGTTATAACCGTTGTTTCCATTGTTGCCGTTATAACCATTGTTGTTGTAACCGTTGTTATTCGGTCTGTTGTTGCCATTGTTGCGGTAATTGTTTCCACCGCCGTTGTTGTTTCCGTTTTTCCATTCGTGGATAGATACGCTTGAAGCGTATATAGAAAGTGTTGAAACAAACTGATTGTTTTTGTTTGTGTATTCACGAACACCGATTGTTCCGCTTACATCTATAAGAGTATTGCTGTAATCGCATTCCTGTATGTTGCAAGTGCCGTCAAGAGGGCAGAAAACGCTTACCTGTATTCCCTTTGGATAAGAACCGTCCTGCTTTTTCTTTCCGTTAAGTGTACAGCTCAGGATTACACCTGTCGCTATACCGTTGTTGTTACTTACAATGTGCTGTGAGAAACATTTAAGTCCCCAGTTTCCACAAATGTTGTAGGTTTTGTTGTTTGCCATAAAAAGCTCCTTTTGAGTTACGTCTTCTTTGATAGGTTTGCGTAGTTCCTATCTCATTCATTGCCTATATTATAGCATAATGTAATGCAATTGTCAATACAAAACTCACGTTCAAGGAAATTATTTTTTAATTTTTCCTTATTATAGCACGATAACTGCCCAATGTCAAGCAATTATACAATTATATTGCATATTTATGTAATTAAATTGTACTACTTGCATATTTGGCTTTTGCTGTTATTGATTTTATGAACCTCTCTTGACAGTTTTTTTGCTATGCTTATTTCGTTCAAGTCAACACAGTCATCGGGCATACCATATCTATTTATTATTATCTGTACGAGAAGGCGTTCCTTATTAAAATTGTTTTTATTAAATGTACACATTCTTCGCCATTCACCTTCACTGATTTTTGTATCTTTCTTGTACTGCGCTACTGCTTTTTTCAACGTCTTCATTTTTTATTTTCTTTCTCTTTTTATATTCATATAGTATCCATAATGAAGCGACAACGGCAATCAGGACGAACAATATTGGCAGAATTATATTGTTACTGCTTTTTACAAAGTTTTTAAGTTCATCATTGTCGATTTTAGTTTGTTCTTTGTTTATCTCGTTTTTTGCATCAGGAACTTTATCGTTTGCAATTGCCGCTTTCTCTTCGTCAGTTACATCTTTGAGTTCATATTTTTTTATGAGTTGATTTAGTTCAAGTGTATAAGGGTTATCTTTGCCATTGGAACTACTGATTTGTATTATATTATTATAGGGCAAGGCGTTTTCGCTCCTTGTATCGCTTAAATTGGCTATATCCTTGCCGTTAGCGGTAAAAACGTGATATGCACCAGTTTTTATTTTTATAAGGTTGTCCTTGTTTTTATCAATATCAACTATGTAATATCGGCTGTTGTGGTTGTTGTACAACAACAATCGCATATTGACTGATGCGGTTATTTTGATGTAGCCGACATTAAAATAGTTCGGTATAGCATCACCGATTTCATTGTCGATTTTGCCCGCCTTTTCTTTGTCTTCAAAAAAATCACTGCATAACACCACTGTGCTGTATTCAATTTCTCTTACCGTATGTTCTGGAACGGTTTTATTTTCTTTGAAGCTATTGACAAAATCATTAAACGATAATTTATTTACAAATACCTTATAAAATTGATGGTTGTATTCTGTTTCTTTTATTTTGTCCTGAAACCAAAAACCATTGTCGTAGTTTCTGAAGTACGCTAATTCGTTTTCCTGTATATCTGAAGAATACACGCCGAATATTTGAATATATCCGCAGTTTTTAACTCTGTTTTCAATTTCATACATTTCTTCTCTACTCGTTGCTTTTTTGCCCTGAAAACGATTCAAGCCGCCTTCGTACACACCGAACGAGCCACCATCGTATGTAATCGTAGTATAGTTATAATCATTGCTTTCTGCAAAAGCTACAGGTACGCAGACTGTCAGAAATATGAATGTCATCAGAGCGGCAATCAGCTTGTTTTTAAATATTTCCATTTCTTAATCGTTCTACCTCTGCATTTAAAAATCTTATGTATTTTTCAGCAATAAAAGCTGAACGTGTTTTTAGCGGTTTGTTTTTCATATACTTTACATACAATTCAAGTTGTTCAATTGCGTTCAATCTTTTATATAGGATTTCTATGATAAGGTTTACATCATCTGTATCGTAAATCGTTATCCTGTGTTCGGCTGTGCCGATATATAAATTACGTCCTGTAAAGAAAGGCATTAATCGGTAGTCTTCCAACACTTTTTGCTTATTACAACTCATAGCCTCGTCAAGAGTTTTGCAATTTAAGCAATAACGAAATACAAACCATATAATAAAATAAATTCTCGTTGCCTTTTCCTCATCATCTGCATAAGCATCTGATGAACTGCATACAATCATTTTTTCTTTCTCGTTGGAAAGGCAATCAGCGTAAACATATAAAAGATTTTTGTGCATTTTATCTAAATAGTGCCAATCCATAATTTAACCCCTTTCCCTGAAAATTTCTGTAATTATATTATCATATTTTCAGCTTTTGGGTTGAGCCAATTTGTGTATTGGCTTTAAAAGGTGGAAAATATTTAGGATTGTAAAACACAATCCTAAATACTTTATTGTTATTATTTTAAATAACCGCCATCAAAGTTATAATTGTCTTCAAATTCGTATCCCACGCCTTCGGGTTCTTCTGTTATTTCCTCGTGGCTTAAATCTTCGTATTCTCCGTATAAGCGGTTAATATCAGTGATAGCGTCTTTCATCTTTACAAGCGTTACGCTGTTCTTACCTGTATCCTCAGCATTCTTTAAGTCAGCGGCAAGAACCTGCAAAGACTTAAATGCTTCGTCTACGCCTGCCAGTATCAAGTAACGTTGTTCTTCGTATTCTCTCTGAGTCATAAAACCTCTTTCATCAATCGTCTGTAATCATAAAACGCATATATTCGTCAAGGTCAGGATATTCGTTCAGCGTTATTGACTCATACGTTTCACCATCGGCACTTTTAAAGATAAAGCCGACAAGTCTTCTGTCGCTTACCAGTTCATCATTGCTTTCTATGGCAACGACTTCAACACCGTTAAGATTTATCGTATGTGTACACCCCGACTGAGCGATAAGCTGACGTATGCTTTTTATATCCAGTTCTTTCTTTGTACAAGTGAAGAAATAAACGTTAGAGGCTTTTTTCGCAGATTTGCCTAATGCCCCTATCATCTCCATTGTCAGTTCTCACTTTCTTCAGGCATTGGCATATCATCGGGTATGCTCGTTGTTGTGTCATTGCCTCTGCTTGATTCGCTTGCTGAAATATTAGATGAAGTATCATTGTTTGAACTTGTGTCGAGCGTTATACTGTTATTTGATGTATTGGGTGTTTCTGAAGACGTAGTAGGCTTGCTTGTACTTGGCTTATTCGAACTGTTGTTCTCAACCTTTACGTTGTCACCTACGAGTTTTGAAGCATCAACGATTTTCTTTACTTCATCATCAGAAGGTGCTTTGTCCTTGTAATATACAAACTGCTCGTATTTTTCAGCAAGTTTATTGTAATTAAGAACGATAAGATTGTTGTCCTTATAACTTATTGCCTGCTGTAATGCTTTGTCCTCAAACACCCATTCTTTATTAAGGCTTCCCTTATCTACAAGGAATAAGCTGTTCTTTGTACCGTAATAAGAAGCCTGTTCTCCGTCTTGGTTGATATAAGGATAATTTTTCATAGTAGCGTTTATTTGAGCATTTTCAGCCGAATACGCTTCATTTTCATCAACTTCGGATAAAGGTTCAAACGCTTTAAAGCCAGTACGGTTACAATTTACTGCAAGACGGCTGTAGTAAAATTCTTTAAGCTGTCTTTCACGCAGGTCTGTATCTTCTGTAGTAGGTTCAAATATAGTAACAAGTCTTTCTGTTTCCGTCTGAATTACAAATGTATTGTTATCCAGACGAGCATATTCAAACATTTGTGTTGTAACAGGGTTCTTTATTGCATCAACGTTTACGTTTGCTGTACAAACTGCTTTACACCAGTCTTTATCGCAGTCATATAAAATACGATATGCTGTATTCGTGTTTGATGTACTGCCTTTTAAAACGGTAGTAGTACCGCTGATTTCATAGTCGTCTTTTTCGTTGCGGCTAACATTTAAATTAGGGTACTTTGATACATATTCCCCGTTATCGTTTGTCTTTGTAAAGCTGTTTGCAGTTGATGTCATCTGAGTTATAACAGTTGCAAAGTCCGTTTCTTCCTCGTTAAACCACTGAGTATCGTTAATGATATTGGTAGAGAAGAAGTTCGCAACGAAATCCTGATAGCCTTCAGCCGTCCAGTAGGAATTGGGGTTGTCGCTTCTTATAGCTATGTTTCCTTTTTTAAGAGTGTCAATTGTTTTAAGAACAGTGTTCTTTACTACATCGGCTCTCATTACGCCACCACGATAATCGTTCTGTAAAAGTTCCTTACCACTGCGATAGCCGTTGCTTAATTCCTTGATTTGAATACCCGTTATAAGAGTCTCGTTTGTTGTTGAGGTATTGTCTCCGTTGGTGTTTTCAGTTTTGCTCGAAGCAGTATCACTGCAAGCAGTAAAAGCAAGGCAAGCAGAAAACGCAAGGAGCAGGCACATTACTTTTTTAATTTTCATTGTGTTTTACCTTTCCCTATTGTATACATATAAAAACAAGAGGCTGTTGGTTGCCTCGACAACACAACAACCTGTTGTTTTTTGCTATTTATATTTTGATTAGCTGATTATGCCGATTCCACTCAAAATGGATTTGAGTGCTACCATAGCAACGCCTGAAAGTGCCATAATGATGCCTTTTGTCTTTGCCTCTGGCTGTTGGTTTTGGTAGCTCATGAAAACCTCATATACACCGTAGACTACTAATGCCACACCGACAAAACGGGTGATAGTCAACAAAATGCCGATTATCTTTCCCATCAGTTCATTTGCATCTGTAGAACCGTTTGTATTGATTGTTACATCTTCGCCAAATGCTCCTGCACTTAATGCAAATGCTGAAGAACACATAAGTGCCGTACAAACACTTGTGTAAATACGCTTTGCTCTCTTACCGAGTTTTGTTTCGTTCATCTTTTTCATAGTTACGTTTTTCCCTTCTGCCTTACCGTATGATAAGGGCTTTTTCTTCATTAGTTATTTTTTTTGTTATATTTCGCAACTGTTCCCTTTGGATAAGTTCACAATTGTAATAACCTGTGTACTCTTCCCCGTACAATTCTCCGAATCTGTCTAAGTCGTAGACAAAATCTGTTTCGTTTATGTAGACGGGCGGGGAAAGTTTTTCCACGCCTACGGTTTTAATAAACTGAATGCAACTCATTCCGTAAGGCTTAAAAAAGCCTAAAATAATTATTATACCAAGTGGTATTACTGCCGCTTCGATAGACGATGAAAGCTTATATGTAATGAAGCCGATACCAAGACCGAGTGCAATAACCCCCACTTGCTTCAGCGAAAAATTGCCTATATCTTTGGTTTTGAATTTTCTTATATCTTTTGTAATTGGAATTTCCATTTAATTATTTTCCTTTCACGTAAAACTTATGGGTCACTAAGCCACGTAACGTGGAATATTTTCCCATTATACACCTAATGCCTGATTTGCCGCTTGTTTTGCCGCAGATAAACAACCTAAAGCGGCAATGGGAGCAACAAGTAATGATGCTAATGCACCTAAAAGGCTTAATGGGTCTGTTATTGTTACTGTAGCACCTGTGAAAGCCAGTTTTGTTGCAACTTGCGGAAGTATAATAAATGCGATTGCATAAAGTGCAAGTGCGATGAATGATTTGAGCCATTTCATTGCTGTACTGTTATTGCCACTGTATATATCGCCTAAAGCGATAGGAGTGATTGCAATTCTGTACAGATATTCGACTTTAAATAAGATTGCTTTGTACGACCAAGCAAGTCTTACTACAAGAGTAACGACCAAACAACCTATGAGACCTAAAATCAGTATTATCTTTTCGAGAAATCCGACATCAAACGCATTGCTACCGCTCAATATATCCATAGCTCCGTCTTTAACTAAGGTATCGGTAACACCTTGTACAATGGTGTTATGAAGACCTATCAAAATGCCAACAATATTACCACCGTTAGCAATAACGGCAATAGCTATCATAAGTTTTAAGAAAGGCAAGAAAGCTGTCTTTAAAGTCATATCACGCCCTTCAAGTGCATATTTTCTGTTCATTTCAAGCAGAAAATAAATGAGAGTTAAGCCTATGCCTATGAGGGCAAAATATCCCCATACTCCGTTTACAAGGTCGATTGTGTTTTGATTGAACTTCAGCTCTTGTGTATTTGCCGAGCCTAAAGCGGCAACAGACGCTACAAGAGCATTATAAATTTTATCCATCGTTTCAGCCATTGAATATCACCTGTCCTTTACTTTTTTTCAGTTGGTTTGTAGATGTTATCGTTGTTGTTGTTACGATAATATGTTTCTACTTTGATGTTCTTTTTCTTCACTTCCTTTACGTCTTTCCAACGTTTGTGTTCCATTAAGTTGAGTTTTCGACACAAATAAGGTGTTACATCACGGATAATGACAAGTTCATCATCTCTGCCGTGTTGATTTATTGCGCTTATCTGGTCTATGCTCATCAAGTCTACCTCAGTCGGAGTGTAAGACGTAGAAAGTCCTGAATTACTTGAAGATGTTGATTTCTGTCGGATTGTTGTCTTTCCGAGCATCTTCTGTATTTCTTCTTTATCCTCTTTTAAAATAGAACCTAAGAAGATTGTTGTATCAACGTTTGCCATAACGGTTTCGTGTTCGCCGTCTTTGTACATTGTTTTTAACTGTCCTATGTCCTGAATAACAACGTGCGAACCTATTCGATATTTACGGCTTGTTGAAAGAATTGTCAAGAAGTTAGGGATTTCGCCTATATTCTTAAACTCATCGAGAAGGAAGTTAATATGTATCGGCAGTGACGGGTCGCCACCTGCAAAGTCGTCTCCCGCCCAAATATACATTTTATTCAATTCATCAATGAACTTTTCAAGAGGTTCTTTGAGAACAGATGTCTTGTATATATGTGACCGCCATATCAGATTGTAGATTTTTGTACCATTTATATAGTCAGTTTCGATAATGTTATCTTTAGTGACTGTCTGATAAAAGTCTTTTGCTTCTTCTTCACTGTTGAAATAATCAAATACGGGCGTACCCAGAGTATATCCTATATGATATTTACCTCTCAATTTTCTCTCACCCAAATCGTACATTCTGCCGTAGAGCTGTGAATACAGCATAGCAATAAGGAAGTTGTACGCCTGATGCGATTGAGGAATGCCAAGGAATAGATATGACTGCTGAGTAGCCATTTTATCTATGTCGATGTTCATAGCAGGATTGTCTTCGTCAAGTCTTGTTATGTTATCAACTGTTTTTGTTGCGAAAATCTGTAAGTCAACCGCTGTTGTAATAAGGATTGTATTTGCAGTTTTCTGCGGTGCTATCAAGAATGTATCATAATACTCTCTTGCTTTGCACGTTTTTCCTTGCTGTTCACATTGAGCGAACCATGCGTTCATTTCTCTTGTGAGCGGCGAGGCTTTATCATCAGGGTTATACAGACTTCCGTATGTCTTCAGCATTTCTGCGTCATGTTCTTTTTCAGTAGTGCTTTTCTCGCCACCGCCACCGCAACATTCGTCATCTTCAACTTTCGCAAGCTGTACCTTTTTAAGAATCGTATTGAAGCATTTATCATATCTCGGAATGTTGTCATTTTCAAGAACGAAATAAATCAAAGCCGTAAGGAAGGCTTGTTCTGACTTGTCCCAGAACGGGTCAGAGCTTCCGCTCTCCTTGCCCGCCTTAGCATTCTTCATATATAGGTTAACGAGTACATCAACCTGTTGTTCTGATATTTCACCATTCGAATCATACACATTAAGCAAAGGATTGTAATGATTACTTAAAGTAAAATCAGATGCGTTGAATAGATATACGTTGTATCCTTTCGACAGGAGATACGGAGCAAAGCTTCTGAAAATATCACCTGACGGGTCAGTTACGACCATTGAACAGTTTTCCTGTAAGATGTTAGGCTTTATGTATTTGAAAGTTTTACCTGTACCTGTACCACCGATAACAAGAACATTTGCTGAACGGTTTACTTTTTTGTTGTTGAGCGATAAGCCAAGTTGTTGCCCTTGATACATACCAAATAACATATTGTTATCATTGTTATCCATAAACCGTGTTTTGAATTTCTTGAAATCGCTTGCTGTACCGAGCCTTGCGTTGCCGTGTTCATGTCCGACACGGCTTTGCCGCTTCTGTTCGCTTTCAAGGTATATAAAGATTCCTACTATTGCAACAAGTCCTGCACCTATGCCAAAAGCAGTCATAAAAATTGATGAATTGAAAGGTGTCAAAGCATACGGCATATCGTCTGCCATCAGCCAACTGAACGTACAAGCAATTCCGTCTGTAGTTTTGCCGTTTGTATAAACAAAGTACGAGTTTGCTTTTACAGCTAAGAAACAGCCTACTACAAAGCAAGCGATAAGAAGAATAAGCAATTTTTTCTTCCAACTACCTTTTGCTTCTACGGGTTTGGCGTAATTGATTTTTTCAAATTCTGCCTTATTCGTATATTCACGTACCTTCGGAAGCTCTGCTGTAAGTTCTTTGCTTTTTTCATCAAGAACTGTTCTACATAATTCAGCAGTGCTTTCTTTTACTGCTTTGATGGCTTTTTCTTCTTCTTCCGTAATCATACGATTAACTGTATATCTTTTTGCCTTTCTGAGAGCGGCAAGATAACCATTTACAGCTTCTTCTTCTTGATTGGCAAGAAGTTTGTCGTCAAAAACATTGTCAATGCTACCCGAAAGCTCAAAAATTTCAAAGCCAACAGTATCATCGTTTTTGTTTTTGCCATCATCATTTTCTGAATTTGCCGCTATATCTTCGGCATCATCTTCAAAATCATCGCCTTGAAACATTTCCGCAAATTCTTCGTTTAAGTCAGTCACTGTTTTTCTCCTATCTCTGATGCAAGGTTAATGTGAACTACCGTTTATCAGTTTGTATTTTTCAACTTTGAAATTGTCGCTTTTCCATTCGTTTATTTGTTTGCTCACTTTTTTTATGATGTATAAGACCAGTTTGTAAGTAGATGTTTTATCTATCTCACAGGCTTCAAACAAAGTATCATATTCAGTGAGTTTTTTGTCATTGTCCTCAGACTTATAGGAAACACGAAATATTTTGTCTTTGCCATATTCCATTCGCCAACCGTTAATTACGCATTTTTCATACAACACATAATTGTAAAAGTACATAAAACCTTTTTCTTCACACTCAGTAACAGGACGTGCTTTGTGACTTGAAATTATACAATCTCTTGTAACAAGCATTGCTTTTGATATAACGCTCATATCATTAATCAAAAGCGGCTGTTCTGCTGATTGTGCTGTATAAATGTAAATAATCGGTTCGTTTGAATAGCACTCGTAAGATTGTACTTCGGAACAGATTATCGGACATACGATGTTTTCTATTTCCTTTTCCATCGTTGTTATATCTACATATTCTTGTGTAACACCGTATATTTTTTTTATTTTCAGGTCAAACTGTCTGTTTTCTTCAACCTGTTCTAAACGTTTGACTTTAGATAAATCATAATCGTTTAATCTCAGATACATCAACAAGACTTTAGTATCATCTGTGCTTTTTTCGTATTTTGTCAAAAACATAGCAATACACCTTCTTGTATATTTAATGGTTCATTATTCTTCATAACTCATAGAGAGGGTGCAAGTGCGTTATGCACCCTCTTTCTTCAGAGTTATGTTACTTAGTGTTGAACGACCTGTATTTAACTCTGCCGTCAAGGTGTTCAGCCCACCAGTAAGTTTCTTGTGCATTAGTGCTGTAAGCAGATGTTGAGCTTTCACCGTGCAATTGCACTGCTCCACCGTATGAGGTTCTGGCAACATCTACTAAAATAGGTACACCCGCTTTAAGAGTTTGTCCCGTCATTAACTGTATATCTTTATCAAGTACACCTATAAAAATTGCATATTGCGGTAACACATACTTGTTATACGCAACACCGTAATCGACATTGTTTGTATCACCTATTACGGACGGTATGTATGAAACTGTACTGCTGTTTTTAGGATTTGAATACCGTTCGTGAATTATCAAGTCTGCGGGGTCGCAATTTGCAAAGTTTGTTACAACGCTTCCTGTAGTACGATTGACAGAATCGTTATTAATTTCAATACCGTTCCGCTTCAGAACGAATATCGCATATCCTTTATCGGTAGTTGCCGTACAGTTTCCTGCACGACTTACTTGAATTGTGATACCGTTAGGTGTAGTTGATGTAAATGTACCATTTGATGTACACATAGTTGTGAGGAAGGAATGTTCATCATGGTACGAATTGTAATGTCCTCTGCCGACAAAACCTAAAGCTGTTTTTAATGCGTCTTCCCTGTCTTCGGAAATTTCGTATTTCTCTTTAACAGCCTCAATTATGGTTTTTATGTCGCTTTCACCCAGTTTCTTCGAGCCGATTTCAAGCGGAATATCGAAGCCGTATGCCTCATACCAATCCATAGCTACACGGTTGATTGCTAAAGACATATTATCTACGCTCCAACCTTCGTATTTCTGGGGCTTGTCAAACGGGAACACATTTTTACCGTAAAGGATACAACAATCTACATCAAAAATATCTTGGAAATTGAAGGCGTTGGTTTTTACGTTTTCTGCATATATACCTTCCTTCCATTCGCCGTTTTCGATGTATAAGTTCATACCCTTGTGATTAGTTATCGCACTACCCTGTGCTGTTGATTCGGGGCTTGCGATTTGTCCTGTCATTGACATTGTGAGAGCAGATGTTTTATCAACGTTCTTTAAATCATATTTGCCTTGAAGTCTTTCCCAACCGTAGATTCCTAAATTGTTTCTGAAGCCTTCGGTTACAGGTGAGATTGCTTTTTCGTATATTTCGGAGCTGTTGAGCTGTTCGTTAGTCATGGAATAAACTATTCCGTTCGACTCACATGAGATGTGACCGCCGCAATACTTGAACGAATGCTTTTTACAGTTACGGGTAAGAGTAGTAGTTTTGGTTTCGCCTACAACAATCTTTACCGAAACCTTCCAAAGCTTTTTGATGTTCTTATCTGACAGTTCATCTTCTGTCATTTCTTTGTACTTAATGGCATTGTTGCCATTTTCTTTGCTTGTCTCAACATCGAAAAGCATTGCATACTTCTTGCCATCGTGCTTTTCGTCTTCTTTTTTTACATAAGTGCCATCAACAGTCTTAAAATGTTCTTCGACATCTTTACTGCTTTTATCTGTTTCATATTCTTCTTTCGCAGTGTGAACAGTGGCTTTGAATGCAGTACGTGTATCATTGGTAAATTTGTAGCTGTCAGTAAAGCTGAATTGATTCAGTTCGGTTGCGTAGTCTTTAGCGTACTTCTTTAAGCAATCTGTGATGTATGATACATCACTTTCTTTTTCAGCGTAAACCGACCAAACTACTTCGTTGCCAGTGGTTTTTGACGTTCCGTATGCTTTTTTGGTTTCTTCCTTACTCTTAGTCCAACAAGCATTGCCGCTTATCTTGTCGTAAGTGTCTTTGTTGTCACCGTAGTTCGAACGTAGACACAATCCGTTGATGTCAGTGGCGTTGCCGATAGACACTTTTGTTTCGAACTCATCTCTGTCAAGCCAATACTTCTTGCCATTGGCTGTAATATAAGGAGAAGTTTTGTTTTTTGATTTGTCGTAACCGACTTTGAAATCTTTTGTTTCAGGAGCATCGCAGATTCCATATCTATAGAGTATATCGCCAGTTACATTTTGTCCGTCTTCCGTTAAAAGACGCTTATTGACATCGTAATAATTTACGGTCAATGAAATGGTTTGCTGATGCGAACACTGGAACAATGTTGAAGCATAATTCTGTATTGTAGCATAGCTTACACCTATTTCAAGTTTAAAAGGCGGCTCTGATGCACCGAATAGACCTGCAAAGAAATTACCAATACAACGGAAGAAGTTGCCAACGTCTTTACAGAATTTATCCCAATTTAATTGTGCAGGCGAACAACCCATAATGTTTTGGAGATTGTTGTCGCTTTGAGCGTTTTGCTCAAATTGGAACATAACATCGGTCATAGCGATAATATCTTTTACATTGCTTGTGTGTCCGTTATCGTAAGCACTCTTGGGATTTGAGCCTCTTTTTGCGCTGTACTGACTTGCGTTTGTCAGTAGCGTTGTAGAATTAACACCTGTATAACCATTTATTTTTGTGAGGTAGTTCTCGTTTTTATCGGCTGATACAGCATTATCAAAATGGAACGGATTGACATACATTGAGCCGTCTTCTTTAACGATTATGTTATTGAAAGATTCAATGTATTTTGAGTATTCTTGATAATTCATGCCGTATTTGACATCTTTTTTGTTCTCAAACGCCTTGTCGTAAGCCTGAATGCTCTGTAACCAGTCATTTTCAAATGAATTGTCGTTCGAGCCTAAGCCCTCATACAACTGATAAGCTACCGTATCTGCGTATGTCTGAGGTGCGAGTAAGTCATTTATCGCATCTTTAGGGCTAAATTCAAGCAAACACTCTATAAGTGTTCCGACAATAAATAAAATCATAAGTGCGGCGGCAAATATAGCGGCGGCTATAGCAACAAGTAAAACAACCGTCCACAGGAGTTTGCTCAGTGCTTTCGAAATCTTCGATGCAAACTGACCTAATTTGGAGCTTGCAATTTTGTTTTTCGCAGAGTTTATGCTTTTCTGGAGTTTACCTCTTACGCCGTTCTTTGCTTTTTTTGTTTTAGCAAGTATTTTTTCTTGCTTCTTTATGTATTTACTGGTTCTTGATTTAATTTTTTCGGCTTCAAGAGGTTTAGGCTTTTTATTTATAATAGGCTTTAAGGGCTTGTTGTATAGGTCTTTGAGTCCTTTTCTACCTATTTTTTTTGCATTTGCAAGGTCACGCATTCTGATATTGCCTAATCTTCTGATAGAGGTAATTGATTTCTGCGTATATTTTCTTATCATCGAGATATTGTTTTTCATTTGCAATACCTCTTGCCAATCATCAGACTTATCCACTCGTGTAATAAAGAAGCTAAGTCCTGCACTTCCTATATTTTTTGCGCTTTTAAGTGCTGACTGTGCGCCGAATGCACCTTTTTCATTTATTTGAACAAGTCTGTCTCTTGTCCTTGCAGTTATGCCTAATTGTGCAAGCTCTGCACTTGTGAGGCTTTCAAGTTTTTTTATATTGAACGAACCTGTTGCTTTGACAAAGAGAAAACCTTTTTCTGCGGCTTTGTTAAGGAATGCCTCGTTTACTTTTATAAGGTCTTCCATTTTCAGTTCTTTATTGCCTAATTTCAGATGTTTGAACATAGACGATGTTGCTAAATCATCTAAGAACGGCGAAGTTGCGGATATTGCCGCTTTTTCAAGCGCATCTAAAATAAAATTATCTTTATCAAGCAATTTAAGAAGCGATTTTCTATCTTCTTCGCTGAATTTGTCAGACACTTTGATTTTCTTTAAAGCATTATCGAAACCACGAGATGTAGCAAGAGAAGATAAGCTTAAATCCAACTTTGCAAGACTTTCTTCAATAAATTTCCTATTAGCTTCAGAAATGCCAAGAGAAATCATTTTACGTTCAATGATGGTTTTACGTGTAATTTGTTCTTGACTGATAGAGTTTACAATGTCTTCGAGTGTGCCGTAAGACCAAGAACATAATACGCCTGTTGTCTTATAAAGTTCAATTTTATCTTTTTCTTCTTTATCACTCTTTTTATGCTTAACAGGACGCTGTGTGTATTCCTGCCTGTAAAGTGTTGATTTGAATGCCTCTGCATTCTGCTGTTGTAAGGTCAGTTTTTTTGATGAAGGCTTGTACGCTTTTGCAATCAATTCAACAGAACTCTGCGAAAGACCTAAAGCGGCAAGCTGTTGTGTGCTTATATTTTTTAACGCCTTTACATCAAAACGCCCTGTTATATCGTGAAGATTGAAACCGTTACCTTCTATCTTCTTGACAGCGGTTTCTACGGCTTCTTTGATGTCTTTCTTGCTGTAAAGACCGCTTTCTTTTGTTTGTAAGCCAAGCGAATTTCTTAAATCGGTCAGATGTTCGCTACTTTTGCGAGCATTGTTTTCCAATCTTTCAAGTATTGTATCTCCGTCTTTTTTATCTCTGATTGCACTGAGCTTATCGTGACCCATTTGAACCAAGCGATTGTATTGTTCTACTTCTTTGTTAAGTTCGTTCGCAATAGAGGCGTAATTGTGACTCTGTTCGCTCTTAAAGCGTTTTTCGAGTATTTTGTCACCAAGTTCAACACGCTGTTTGTGCTGTTCCAGTATATCTCGCTTTACAGCTTCATCTGTAACTATCTTACCATTCAATATAACGGTATCGCCATACAGAACTGTTGCTCTGTTAGCAAAACCCGTGAAAATCTTTGGAGCGGCTTTGTTCCAAGCGTTCAAAGATGTATTGAAGTATTCCTTTTGGCTTACCTCTCCACCCCATTGTAACGCTTGTTCGCCTTTACCAATTATTCTACTGGGGGAGAATATATTAGGGAAACCGTCCATTCCTATACCCATAGGACTAAGCAGAACAGTGTCAAATATATTAAGACCAGTACGATTGATACCGTTAGAAGGCATATTACTTTCTGTAACAGACTCTTTTTGTACTGTGATGAATATATGCGATTCATCAACATAATCGTCAATTATCTTCTTGACATCTTTGCCTTCGGGCGTTATTAAAGGAACTTCCACCAGATATTGTCCGTTGAGAGACTTTGCGGGAGCTACCGCCGAAATGCCTTGTTCGTCCATTTCTTTCATGAACATTACAACAGAGGCTCTATCGTTAAATGCAAGTCTCTGATAATTATCAGGATTGTATTCGTTTATTTGTGTTCTTGTAACAGGCGAATCTTCAAACGAAGCTTCAGTTTTGCTATAATCTGAGCTTTCGTGTGCGGGGCTGTTGTTGGAGTTGTTATCGGTAAATTGGTTGTCTTTAACATTGTCTGCTTCTTTATATGGATTAGCTATATCTGGTTTTACATTATCAGAATAGCTTCTTTCAATAATTGATGAAAAGTCCTTAGCACTGGTGTAATCAGGAGCATAACGCATTTGAGGCGCAGTCATATCAAAGAAATTCTGCGACTGTTCCTCTTGTGCCATTCTTTCAATAGTGTTTGTTTGTACACTTGTAAAAGTTTCGTCTTTGCACAATCGTTTGTATTCTTCTTCGTGTAATTGCCTGAACATATCGTTTACGGCTGTCTCATAGTTGCGAGCAAACGCATTCATGATTTTCTTTGTCATAGCGTCTGTCGCACCACTTGCTCCACGAAGGAAGGGGTTTATTTCGTACATATCGGTTTTCCTTTCTTTATATTTCAGACAACATCGGAATGTCGCTGATATATGTATGGTTCACAGAACCACGCAAGGAATTATTTTTCGTTTACACCGTATATATACTCGTCATTTGAAAGCACATCAGGTGTTTCGGTTTCTTCAAAATCGTCATTTGTTTCTTCTTCGCTTGTTACGCCATCATTCTTTTCAGACTCTATACGGTCAATTTCATCAAGATAGTCGATTTCGTCTTGTACTGCGGAATAATCTATACTGTCTTCACTGTACACAACGCAGTCCTTCTTGAACATTACAGTGAGCTTGCCGCTGTCATCTGTAAGGAAAGCAGGCATTATGAATGATATTCTGTATGCCATATATTCCATTTCGTCCTGCTTAATCAGGTCAAATGTCAACTCGTAATCTCCTGCTTTGCCGCTTGTAAATCTTGTTGTGTTACGTTCAAGCACTGTTCTGAACATACTTTTTATTCGCTGAAGATTTATATTGTCTGCACTCATAAGCGTGAGATAAACATAATCGCCGCTTATGTTTATAAGATTGTTTGTGTTCACTGTAATTTGTTCAACAACAGTAGAAACGCTCTCGTCTTTGTGCTGAAGTACCTGATGAATTGTTACTAAACAATCACAATCTCTGCACTGTTCAAGACACTTTGTAAATTCTTCAAGTTCTTCTTCTGTTTCAATTTCAAATACGTTTTGCATAAAATATTCCCTTTCTATTCGTTTTTAATCGGTATCAGTTCAATTGCTTCCGCATCTTTGGTAACACCGTATTTTGTACCATTGTCATTTTCAATAATGCCCTTATTGTTTATCATTACGCCGCTTGTTTCTTCATTGAACTCAACACAAGCCCAATATCCTGAAGAAGTACGTTTAAGCGGAAAGAGTTGTTTGTTTTCACCGTATTTCTTTCCGAAACTATCGGGAAAACATACTCCGTCATGTGTGTCTATGCTAAATTCCACTTCATAATTGTCACTTTTTAAATCCTTGAACACCATTATGTCAAGCGAACCGTCTACTATTCGTGCGGTCATTAGAAACGGTATACCCTTATGTACGATTTTAACCATTCCTGACTCTTGATAAACCGCTCTGTAATTGTTTACGTTGTCATCAAGCACAACTATGAGCGGCAAACTCCGTCTGTCAGGCATCTTTTTGGTAGGAAACACAAAAAGTGTGATTTTTTCATAATTCGGCTTTGTTATTCGTGCCGTTATTGTTGAGAACCACATTGTATCAATGTATTTTCTTAACTCTGTTTCTTCGTGGTTAGAATCACCTTCTATAGTGTTTTTGGTTATTTCAGACTCGCTTTTTTCAAGTTTAATCTTTTTTGTCTTTTTAGCTTTATCGGCATACATCTCATCTACACAATGCCTTATTATCTCATCGTGATTAAAAAAGCTGTACGGCTCTGTCGATATTGCGTAATATATCTGATATTCGTCATTCGGCTTTTCAAGAATGGCTTTCAGACGGTCTATGTTTTCTTTTTTACAAAAAATGTTTACCTTTTCACCGTACATAGTAAAAAACGGATAAGACTGTAGGCTCATTAAGAATGTCCTCAGTACCATATCGCCGTGCAATCGGCTCTGCTCATTGGCTTTGCGCAAGTCTATGTTCATTGTAATAAGATACAGTTCCTCATCTGCTTCATCTAACCTTTCGCAGAAATCCAAAAACGCATTTCTGTTTGGAAAACCGTTATCATCGGTAAAAAAGTCTTTTTTTCTTATTTCAATTTTTTCGTTGCTCTGGTAATCGTCATATATTATCTTCATCATCGGAATACCACTTCTTTTTTTCTTTCTTCATATCGTCATACGAAACATTTTGCGGCGCAACTGACAATATCGTTTGTTCTATCTGCCATATTGTGCCTATCGAGGGTTCAAGGCAATGAAATTTGTGTGCATTGTCTGGTTCAATCGTTATATTGTATTTTTCGGATAATTTCTTTATCTTACCCAAACACTTATAACGCCTTTTATATGTTGAGTCGCAAGAGGTTGAACTTACACATTGTATTTTCTCTTTTGCAAAATGCTTGAAAGCAATGCTCTTTACTATTTCCTTGATGTAGCTGTTTGCAATGTTTTTCTCTTCAAGCTTTTTTAATATTTTCGGTGATTCAAGTATTGCCATAATCGTTTCACTTGCAAGGTCTTCTGCGTCTTGCTTTGTACTGCCTTTTTTATCGCCGTAATAGTACCTTGCGTATTGATTAACTACCTTCGTCACTTCTTCCCAATCTATTTGTTCGTTCATTTTTTCCCTCTTCATTGCCGCTATGTTCTGCTATCTCTTTTAAGATTCTACCCGCTTCTTCAAGTGTTTCTCCAAGGCAAAAGTCTTCGTTATTGTCGTAGTAAGGCTTGCCTCTTAGAAAAGCAGGAATGTTACGTTCTGCTATTTTCATTTGTGATGTCCCCTATATGTTTCCCTATATGTTGGATTATAACATATATCAAATGTAGCCATAGAGCCAATGTGTTTAATGGCTCGGCTACATTCGATACATTTTTGCACTTATTGATTGGTTTTTATTCTGTCACTGTTTCCGTGTCTTCTTCATCTGCCGCTGTGTACGACAGTCCTTTCGCCGTATCGTTGGGGTTCGTTGACATCAGCTTGTACAGAACGTTTTCTGTAGGTAATTTGTAATCAAACGGTATCATTACAGTGCCGTTATATAACAATCCCTGTCCCGCAGGTCTGTCCTTAATGTAATCAATCAGTGTGTCACTGACAGCATATATCTGCTGTATCTGCTGTCTGCCGATAGGAGACTGGTTAAAGAACATAAGGAAGCCTGTGTTATTAAACATTGCCGTACCCTGTGAAGAACGTAACAAGTCGGCTACGTCCTGCGTGATACCTGTCATAATACCACCGTATTTACGAACACGCTTGTAGTACGCCATAATCGTATCAGCAGACGATTGTGTCTGGAAGAATAAATGGAACTCATCGAGGTATACCCATACTGCACGGTTCATCTTATACTTTTCATTGTATTCTCTGTTCTTTACGATTCTCGTCCAGATGTTTGACAGACAAACCTTCATTGCCATTTCTTTCATCTTTTCAGGAAGCGAAAGCAGATTGTAAACAATCATTCTGTTGCCGACAGGTACGTTTGTTTTCTTTGCGAAAACATTATACTGTCCTACACAGTACGGCTCAATTGCTGTTGCTACCTTTACCGCTTCAGGTGTTTTCATATCAATAAGGCATTCAAAGAAATCTGCGAGTGTCGGACATATCTCTGTATCTATATCTCTCTTGTCGCCTTCTTCGTGTCTGCGTGTCATCGTATTTATGTATGATTCATACATCTGCGTAGTAGCTTTGTGTATAGCGTTTACCTCAAAGCTGTTACACTCTCTGCCACGTCCGAGGATTGATTCTACAAGACCTACCATATAGTCACACTTTTCTGCGAGCGGCGTAGCCTTCGGGTCGTCCCATTCCATCGACATATCACAAGGATTGATTGTGTATTCAGATTTCAGTTCAAGGTCGATTACTGTACCGCCTAAAGCGTTCGCAATTACACGATACTCGTTCTCAGGGTCAAGGACGATTACTTGGTCGTCAGACGACAACATATTAACAATCATTTCACCCTTTGTTGCGAATGACTTACCTGAACCCGACTGTCCGACAATAATACCGTTTGCAAGTTTACTGTACTTACGGGAATACATTATCATATTCTTGCTTATTGCATTGATTCCGTATAAGTAACCGTTACGGTCTTGCAGTTCCTGTATATTAAATGGAAACAACGCCTGTACATTATCCGATGTGAGTAATCTGTCTACAATAATCTTACTGGTTGATGTCAGACAAGCTGTATTCAGACCCTGTACCTGCTGACCGATAAGATATGAAGGTGTTATAGTGTAATCTCCACATATTGCAGAGAACTGGTCGCTTGCTGTTTGCAGGTCTTTTTCATTTTCTGCAAATATGGTAATAACTGAAGTAACAAGGAACAGCTTTTTTCCTTCCACTACTACATCGTGACGCAGGCGTTGTGTTTCTTCCCTCATTACAAGCAAGTCATCATTCATCAGTGAGGGGTCGTATCCACCTTTGTATGCGTTCTTCGATTCCTTGATTACATCTGCCTTAACTGATGTATTCATATTTTTAACCAGAGCGATAGACTTTTTACGGGGAATTGCTTTCATCTGAATTACAGTTACCATTTCTGTCGGCAGGTTGGTTGTCTTCGTAAGGAAAGAGGTATCAATTGACTGAGGGAAATCATTGTATGCGTATGACTTGCAATATCTTTTTTCATTCAACACGATATTCTTCTTTGAACGCATAATACACTGCGGAGCTACAAGGTCTTTAATGGAGTAACCCGCTTTTTCCATCGCAAGTTTATCAATGTCTACTCTGTCATTCTCTCCGTCCTTATTTGTGTGAATTATAAAGCGGTCATATTCTTTCTCAAACGGAAGAACCTTACTGCCGTTAAGAATCTCTCTGAGGATTGATAAACGTTCAACCGCTTCAACGGGTACGACCCCGTTTTTATTTATTGCTTTTACCGCTTCCTGAAGTGTAGGTTCAACTGTATTAAATGTTGTTTCCGCATCGGAAAGGCTCGCCTCAGTAGCTGTAAGCATTATGTACTTCTCTTTTGTTATATCGTTTCGTCCTTCGGTTATCTTTTCGTCAATAATCGCATTATACGCCTCACGATATTCATCTATGCTGTCACCTTTTTCTTTGATGTGGTAAGCCTGTGACATATCTGCCATTGTGTTCGCTTTGTTTATGATAACAACACTTATGGTTATGTTGTTCATAAATCTGTTTACCAACTGTGTGTACTTTTTCAGTAATTCTTCCTGCACATCATCGGGTTCAGAAACAAAATTGCTGTCAATAAGATGATACAGTTTTGAATACTGATTTCTGTAAATTACAATACCGTTATTCGTAATTCCGTCAATCTGTAATACGTCCTGCACAGTTCTTGCAAGACCTTTTACACTTTTCTTAGTCGTTTTCTTTTTTGCTGACTCGCTTGCCGCTTCTTCGGCAGAACTTTTTTTGTTAAATAAATTCATCTTGTTTGTTCCTTTCGCTTTTTATCTTTCCTGTTTTTCAATTGATTTGTCACTTGTTTCATCAACAACCACTTCAGAATGTTTTGTATAAATATAGGACGGTATGTTTAAGTTTTCAAGCACATTTCTTGCAATGTCATATTTGTCACTTTCAAACTGTTCCATATATATCTTTCTGCGCTTGCGGTCGATGTCTCGCAACAAACTTTCAATTGATAACAGATTGTTTACGGTTTGCTTCTGATTATCTGTTTTTATAAACAGATACATTTGATTTGAACCCTCTGCCTGTTTCAATGCAACTTTTGATGATGCGTTTCTTAGCATTATGTCTACTTGCCGCTTTAAAGCAGGATTTTTGTTTATCATCGCCTGTTGTGGTAATTTGCGCTCAACATTGTCGTATAATTCAATTACGATAATTGCATTTTCATCAATAGGTGCGTGTAACATCTTGTCATCGAACACATTTACTTTTGCATATTCGGCAGGAACATATCTCTTTGCTTTAATCTGCTCAATTTCTTCCTGCGTAAATGTATAATGTACCTTTGACAAAATTGCTCTGAACACTTCATTCTGATGTTCTAAATCATCAATCTTATCCATAAGCGGTTTAAGACCAATATCTTTTTCTTTCAGACCTATTCGGTTCAGTGTTTCAAGCATTCTTTCAATGTCCTGCATCAATGATGTTTTTTGCGCCTCTGCTTCGGATATTTTCTTATTGAGTGTTTCAATTTTGAGTTCCATTACAGTCTTGTTACCATTCGCGGTTGCTCCGTTCAGTATTTGACAATGATACCCTAAATCGTTTGCAACATACGCACTCAATCTTTGGTGCATACCCCTGAGATAAACACGATTGATTTTGTTACGACAAGACAATCTTTCAAATTCCTTATCACCATTTTCTTCTTCCCATTCTTTTAATGCTTTTTTTACCCAACTTTTTTCTAAGTCAAGTCCTTTAGTGCCTTTTATAACTGGCACAAAATCTAAATGAATGTGGGGGGTCGTTTCGTCTTTATGCACAATTGCATTAATAACATTCTCTTTTCCGAAGTCTTCACAGTAAAAATCGTAGACCGAGCGAAAAAACGCTCGTTCGTCCTGTGCTTTAACATCTTTCGGCAGTGTGACTATTATTTCACCCATACAACAGTAATTACCTCTGTTCTGGGAATACACTTCACCGACACGCTTGTGTACGTCTTCTGCAACACCCTTTTTGAAATAATAGTTCAAGTGTGTTCTTTCACTGTCTATTTCTTCATTTTCGTGTGTTACTCCATCGTCACCCGCTCTGTTGTTATGCAACAATAGTCTTCCTGCCGCATCTCTTTTGTATTTTGCAAATGCCGCCATTCACTTTCTCCTTTCTTCACTTTTTCACCTTCTTTATGGTTCATTTAACCACATTAGGCGGTTTCTCGCCGTTTGTTTCCTTTTTTTGTGTGATTTACCCTTGCTCGCCTTTCTCCGTCTTGCTGACATTTTTAAAGTTCGCATAACCAGTTACGCTTTCTTTTTTAAATGCTAACAATTTCACAATTTCTTTTAATAATGCCGTTTTGGAACTATCTTTCCATATTTTGTGAGTGATTTTTGTCTGTTTTCGCCGCTTTTTTCACATATTCGATAACTTCCTGTTCGCTTCCTTCTCTGAGAAGCCTGTTCAGTTCTATATCGCCTTTGTACCATTCTTCAAACTGCTGTTCAAAAATTGCTCTGTCTTTATCCGATAAGCCACGATTGAGTTCGCTTTTGTATTTTTCGTATATCGGAAGCACTATCGGGTGGTTGACATTGATACGGTAATTATAAGGATTGTGGTCGTTATAAATACTGTCAAATACGGTTAGTTTTTTCGGTGAATCTTTGTAATTAACCCAAGCCATATTATGTACCTCACTTCGGATTAGCAAACACAAATGTTGTGCCGTGTTTTTCTTTGTCTACTACAAGATATGCTACGAACTTTCTTCCGTTTTTCGACACGAAAGGTTTGTCTTTTGTTCTACCATTTGTAAGTAAATCTTCAAGGTCTGATTCTGTCATTTTCGCTTTACAGATTTCGTTATTGAAGCTGAACTTACAATCACAGTAAAAACCGTAACGTCCGTATTTCAATGTAGAACCACATATCGGACACTTGTGTTCTTTTTTAGGCTTATTTTCTTTTTCTTTTGGACTTGCGATTACCGCTTTGTTTTCCGTAAGAACTCTGTTTGTTATTTCTGTAACGTAAGCTATTATATTATTGAGATAATCGCTCTTACTCATCTCTCCGTCTGCAATAGCAGAAAGGTTATTTTCCATATCAGCGGTCTTCAACGGACTTATAAGAGCTTCATCGTATTTTGCTATTACAGGAATGATTGATTTACCTAATTCTGTTGGTGCAATCTTCTGGCTTTTTGCAACGGTAATGAAGCCTTTATCTTTGAGCTTTTCAATTATGCTTGCTCTTGTAGCTGATGTGCCGATGCCTGATGTTTTTATCTGTTCTCTCAGTTCTTCGTTTTCAATTAACTTGCCTGCCTTTTCCATTGCAAGTATCAGAGAACCTGTGGTATAAGCAACGGGTGGTTTGGTTTCCATCTCATTGACCGAGAACTGATTAACGCTTACGTTATCTCCTATATTCGGAACGTAGTTCTTTTCTGTCAGTTCTTCTTTATCTTCTTCCTGTTCTTCTCCGTCATTTTCGTTCTTCGCCTTGAACCCGTATTGCTTTACGATACGATAGCGTTCAATGAAATGTTCGCCGTTACTGTGAACGTATAAAACGTAAACAGCATCGTAAATATAAGGCGGCAACATTATGTCAGTAAAACGCTTCATTATTGCTTTGTATACAGCCTGTTCAAGACCCTGTAATTCGTCAGCGTTTCCTTCAAATGTCGGTATCAATGCGTAATGGTCTGTAACCTTTGAATCGTCAATATATCTTGCGGGTATATTGTAGCCTTTTTCTCTAAGGTCACTTGCTACGGCGTTCGTTAAAAATCTGCTATCGGTACGAGGATAAGTAGTATACTTTTTTTCGTAAAGCGACTGTGCGATTTTCAATGTATCTGCGGGTGAAATATGGAAACGTTTTGAGCAGAACGCTTGTAAATCAGCAAGGTTAAAAAGATAAGGTGCGTACTCTGTTTTAGGCTTTACTTTGAGATTTTCTACAGTAAGATTTCTGTTCTGATTAAATTCATTTGCAAGAGTTACTGCATCTTCTTTTTTCAAGAAGCCAGTTTCATTATATAAGCGGTCGTCTTCAAAATATCTGCTTCGTTTGTCAACGTGCCACGTAGCAAAATTGTCTGCTTTTATACCGTAGTAATTGGTTTTCTTAAAGTGGTCTATTTCATCTTGTCTGTTTACTATCATTGCAAGTGTCGGGGTCATAACTCTGCCAACGTTAAGAACGCTTCCATAACCGCCAGAAGTCAATGTAAAACATTCGGTAAAATTCATACCGATAAGCCAGTCGGAAATTGCTCTCATATATCCGCTGTCTATCATATTCTGATATGACGAGTAAGGTTTTGCGTCTCTGATTCCGTTAATTATACTTTCAGCGGTATAAGAGTCAATCCATACTACTCTTTCGTCTATATTCGGCTTGCTTCTGAATATTTGATTTCTTATCAGAGCCTGAATGTATATTCCCTCACGTCCTGAGTCACCTGCGTAATAAATTCTGTCTATATCTGGTCTTGTATAAAGAGATTTAATTACTTTGAACTGTGCGCTTGTATTTTTTAGTGGTACATATTTAAACGGGTGCGGAATCATCGGCAGATTTGCCTTGTCCCATTTTTCCCATTTCTCGTTGTATTCCTTTGGTTCAGCTATTGCAATAAGGTGTCCGACAGCCCATGTGATTATTACATCACAATTGATTACATTCGAGTGACCTTCTATATAACCGTCATTTTTACCGCCGTTGACCTGAAGAACTTTTTTATATTCCTGTGCCACAGACGGTTTTTCCGTTATGATAATTGTTTTTCCCATTATTCGTTCCCTTCGTTTTCTTGTTACGTTTTATTCATCGTCTTCATCGCCGTAATCGAAGTCGTCATCTTCAATTTCTTTGATAAAGTTAATATACTTCTCTCTAAGTTCTTTCTTTTCCTCGTGTCTCTCTTTCGCAGACTTTTTCTTTTTTGTAAGAAACTGTTCTGCTTTAGAAGGTTCTTCTTTTCGGGTTTTAAAATAGAGCCACAGATAAAACAAAAAAAGAAGAGCGAATATCACAGCAAATACCGACATCGTTGTATTGTAACCAAACGCAAGAATGGCACATACAACTGTCAGTATCGCATAGATAATCGCTCTGAGCAGATTTCTCTTATATTTATAAAACATTATTAAATTACCCCTTTTCTCTATCCTTGCTTCACAGCAAGATTACGTCTTTATATGTTCCCTTTTGACGGGTCAAAGAACTATTTGTACAGCCCTTTTCCCATAGCCGTAGCATACTTTAAGTTCTTTGCTTTTTATCAGCATTTCCCGTTGCCGATAATATCCAAACAATTCTACGTTAAACGTGTAAGCACCTATCTTTTCCCTCTGTAGGTAGCCTATCTTAACGTATGTTGTTATAGCGTGATTGACTCGTGTTAGCGAGACATCATTTTTCTTTGCTATTTGTTCCTTTGCCGCTTTATTCACTATCAGATAATTTTTTCCCGTTTTTTTATCTTCAATCGCTATAAGAAACAAATCGTATAATATCTTTGATAAACCTTTTGGAACGCCATAAAAATATCCCAAATGTTCAAGATATTTTAAAAACGCATTTATAAAAACTCTCACTCCTTTGATTGTAGTTTTTTACTACAACAGTATTGTAACATTTTATAGCACTATTGTCAACCGTTTCTTATTATTTTTTTGTAATGTGGGTTAATGAACTATACATATAACAGAAAGGAAGGTGCTTATTATGAATTTTGAAATAAGCTTTGAAAAGAAACTTTCACTTGCATCAGAAAGCAAAGATGAAGATACATTGTTTGTATTGGCAAATGACGGCGATTGCAGAATCAGGGAAACGGTAGCAGGAAACACCGCAACAAACGCATCTGTTCTTGATAAACTTTCAAAGGATATATTCTGGCGTGTTCGTGCAAGGGTTGCTTCTAACAGAAACACTGACGTAAAAACGCTGAGATGGTTAGGAAAAGATGAAAGCTCTCTTGTAAGAGAATGTGTAAGTAGCAATCCTCACATTGCTGCAAATACAATGAACAGCCTTGCAAAAGACGAAATCTATTATGTCAGAGAGCAAGTTTGTAAGAATCCTAAAGTCAGCAATAAAATTCTTTTCTTTTTATCAAAAGACGAAAATAATTTCGTTAAAGAAGCGGCAAACAGTGTTATAAGAAAAAAAGAAAATAAAAAAATCGTACAATCCGAAATAAGTTTTTAGTTATGTGGCTTAATGACCCATAAATATTTCAGAAGCAATTTGACTCACGCAAAAGGAGAAAATTATGAGTTTTTTAAATCCAGACATTTATAATGAAAAAAACCTTGAAAAAGATGATGCACAATCCATTTCGGACATTCGATATGTTCTGCGATGCCTCGATAATGATGACATCATTGACGATTATTGCAGTCAGCGAAGTATGGGAAAGCTTGAAACCGAACTTATGAAAGAAAGGTTAAAGTCTTACACCGAATTTCTTAAAGAGCATCTTGAAGAAAACATAACAGAACTTATTGTAACGATGATTGAAGGTTACGATGAAGAAACGTTTGAAAAGAACATACGCCGCAATTACGAAGGCAAAGAAATTAAAGAGGGCGACTAATATGAAAAAACATATAATCTGGAGCAGTACAATCAACTTTGAAGATTGGGAAGATGATTTAAAAGAAAAATATCCTAACCTCAGTGAAGATAAACTTTACGATATAGCGGTAGAAACCAATGACGAATATCTCAATGACGAAAGGGCAAATTTAAACATAAAATGCGAAGGAAGCATTTTGTTAGTAGGAGACATAGGTAGATGGGACGGCAGAAGCACGGGCTACCGTGTAATCGAAAGCGGCAATATTGCTGATTGCTTGGAATCACAGTTAAGAGGTATATCTGATTTGGATATTTACCTTGATGAACGTGGTGATTTAAGAGCTGATGAAACTCATCATGACGGTACAAATCACTACTTGTTCAGGTCTTTCAAACCTTCTGCTACTCAACAGCAGATAGAAAATCTAAAAGATAAAATTTATTGCGGTAACGCCACAAGAGCGGATATTGTAAGGCTCACTGACCGTTTAGGCGATAAAATAGCCGCTGTTCACGGTTGGGATATACCTAAGCAGAAAACAAGAACTCCTCAAAAAGAAAGATAAGTGCTATGTGGTTTAATGAACCATATATCTTATATATTGAAGTCAAAGCGTTATCCAAACGCATTTCTTCACAAAATTTAAAGTTCAGGAAGGATACATTAACATGGCAAAAAAGACACAAGAGCTTATCGAAGCTGAAGAAACTCGCTTATCAGATTTAAAAAAGAAACTACAAGAGGCAAAAAAAGAAGTACAGAACTGTGAAAAGAAAATTGCTTCTTTAAGAAAACAAGCGCAGAGCGAAAAGCTTGAACTTCTCGCACAGCTTGCAAGCAAGAAGGATATTTCGGTTGAAATACTTCTGAAGGCTATCGAAAATGAAGACATTGTTTCACTCATTGCAGAAACAAAAGCAGATGAAAGTTCTGCTCAGTCGTCATCAAATGAGGAATCATTAGCTACGGTGTCAGCAGATGTTGAGGCTGTTACAGATGACGATGAAGACGAAGATATTGATGAAACCAAAGAAAAGCAGGATTCTGCTTGGTAATTAACTAAGAGTACGACAAGTGTGACATACTTTTCTCCTATTTCTTTTGAATTGGCAGGACTACCACAAGCAGTTCTGCCTTTTCAAAGGAAAATATGTAATCACTTCCGTTCCACTGGAAAGGAAGTACAATGAAAGGAAAAAACGATGAACAAAGAAATACGTTTTGTAGACACTCATTATAAAACATTATTTAATGTTCCCGATGGTGGAAGTGTTGCGATAACCGATTGCACAGGTAAAGAAACAACGTATAAATGCAAATATTTAGATGATTACCACCTTGAAATAAGCGGTAATTGTTGGCATATTATGCAGTTGGCTGAGTTCCTTGAACGTAACGGCGCAACTTGCCGTGCAATAGACGATGTTACAAAAGGAAAAAATTTAACGTATGAACGGTAATTGTCACTTTATTTTTGGTGCGACTGTAAGCACTATGGTGGCGATAAATCTTGAAAAGCTAAGTGTAGTATTACCAAACATAACTTGTTCACCTGAAACCACTTCCCTTCTGATTTTAGGCGGTATTCTTGGTGGCGTAATGCCTGATATGGATAATCCTAAAAGTTACATAGGAAGACTATCAAGACCAATAAGCACTTATATTGGTAAGTTAGGCGGTTTGTTCGGAAAAAAGGGAAAATATCATCGTGGAATCCTTCACGACCCCTTTATTTATATATGCGGTCTTGCACTATCATATATATATTTCCCTTATCTAATAGGATTGTTTATCGGGGGTGTTTCACATATATACCTTGATTTATTCAACCCTGTAGGTGTGCCTGTAATGTTCGGTATAAAACGTTTGCGATTAGGTGAAATCCTTTCAGGAAGTAAACAAGCAATACGTTTTACTTGGCTTAACATTATCTTGTGCCTGCTTATAGGCGTATCAATTAAAATAGGGCTTATGTTGGCTTAACGCCCAAAAAAATAAAAGGAGTATTTTAATATGAGCATTGAAAATTTAACAATTTCGGAACTTCTTACAAAGTACGAAGAGGACAAGCAGATACTTGAAACAATTGATGATTTCAACAATCCCACCGAAGAACAGGCTCTTGCGATGACCGACATTTCTGACGCTCGCAAATTCTTTACTCAGACTCAGGAATCCATTGATTATATTGCCGCTTGTGCTGTGCTTAATCAAGACGGCTCGGTCGATAGCCTTATGAACAAAAACAGCTATCTGTCTACCCTGTTAGACGTGACCGATGTAAATAATAAGGATTTTCTTGACAAGGTGTACAGTGAAAGCACTAATAAGAAAACTGTAGAAGACAAACAGAGAGTTGAAGAATCTATTACTACGGTTATTTGTGGCAATCCGATGCTTACACAGGAATTTCTTTCAATGGCAGACCAGATGCCTGAAACCACTGTAGCAGACACTATGCGTGTCAACGGAACAATTCATAATATGCTTGAAGCCGAAAAGATAAGCGGCAAAACTACGGACATTTTTGATTTTGTTCGTGAACAGCTTAAAAATGAACAAAGCAAGAACAAGCCTTTACAGATTGTTGAAAGCAATGACGGATATGTTATGGCAATCAGTATTCCCGCTGAAGAAATAGCGGCAAATCTTGATTTATCACAAGAATTTGCGTCCAAAGTAAAAAATGGCAATGAAGTTATACATAACGAAGCACCCCGACATACCACTACAGACCCTTCGAGAGTAGGCGGCAATGTTCAGCTTGAAGAAGTCGATGACTTAGGAACTATCGAAAGAGATAGCGGTTTACAGACTGAGGAAGAAAAAGAAGATGATGAACAGCAAAGCAAATCCAATCGTAATAATTACCGTGATATGTAAAGACTGTTTCGGATAAAAAGGAAGTGATTTTATGTATGTAGTTACAATGGGTAAGTATTTCTCTGAACACTCATCATGGGAAAAAGCCTACGAAGAAGCCAAGAAAGCACAATCAATACATTTTGAACCGTGCCGTATATCTTTAAAACGGTCAAACACAGTCTTATGGGATTCTTCAGATTGTGCCATTTTAAACACCTACGAAAGTTTCAGCCGTGAAGAATGGGATTCGTTCGAAAGATGCGGTGCTAAAAGGGAAAACAAACCTTCTGTTTATTTTGATATAGACGGAACTTTAGGATATTGGTATCAGAACGCAAGAGGTTTTGTATATCCCGATGAAGTTCTTGACCCTAATAAACATTACTTCCGTACAATCGAGCCACACCCTTTTATGATAGATGTAGCGAGAACGCTTCACGAAAAAGGCTATGATGTTTGCGTAATCAGTGCCGCAGACCGCTATACGATTAAAGATAAATGGGATTGGTTAAGCGAACACTGCTCTTTCATACCCCCTGAAAACATATTCTTTTGTCCGTTAGGAGCAGATAAAAACAACTTTGTGAAAGGTAATGCTGAGTATTCTATACTGATAGATGACTATAAAGAAAATCTGAAGCAATGGAAAGGCATACCTGTTAAAGCAATCAATACAATAAATTCTCCTGACGCAAATATGACAAATATTATGGGAAAAAGCGGAGATGCAATTTTTGAACAATTCGGTGCAGAGAATTTTCTTTATAAGGATTTACTTGAAAAGTCGGTATCTGATATTACTTCATTGCTTAACTCGATACAGAAAGAAATTGGTAGCAAGTCTAAGCAGAAAAACGATATATCAAGATAATCTGATTACAGAAAGGAAACTTAAATGACGACAGAAGCATTATATAACCTCTCTTATGAGGAAAAAATTGATTTAGCAATGGACGAAGGAACACCCGCAGAAACACTTGCCGTTCTTGCAAAGGATATAGACCCTCATATACGTGAAGCAGTAGCAAAAAACGAAAATACACCTGCTGACATACTCGCTACGCTTGCACGGGAAAATGACAAGTATATTCGTGCGGCTGTTGCAAGGAACGAAAACACACCTGCTGACATACTCGCTATGCTTGCACAGGAAAAAGACGAGTATATTCGTGCGGCTGTTGCATCTAATCCGAATGTAAGTAACGAAAGACTTGCAATATTTGCGAAAGATGAAATTTGGTGGGTTCGTATGGGTGTAGCAGGAAATAGAAACACATCTGCTGAAACACTTGCAATGCTTGCAAATGATGAAAATTATGAGGTTCGTCATGTGGTTGCGGGCAACAAAAACGCACCAATTGAAACACTTGTTATGTTCTCAAAAGACAATGACGGAAGTATTCGTGAGGCTGTTGCTTCAAATAGTAATACACCGCTCAAAATATTATTTCAGCTTGCTAATGATAAAGATACCTTTGTTCGATGGGCTGTTGCAAGGAACGAAAACGCTCCCGCTGAAATACTGGCTCAACTTGCTGAAGACGAAGAAGCTGATATTCGTTATACGATTATAACGAACCTAAATACGTCTTATAATACACTTATAATGCTTTCAAAAGATGCAGACGAGCAGGTAAGCAAAAGGGCTGAAGAAATCATCAAAGAACGTTTATCAAAAAATAAAAGCCATATAGAAAAATAACATCATCAGCACTTCCGTTCCATTGGAGCGGAAGTGCTTTTTGTAATGGGGCTTATTGATACATAATTCAAATGTAAAAAACAATTTGCTTTCAGAAAGGATAAACAATATGAACATAACAATGAATTTAAGCAAATTATCTTATGAAACAAAAAGAGCATTGGCTAAAGACGAACAAACCTCTCCTGAACTTCTTGCGGCTCTTGCAACCGATAAAGACCCACGGATTCGTAAAATAGTAGCAAGGAATGAAAACACACCTGTAGAAGTTCTTGATTTTTTGGCAAAAGACAAAGACTGGTGGGTTCGTATAGGCGTAGCAGAAAACAGAAACACATCTGTTGAAGTGCTTTCAATGTTTTCACAAGATGACGATGACTATATTCGTTATGAGGTTGCAACTAATATAAAAACGCCGTCTACAATATTATCGGCACTTGCAAAAGATGAAAAAGGATATGTACGTGAGGTTGTTGCTTCTAATCCAAACACAATAATTGAAATACTTGAATTTCTTGCTGATGATGAAGATTATGAGGTTCGTGAGGCTGTCGCAGAAAATGAGCGTACACCTATTGTTTTGCTTATAAGACTTGCTGAGGACATAAGTTCAGATGTTCGTGCGGCTGTAGTGCGAAATAAGAATACACCGTCTGACGCACTTGTTCAACTTACACAGGACGAAAGGTTTTATGTAAGCATCACAGCAAGGAAAGCTCTTGAAGAGCGCAAGGCAAATGCCAAATGCAATATAGAAAAATAACATCATCGCCACTTCCACTCCAATGGAACGGAAGTGCTTTTCGTAATGTGGCTTATTGATACATAAATCAAATGTAAAAACAATTTGCTTTCAGAAAGGATAAACAATATGAACGTAACAATGGATTTAAACAAATTATCGTATGAAACAAAAACAGCTTTGGTTAAAGACGAGCAAGCCTCTCCTGAATTTCTTGTGGCTCTTGCAACCGACAAAGACGCACGGATTCGTATACTTGTTGCGTGGCATAGCAGTACACCTTCAGAAGTGTTAGACACACTTGCGAACGATGGCGATTCGGTGGTTCGTAGAGCTGTTGCGGAGAACGGAAACACTTTTGCAAAGACTTTAGCAAAGTTGGCAAACGATATAGAAGAAGAAGTTCGTAGTGCTGTTGGCACAAATAAAAATACAAAAGCAGAAACTCTTGTTATGCTTGCACAGGACAAACATTGGTTGGTTCGTCATACTGTTGCATTAAATGGAAACACATCTGCTGAAGTGTTTTCTATGCTTGCAAAAGATAAAAAAAGTTGGATACGTGAAGCAGTTGCTTCTAATCTGAACACATCTGCTGAAACTCTTGAATTACTTGCTGAAGATACAGACAAACTTGTGCGTGGAGCGGTTGCACAGAACAAGAATGCACCTGAAAAAGTTTTCTCAAACCTTGCAAAAGATGAATATTCTATTAATCGTTATTACGTTGCTTCCAATCCTAATGTTCCTGCTAAGATACTCGCATTTCTCGCAAAAGATGATGACTGGCGTGTTCGGTATGCCGTAGCACAGAATAAAAACACACCAGTTGAAACGCTCACAGCACTTACGCAGGACAAATGTTCCTATGTCAGAGAAGAGGCAACGCAAGCACTCTCTGAGCGCAAAGTAAAAAATAAATGTGTTAAGGCGAGATAAGAAAAAAACACTTCTTCTCCACTGGAACGGAAGTGCTTTTTTGTAATGTGGCTTATTGATACATAAATCAAATGTAAAAAACAATTTGTTTTCAGAAAGGATAAACAATATGAACATCACAAAGGATTTAAGCAAATTATCGTATGAAACAAAAACAGCTTTGGTTAAAGACGAGCAAACCTCTTCTGAGTTTCTTGCGGCACTTGCAACCGATAGCGACCCTCGGATTCGTATACTTGTTGCGTGGCATAGCAGTACACCTTCAGAAGTGTTAGACACGCTTGCGAACGATGGTGTTTCGGTGGTTCGTAGAGCTGTTGCGGAGAACGGAAACACTTTTGCAAAGACTTTAGCAAAGTTGGCAAACGATACAGACGAAGAAGTTCGTAGTGCTGTTGCTGAAAATAAAAATACAAGTGTCGAAACACTTGTTATGCTTGCACAGGACAAGGAACGGTGGGTTCGAATTGACGTTGCCGAAAATAGAAACACAAGAACCGAAACACTTGCTATTCTTGCCAGTGATAAAGAATGGTGGGTTCGCCAAGCTGTTGCGAAAAATGAGAATACATCTGTTTATGTACTTGCTATGCTTGCAAAAGACGAAGATTATGATATTCGTGGTGCGGTTGCGAGAAATAATAGTACACTCACTGAAACACTTGCATTGCTTGCGAAAGATAAAGATGCCGATGTCCGTAGTGGGGTTGCATTAAACGGAAATACATCTGTTAATGTACTTGCTATGCTTGCAAATGACGTAGGTAAGTGGGTTCGTATAGCTGTTGCGTCAAATAGTAATACTCCTCTCGAAATATTATCTCAGCTTGCTGTAGATGAAGAATGGTGTGTTCGTGAGGCTGTGGCTGAAAACCCTCACACTCCTTATAATACGCTTGTTATGCTTACAAAGGATAAAAAAATAGAGGTAAGGATAAGGGCTAAAGACGCTCTTCAAGAACGCACGGTAAAAAAAGAACAAAATATAGAAAGATAACATCATAGGCACTTTCGTTCCAATGGGACGAAAGTGTTTTGAAATATGGTTAATGAACAATAAGTAAGGCACAAACAAAACTCTTTTAAGGAAGGTCAAAGTTGTTATGAAAAATACAAAACTTGAAACAATAAAATCAATGGATTTAGACAAACGTTTGTCTTTAGCCAATCAAACAGCAGATGAAGAGACATTATGTATATTAGCGACTGACACCAGAGAAGAAGTTCGTCAATTTGTTGCTTTAAATGAAAACACACCCACAAAAGCTTTGTCTGACCTTGCTCGTGATAAAAGCTGGCGTGTTCGTAGTGCTGTTGGCATAAATAAAAATACAAAAGCAGAAACTCTTGCTATGCTTGCCAGTGATAAAGAAGCGTGGATTCGTTGGACTGTTGCAAGAAATGAGAATACACCTGAAGAAGTTCTCTCAAACCTTGCAAAAGACGATGATTATGGTGTTCGTGAATCGGTTGTACATAATCAAAACATTTCTTCACATACTCTTGCAATACTCTCTAACGATAAAAACGCTAATATTCGTTATAATGTTGCAAGCCATCAAAAAACATCACTTGAAACGCTTGCAAAACTTGCTTTAGATAGTAACTATAGTGTTCGGTATGCCGTAGCACGGAATAAAAACACACCATTTGAAACGCTCACGGCACTTACACAAGACGAATGTTCCTATGTCAGAGAAGTGGCAACGCAAGCACTCTCCGAGCGCAAAGTGAAGAATAAATGTGATATGGTGAAATAAGCAAAAAACACTTCTGCTCCACTGGAACGGAAGTGTTTTTTTTTGCTATGTGGCTTAATGAACCATAAATCAATTGAAATACAAATTCGTTGTAGAAAGGACGAAACAATATGAATAAAGAAAATATTTTATCAAAGATAAGCAAAATGTCCGAAGAAGAGCTTATAGACTTGGCTTGTAACACTTCTGATGTTGAGATACTTAAAATATTGACTGAAAATGAAAATTATGAGGTTCGTACAGCAGTTGCAGGAAACGAGAATACACCTGTTGATATACTTGTTATGCTTGCAAAAGATGAAGATATTTATGTTCGTGGGGCTGTTGCTGAAAATAAAAACACAAGTGATGAAACACTTATTATGCTTTCCAATGATGAAGCTTGTTGGGTTCGAGGCATCGTTGCGAAAAATGAGAATACACCAAAAGAAGCACTTGCTATGCTTGCAAGTGATGAAGAATGGTGGATTCGTAGTATCGTTGCAAGAAATGAGAATACACCAAAAGAAGCACTTGCTGTACTTGCGCAGGACGAGGACGGGCGTGTTCGTAGTGCCGTTGCAGGAAACATCAACACTCCCATTGAACTACTCTCTGTGCTTGCACAGGACAAACATTGGTTGGTTCGTCAAACTGTTGCCAAAAATGAGAATACACCAAAAGAAACACTTGCTGTACTTGCAGATGATTGCGATTTGGGTGTTCGTCAAAATGTTGCAGGAAATAAGAATACGCCAAAAGAAGCACTTGTAAAACTTGCAGGTGATAGAGATTATGGTGTTCGCAAAGCAGTTGTAAACAACCCGAATACTTCTTATAATACGCTTCTTATGCTTTCAAAGGTCAAGGCAGTAGAAATAAGAGAAAAAGCAAAAGAAGTTCTTAAAGAACGTGCATTAAAAGCCAACACCAATAAAGAAAGATAACCAGACAATTGTTCTGACACAACTGTTCCTAATGTGGCTGAATGAACCATTACTTTTATAAGAGCGCACATAGCGTATAAAACAAAATTTAACCGTCTTGCAAATTTTGCGAGGCAGTTATAAGAAGAAAGGAAAAAAATATGAGTATTACAATTCCAATGCAAATGTCTTTATGTAATGTGAGTTACGATGTGACTTCTTATGATATTCAAGAAGGAATCACACATCTCAACGATTTCGCATTTAGCCATTGCCGAAAGCTACAAAACGTACAAATTCCTCAAACACTTTCAGAGGTTGGTGTTTACTGTTTCAGTAATTGCACTCAGTTAGAAGAAATAGATTTATCAAAATCTCAAATCACAAAGATACCGAACTACGCTTTCGAAAACTGCCTGTCTCTTAAAAAGGTTATACTTCCCTTTTCTATAAAGGAAATAGGAGAAAACGCCTTTTATAACTGTGAAAAGCTTGAAAAAGTGGTGTTTACAGCTCCTGACCTCAAAATAATCGGAAATAAAGCATTCTATTGCTGTGAAAAATTGAAGGATATAAACCTTGATTTCACTTCCATTGAAAAAATTGGTGACGAAGCATTCTATTATTGTGCAAAATTAAAAGAACTCGTACTCCCCGACACAGTTACTTCCGTCGGTAAACAATGCTTTATGTATTGTGAAGGCTTACAGAAAGCAGATATTTCAAATACTGCAATTGAAAAAATAAGAGAAAGCACATTTGAAGAATGTCGTTCATTAAAGAAAATTGTTCTTCCCTCTTCTGTTAAAGAAATTGATGCGAATGCTTTTAGTTACTGTTCCACCTTAACTGATTGTAAATACAGCAGAGATGCAAAAACAGCCGATAACATTTTTGAAGGCTGTAGAGAATACAACTCAAAAGCAAATCAAAAGCGTTTAGCGGCTGAAAGAATGGCTACGGAAAGGTAAAAAATATGGAATCTTTATATAACTTTCAATGGGATATTCCTGCTGAAGCGGAATCGTCATTTAAAACTATTTCGTATTCGTTACACGGAGAAACAAGTAAATACGTTATAGAAAACGCCGTAGAGTTTCTTACAGACAAATTTGGCTTTTTTCGCAAAGGCTTGCAGGAACATAGTTCAAATGATATGGTTCTCTCGTCAAAAACAGAAACACTTAATATTGCAAAAAACAAATTGTTTGGCGTGATAAATGCAAAAACTGCGGCATATCTTTCTGAATTTTTAAAATATAATAACGAGGGTTGCCTTGTTCAAAAACAGGAAGCAAAATGTTACGACTTGGATTTGATGGGATTAAACAAAATCGTTGAAAATAACTTACCCGACATACTTAATACATATATTCCTTCAGCCAACTTCTCTGCTCTGCATTTTGCCAACGAGTTCGTAAAACATAATCAGATACCTTTCTTTAAGGAAGCGTTTGATATTGCAAGAAATGGCGATGATTTTTTTGCAACAGATAACACACAGTGCAAAAAGATTATACCGATAATAGCGGCGACTGCTAATTTTGCTGATAAAATCGGCTATTTCACAAAAACGAATCTACAACAAAGAGGATTGTTAAAGCGAGTAAATCTGGAAGACATTGATACGTCAAAACCTTTTTTGATTAATTTTTACGGCGGCGCAGGCATCGGTAAAAGCACCACAGCAATGCTCATAACTGCCGAATTAAAAAAGATGGGTTTAAACGCTGACTACATAAACGAAACAGCAAAACTTCATATTTATAACGGCGAATCCTACTTGCTTGATGGTTCTATAGAAAATCAAATCAGTCTGTTTAAAGAACAAAAAGAAAAAATAGATATGATGTATAAAAGTGTACATTTATCTGTAACCGACAGTCCCTTGCTCATGTACGGTGTCTATGCTAAAAAAGGTGATAGCCAGTCCTTGCATGAATTTAAAGAAGCGATAAGCGATATGTACTATGATTACAACAACATCAACATATTATTGGTTCGTGACCTTTCGATACCATACGAAAAAGAAGGTCGGGTTCACTCACTCGAAGAAAGCACACAGATTGATAAAGAAGTTGAAAACACATTGGTAGACAACCGTGTACCGTTCGTTGTTCGTGAAAGAAACGATATTGACGGCATTTGTGATTATATCATAAAACAAATTCAAAAAGCACCAATATTAGCACATCACGTCCATGAACGTCCTTCTGAGCAAGAGGAAGAGAAAAAACTGACAAAACCTATTAAGCCTAAATTTATAGAGAGGTAATAAAATGTTAAACGAAAAAGATGTTAATATCATATCTGTATGTGATGAATTAAGTAAACACAAAGAAACCTCGCATCTGGTTGAAAAAGTTGCAGACGACTTGTTTAAGCCTGCCGAAAATGTTACAACGGAAAAGCTTTATGCCGAATACAATAACATTCTCAGTTACATCAAGTACAAAAAAGAATGGTTGGATAGCCACTGCTCTGAACTTGATATGGCAAATGCCGAAGCTCTTTATGAAAATTCAGAAGAAACCGCTGATATGACTTTTGAAGAATACATAGAAGAATACGGAATAAACGGTTTGATATATTCAAGTTATGAAGAGTTCTGCGATGAAGAAATAGACTATTATCGTGAGCCTTCAATTTATGGCTATTCTGTAATTATCCAATCAGAAGCCTTTAATGATAACGGCTATGATGTTGCAGAAGAATATTATTCTGCATTAGGCAAGTCTCCGTTGTATCACGATGAGTTAACTTTTAATGTATCCTATCTCGAAGACAGAAGCGGCGATGATATAGATGCGATACAAATAGATTTTGCAAGTCCGTTATATGACATAATGTTCCCTCAGTATGACAAAAACAAAGAAACTGAGCAAATAGTAAAACCTATCATTGATGCTTTAAACAAAAGTAAATACCCTCTTTCCAAAGACAACTATGACGTTGTTACTGTTTGTGCTACAGTTGACTTCAATAATACGCATTCTTTCGCAGACGCAATTGAGCAATATCTTTATGAAAGAGGCGAATATAATTATAAGGGTAATGATGTCTTACCGTTTGTTGACAGGAACAAAGACAGATATATTACTACTCAGCTTATAAACGCACTTTTGCAAAAGAAAGATTATTCTTCTTTGATAAATTACTTTGATGCTGAAGTTTGTACCGCTCCATACTTCAACGATTGCTTGGGAGATGTGGTAAGCGCACAACACTATTTGAATGCACTTCAATGTGTTGAAAAGACTTATTTAGAGCGTAATCAACCTGAGCAAGAAAAAACAGCGGAATATGATTCATACTTTGAAGTCTATCAGATGAAAGATAGAGGCAGTCGCTTTTTTGATTTTACACACCAAACAACAGAAACATTAAAGTCAAGTGAATTTAAATGCGTATACAAAGAACCTATAGATTCTCAGCAAGAAATAAGTAACGATTTCTTAGAAAACTTGTATTCACGCTTTAATTCAGGCAATCTGCCGAGCAATTTTAAAGGACACAGCTTATCTATATCAGATGTTATTCTCGTACATAAAAGCGATGACTCTGAAAAAGCGTTCTTTGTAGACAGCTTTAGCTTTAAAGATATATCCGACCTGTTCTTAGAGAATCATGAACAGGGTAAAGAACATAAAGCAAAACAGCAATGCAAGCACAGTATAGACACATTACAGCTATAATTCAGTCACTTCCGTTCCAATGGAGCGGAAGTGCTTTTTTTATAATGTGGCTTAATGATACATAAATAAAATGTAAATACAAATTCTTTTCAGAAAGGAACTTTATTATGAAAGACAATAAGAACATTATCACTACTGGTAGATGTGATACCGAAATAATGTTAGATATTCTTGACAATCTCCAGTTTTCTCTTGAACCTTGTGAAAATGAGAAGTGTCGGTTATATGACAACGAGATTAGTGACTATGCACGGTCATACGATGATGAAATATTTGAAGAATCTTCTGCGGATTCCGTAATAGAGGCATTGGATACATATATCAATGACAGTTATGTGGAAGACTTACAAGAAGAAGCTCGTTCTTACGGTATTTCTAACGTTTCACATAACACATCAATAGGTCAATGGAATGACTATATTGAGAGCCTAAACAAATTTATTGAAGAACATCGTGCAGAGCTTGAAGAAGTTGCATTCATCAGTGATTATGAACGTGTATGCAATGTTCAGCTTTCAAACGTTGTCAATCTTCAAAACGCAAAAGATATAGCAAAAGAAATAGGCATATTAAACGAATTTCAAGCTAATTTTGATAGCTTTAAAAATAGCTATAGATTTTTGAGTGAAGCAATATTACAATCACTGAATAAAGCGTTCCTATCTAACGATATAACAAAAAATTATTCTGTATCTTATGATACAGAAAGCGGCGTTGGCAGTTTTCATTTCAAGAACAGTGCTGTAAACTATGAAATGAAATACAGTAGAGGTTTATTGAGTTATGGTGCATTAAACGCATTGACAAATTCCCTTATGAAACACGCAATGAAGAATTTTGACAATCTGCTTGACAAAGACCAACTCAATTGTATAAGAGATGTAATAAAAACTACTTTGGTTTTTAAATTAAAAAATACTTCTATGTTGGATATACAAAAAATAGCTTCAAATTGTTCGTTGTCTCAGGTTTCAAATGAGGTCATTGTGCCATACATGAAAGTAATACAAAACTATATTGATAAGGACAAACTTCAAGACCTCACCTATAACTATGATTTTTCAAGCGGTAATCTTGAAATTGTAGGAGATGCTAAACATATTTCAAAGCCATTTGTTGGTTCACACGAACTTGACATAAGCGAAGAAAAAGATGCAGAAGCACTTCTCCACTACTATACATACGCAAATCGTTATACTCAAAACAACGGCAAACGTATTAAAAGTCGAACAGAGCGTGAATAATATGATATATATTTATGAAGTCAGCGGCATAGACAAACTACTTGCCAGTCGTTATGAAAAACAATTTTCGTCAGTACAGAAAGCATTTGATTATGTTAAAAAATTCTGTGCTGATGAGCAACAATTCCCAGATGTATCAGTTGCAGAAGTGCGCTATACAAGTGAAGAAAATTTCAAAAAGCACTTCTCTCTTGATTGTTCTTATATTTGGGGCAGATATATGAACTACGAATCTGATATGGCTACAATCGCAAGCACTATTGAAAAATACGGTTCGTGGCAAGAAGCTCAAAAAGCAATAAGAAAAAAATCACAAGTCGAAAGGTGAAGATATAGATGATATACCGTTACGAAGTGGGTTATTATCCAGATGCACAAAACTTTAAGATTGATGTTTATTCAGATGTTGCAAAAGCGGCAAATGCGATTCTTAACTCAATCAAAGAAACAAAAAATAAGTATTTTTTATATGAAGTTCAGTATGAGGATAAAGAACATTTAGCAAAAAGCGAACCAAAAATCACTTATCCGATATGGAACAGTTCATTTCAGCGGTGGCAAGACTTATTGATTCTTACTGGTAAAAGTATAGAAAACGGAAGTGTCAAAATGTATGAAGGAAAACTTACTTCTATGAAAGAATACGCCGCCATTGCAAACAGCCGCCGTCAAACGAAGAAAAAGGAAACGCAAGAAAGGTAAAGAGGTAACAATATGGAAAACAAAAAGAATTTTGTAATAAGCGAAAGAATCATAGATTTACTTGAAAAAAACGATATTCAAATTTTATGCGGTATCAGCGACTCCTACGAAAATGAGTACGAAATTGACCTACAGTTCTATTCAGATGCAGGAGAAGACTTCAATTTTTCATTGTACGATATTACCGATGATGCTTCTTTTATCAGAGAATTTGAAAACTATGCAGAATCTTTTGACGCTGATGAACACGCTTCTTTTTACATTGAAAATCGTGGTACTCACGGTATACCCGATGATATTAAAACGCTCATAGAAGACGCTGAAAGTATAAAGGAAAAGTTACAAAACGTAGCTGATGAGCTTAATGGAGTTGAAAATGAAAAAGGCTTAACTGTAGATGTAACTCTTGATAAAGAAGATTTAGACATTCTTGTTTCAAACGGTCTAATAACGAATAGAACTGATAAAGAGCAAGTGTCAAACGCTTTGCTTACCGCAATAAGGACAGAGGCTTATCAACAAGTAAACGAAGTAAAGCAAATCATAAAAGATACGATAGAAGACATCACAGACGAAAATAACATATACATATTTGATAACCTTCTTTCAATTGATGAAGACACTGTTTTAAAAGCATTCCACGAATATACAAATCACCGTGAATATTATAATTCTTTTGAAGATTGCTTACTAATTACAGTAGACAACGAATACGATTTAGCAGAGTGTTCACTCAATGGGTTTAGAGAAATAATCGAAAGCTATATACCTGAGCATTTAAAAAAGACTTACGAAGCACTTATATCTCAATATGATGGTCGCTTTGACACTTTATATGAAGAGCAGGGACTTAATAACATTTACTGCCGTGCTGAAAGTTGTTTGCCTGATAACTGCTATATCAATCTCATGTTTGGTACTCCTAAAGAACGTAATTTTGATATGGGTGCAATAGCTGATGCCTTCGTCAATCTGAGCGATGACGCTGACAGCTATGATAATGCTCTTACGGCTCTTATACAACAGCAAGGACACACAGTAGAAGAAGTTCAGAAAGCGTACTCATACAGTATTAAGTCTGGTAACACCTTTGTTGACTCCGTTGTTGATGAACTCAACTATTGTTCTTCGACCTCTATGAATGAGCTTACGGCTCTTGTATCTGCGAGCGGAAAAGACTTATTAAATCTTTTAGAAAGCGTTGCTGACGGTAAAGGTTTTGTATCACTTCCTAAACAAACAGAAATAGGATTGTTTAATGAATGGAACGGCGGCGGTGCTATGCTTGAAATCGCACTTGAAAAAGATGCGGTATTGCCTGTGTCATACATAAGGAATTTGCAGATAGAAGGACACACAAAAGAAAATAACGGCTATACCGTAGACCAAGTATACGGTTTAGTGGGTTCAGTCTGGGAAAAATCATCACCTTCTTTACTTGAAACATACGATATGCCAAAATCAAAAGAAACATTTGAAACTATGCGTAACACAGCACTGAGCATAGAAAACAATCCTTATTATTTTTTGGAAACAGGAAATTTCTTTGATGATAAAGATAAGATGAGCGATTATCAAAAGCTGACTAAAGAAGATTTTCTGAAAAAGTATGACGATGAAACAGAACATTCTTACCTTAATACAGCTTTCATCGTGAAAATGAAATCTTCAGAAAAAAGCAAACCGCATAGCGAATTTAATCGTGAGTAGCAATGGCACTTCCCGTCCAGTGGGCGGGAAGTTGTTTTTAATGTGGCTTAATGGTACATAAATCAATTGTAAAAACAAATTCGTTTTAGAAAGGGCAAAACAATATGAATAAAGAAAACATTTTATCAAAGATAGGCAAAATGTCTGAAAAAGAACTTAAAGACTTGGCTCGTAGCACTTCTGATGTTGAGACACTTAAAACATTGGCTGAAAATGCGAACTATGAAGTTCGTTGGACGGTTGCTGAAAACAGAAGTACGTCTGCTGATGTGCTTGCTGTACTTGCAAAAGACGAAGTTTATGAGGTTCGTACAGCAGTTGCCGAAAACAGAAGTACGTCTGCTGATGTGCTTGCTGTACTTGCAAAAGATGAAGATATTGATGTTCGTGAAGCAGTTGCCGCAAACAAAAATACCTCTACTGATGTGCTTGCTATGCTTGCAAAAGATGAAGAAATTGGTGTTCGTTGTGCGGTTGCAGAAAATAAAAATACAAGTGTTGAAACACTTGTTATGCTTGCACAGGACGAGGGACGGTGGGTTCGTAGTGTGGTTGCCGCAAACGAAAATACATCTGTTGATGTACTTGTTATGCTTGCAAAAGATAAATTTTGGAAGGTTCGTTTGGAAGTTGTGGGTAACAAAAATGCACCTGCTGATGTGCTTGCCGAGCTTGCAAAAGATGTAGATATTGACGTTCGTTATGCGGTTGCTGAAAATAAAAATACAAGTGTCGAAACACTTGTATTTCTTTCAAAAGACAACAACGAATGGGTAAGAGAAGCGGCTAATGAAGCTTTTAAAGAACGCAAAGAAAAAGGTAGAACCAATATAGAACGATAACGTCATTACTTCCGTTCCATTGGAGCGGAAGTGCATTTTGTTCTGTAGCTTAATGGCACATAAATCAATTGTAAATTTAGAATCTTTCAGAAAGGTCGATAATTATGGATAAAACAAACACTATGGGAATAAAGTCAATGAGCGTAAAAGAACGTATTGCACTGGCACACGATACTTCAGATGAAGAGGTTCTTTGTACATTGGCAAAGGACGAAGATGAAGCCGTTCGTCAATATGTTGCTTGGAATAAGAATACATCTGCTGAAACTCTTGCATTACTTGCAAAGGACGAAAATGAAGATGTTCGTCAAGCAGTGGCAGAAAACGAAAACACTCCTATCGAAATACTCACCGTGCTTGCCGAAGACAAATATTGGGGTGTTCGCCACCATGTTGCTTGGAACAAGAACACACCTAAGAAAGTCCTTGTAACACTCGCAAAGGACGAAAACTGGCTTGTTCGTGACGCTGTTACTTGCAACAAGAACACGCCTGTCGAAGCACTTGCAATACTTGCAGAGGATTATATTTGGCGCATTCGTCGAGAGGTAGCAAAGCATGGAAACACTCCCACCAATATTCTCGCCGTGCTTGCACAAGACGATGAAGAGTTTGTTCGTCAAATGATTGCAGAAAACCGAAACACGTCTTCGGATATTCTTGCAACACTTGCCAAGGACGAAAGCTGGTTTATTCGGAATATAGTAGCAAAACATGAGAACACGCCTACAGATATACTCGTAATGCTCTCTAAAGACGAAAATCCAGATGTTCGTGACGCTGTTGCTTGGAATAAAAACAGTCCCACTGAAGTCCTTGTAACACTTTCACAGGACAAAGACAGTTCTGTTCGTAAAACTGTCGCTATGAACAAAAACTCGCCTACAGATATACTCGTAATGCTCTCTAAAGACGAATACCCTTCAGTTTGCACAGCCGCAAATAAAGCTCTTAAAGAACGAAGAATGAAGTCTCAGCAAAAACAGGAAAGATAACGACATAAAATCACTTCCTATCCATTGGAAAGAAAGTGATTTTATTATGTGGCTTAATGGTCTATAAATATTATGCAATCATAATTTGAAAGGCGGTTTGTATATGTCAATAGGCAAATATGAAAAATTAGCGGAAAGAAATCGTAGATTATATCCCAAAGGCTCGATTGTAATACTGGATAATATGTACGGCGAACCAAAAATGCCAAAGGGAATAAAAGGTATAGTTGACGAGGTTGATGATATAGGTCAGATACACGTCAAATGGGAAAACGGAAGCAGTCTTGCTCTCAATGTTGAAGTAGACTCATTCAGGAAAGTGACAGAAAGGAAGATAACACATGAAATGTAACAACGAGCAAACAAAGAATACTGCTAAGGAATTAACCGAACTGGACGTTTTAAAAGATATTCAATGCGAAGAGTTGGAACTAAATCTTGGTGACGATGATAATATCTTTATGGAATGGTTGCTCTGGTGTTATGATGACACTTACAAATATGCAGGTGATAAATCGGGCGTTTTTAAAGAAGCAGGTGTATCCTATGATGACGTAATCAACAATGATGACAATTTTATGAATATGTATCTCTGGGTAAAAAAGACTGAAACTGGTTCGTTTGAGCCAACGATAATGGTATATTTAAATACAGAAAAAGGCTGTTTTGTTCAACCGCTCAAAATAACAACGGAAGATAGTAAAAAGATACTTCTTGATAAAGCTGAAGCCTATATAACCAAAGAAGATAATATGTCTATGGAAGACCTTTTCACCTACTATGAAGAAGAAAACCTAAAAGATGAGATTTTCAGCCACACAAATGATTCTGTAAAAGAAACCGCCGACTACATAAACGGAAAAGTGCGTAACGCTTATTATACAGAAAATAAATTCATAAACGAACTTATAACACAACAAGATTTATTTAACCGACTGGTGCAAAATCCACAGCCGTTGTACCAAAACATACTGAACGAATACAAAAACAAAAAATTCAGTGTTGCCGAATTTCAAGAAATCTACGATAAATGCGTAGACTCTTTGATAAAAGATGCGCTTCACTCAGAACAATGTAAGATAGGCAAGGAACAGCTTGCAAATATAGTTTTTGATAAACCGTTCAACGATTTATTTTCTTTTGTATATGACGACAATCGTTGCGCCAACGGCGTAGTGTTGTTCAATTATATCAACGTCAGCAAAGAAACTCTTGTTACAATGCTTGATTATTTGTATGACTACTACCCTATTGTTGCAAAAAAATTAAGCAAGAAGTACGATTACAACATTCAATCAAAAGATGAGCTTATTTCATTTGCAACAAACAAAGATGTTATTGCAGAGTGTCAGATTGATTTTACACAACCCGATTCATTTAATATCTATGTCTGCTTTGGAAATACTGATTTTTCTGTCATATTACCTGCCGTTATTTCTTCGGAAGAATTACCTGATGCAGTTAAAGCATCAATTATTGAAGCGGCAAACGAAAACATACGTGGCGATAATAAAAGGGATTTTCAAATAGAGTTTGCCAATGTGAATACTTTATCCGAAATGTTTGCGGCTGTAAATGAGCATCGCAAGAATAAAGAAAATCTACTTACAGATAAAATTTTTGTAAAAGCCATCGACAGTCCTGATATAACGCAGGACGCTGAAGGAACTGTCGAAAAAAAATATACGTTTTCTGTAGACCTTCCTGAAGAAATAAAAGAAGATTATATTACCCGCTTCGGAATATTCTCTTATAATGGTTCTCCGAACGAAACAGAAAATAGCTGTATGGAACGAAACAAAGACCTTATAAATAGGTTTGAACTGACATTAACAATGAATGTTATCTATACAAAAGAGCCTTGTTCCACTATTTCGCTTCAAGCAAGATTACACAACGGTATACCAAAATATAATGACGGAAGTTATTATGTTTCAAAAGGTGGCGGCGTAGAAGAAGATGGTTTTGATGCCTCTACCCTTGCGGTTTATGACTTTACAGGTTACGTCCCTTTAAATTTAAATGAACGGCAAATGTACAAAGAAAAAGCAGAAAAAGCTATAAACAAAATGGATGAACGCTTGCAAAAACAAAACAAATACAGATAAGGAAAAAACGATGATTACAAATGAAAACTACAAGAGTTATAACGACTCTATAATAGAAGAAATGTGGCAGGCTCTTGATGATGTTCCTTTTGACGAACAAGCAAACGGCAAACTGATATTAAGCGAAAAGTGGCTATCTTTTGAAGCAGGAACTGCACAAGATGATATTTGGCGTTGGTTCGACAAACACTACAGTAAAGGCGTTTACGAACTTCTGTACGGCGATAAAAAATCATTTAATGACTGTACCCACAGTTATGAAGAGTTGTGCGCTTTGTTTGACAAAATAGTGCCACTTTCAAAGTCTGCTTTTGATGTTTTTGATTGCGAAGACAATACTAAAAATGTTCTTGAAAAATCTGCTGAACCTTGTCTTTTATTTGGTTTTTCAATTCCTGATAAAGCATTGAATTCGGTTTTCGATAAAAAAGATGTTTTATATATAAAGAAAGACAAAGCAAATAAAGGATTTGATGAGTCTGTTGGCTACATTACGGTTAAAAAGAACAGTGAAGAAGATTTCGAATATTTGCTTGTTATGGACGCAGGCATAACACGTCCTGTAAGTGAATGCTTTTTGGAAAAGATTTTGAAGGATTCTATTGAAGGTTATATTTCTTTCATAGAAAATTGCAAATCGTCTTTATGGTTAAACGTCTGGTTTGATAACTTTCAAAAAGAGATTGTTGAAGAAATAAAAAAGGAAACATCAGCAGAAAAGCTCACCTTATATGCACAGAATAAAAATATCATTGTTCGTCAAGCGGTTGCAATCAGCCTAAACACACCTGATACAGCACTTGCAATGCTTGCTGACGATAAAAATGAACGTGTAAGACCGTTTGTAGCAAGAAATCGCAATATAAGCCTAAGTTTGCTTACCAAACTTGCTAAAGACGAAAGCCCCGAAGTTCGTAAAGAAGTAGCGGATAACGCAAAAGCTTCTGCGGAAATATTGACTTTGCTTGCAAAAGATAAAGATACGTATGTTCGTAAAGTTATCGCATGGAACGAGAATACGCCACCTGAAACACTTGCTGAATTGGCTACAGAAGAAGACTACAGTATTCGTCAAGCTGTTGCATCTAATCCGAATACATCGGAAAAAACACTTGCCTTACTTGCAAATGATGAAAACTCAAACGTTCGCATAAATGTTGCTTTCAACACAAATACACCACCTGAAGCATTGACAAAACTTGCCGAAGATGATGATTTAGAAGTTCGCAACACTGTTGCTGATAACCCTCAAATGTCATCTAAGACCATTGAAACGCTTGCGGATAGTAAAGATAATCAGATTGGTCGAGCGGCAAAAAACAATAAAGAAAGATAATGCTTACACACTTCCGTTCCAATGGAGCGGAAGTGTTATTTTGTAATGTGGCTTAATGATACATAAATCAATTGTAAAAGGCAAAGACAACCGAAAAGAAGAAAGATAATAACAGAATTACTTCCTATCCACTGGAACGGAAGTAGTTTTGCTGTGTTGCTTTTTGACCTATAAATATAATGAAATAAAAAATTCTTTTTAAAGGACGGAATCTATTATGGATAAAGAAATGAACAAACAAAGTTTGAAAGAATCTTTGAGCATTTTATCAACTGATGAACGTTTAAATTTAGCTATAAACACCTATTTTGTAGAAATACTCGAAGTGTTTTCTGAAGACGAAGACTGGCAAATCCGTGCTTGTGTTGCTACTAACCCTCACACGCCTTCTTCCATTCTTTTCAAACTAAAAACAGATGATGCCGATTCTGTAAAATATACGGCAGAAAAAGCACTTTCTGAACGCAAATCAAGCAAATATGACATAGATAGATAACAATTGCCGTTGCTCAACGGCGTGACGTTTCTTATGTGGTTAAATGAACTATAAATAAAGTAAGAACAATCTCTATCGGAAAGGAGCATTAAAATGCAAGAAATAATTAGCAATTGGAAAGAATTTAGCAACGGCAATTTGTTTGATGAAGGTGGAGTTTTGATAAAGCATCTTTATCCCTCAAACTTAGTAGAAAATGCTCCTGCACTTTTAAATTTCTATCAAGTATTTGAGGTTGTTAAAGACGAAGACAATATCAAATATGGGTTTAAAGGTGTTTACATTACTCATAACGGAGAAGATGCCGCAGATATAGCAAACGAACTTTATAAGCGTTCGAATAAGAGTTGCACTAACATAGAAACATACGGCAATAAGCCTGTGACAGAAAAAAATAATGATTTTAGAATAACGGATAGGCAGTTGAACAATTGGCTTACTGAAATCGGTTATGATAGAGCAGTAGTAAAAGAGGAAGAATATACAATGAAAGAGTTCGGAAACGTTATTTGTCAAAACGAAATGGCTTTTTATGATGAGCTGAATAATCAATGGGCTGTGCGCTTTGAACTGAAGTGTGAATTAAATGCTATTATTGAACTATTAGAACGTGCTAATGAAGCATATTCTATTTATTCTATTGAGGGTTGTTCTAACGCTTTTGATTATATTCCTTTTTGTAAGAGCATAAGTCCTTGCATTGATTTTACTAAAAGCAGTGACGGTACTCTTAATGTCAGTTTACTGTTAAATGTTATAGATAAAATCGGGAATTGTCAATTAAATCATTATTTAGCTATAACGCCAAGTGAGGCAAGTCTTCTTTACGGTAAAGCAGACCAGTATCTGCAAAACATAAATCGTGAACAGGGAAGTGCTTATACGATTGATTCTCTCATTGATGATTCATCTCTCGTTAAATCAATTGATATTTACAAATCAACTCCTAATGGAGTTGCACAATATACCGATATTCCTGATGACAAAAATGTATATCTGAATGTTAAAGGAATTGTCGGTGTGCCTCTCTCTGCAAAAGAAGAAAAATATCTGGTATATTACGAAGACATCAACCGCAATAAACTTTATTATGCTTGCACAAGCAAGCTTGATGAGTTTAGCAATTTTCAGAAGAATGGCTTCTGCATAGTGAACAATCCTTTAAAATCATATTCACTTGACGATTTACAGAGAATTATAAGTAGAGCAGAAAGAGGAAATACCTCGTTAAATATAGAAATTGCTTAAAGAAAACAAGTCAGAAATCTCACTGACATTGGATAATTGATTGTTTACATAATGTTATTTGGCGAAGGAAGAAAGGTAAGAAAAATATGGAAAAAGCTATGACAACGTGCAATTGGCACAACTACGGTGATGTAGCATCGTTTTGGGACAATGGCGGTATTATCATACGGCAAGCATTTAATAATAGCGAAACAAGAAGGCTTCCTGAACTACAGAGCCTTTATGAAGTGTTCGAGCTTGCTCGTAATAAAAGCGGTCAACATATTGCTTATAGCGGTATTGTGCAGGCAAACCGTAACGAATCGGAGAAAGACATTGTTGACAGAATAAGTCGTAATTGGATAAACGATTGTATGTATTATACAACTTACTGTCAAAATTCCGATGACTTTCGTATCACGGAAAGGCAGTTGAACAAGTGGTTGTTTCAGTTGGATTACTGTATTGGTATGAAATCTGAAAAAGAATACGCATCGTATCTGTTTGGCGACTGTTCTTTTGACAATATTGACATTTTCTATGACAAGACAACGGCAAAAATGACTGCACGGTTTAATATGAATGTCACCGATAAACTCAGGAATGAGCTAATCGAAAGAGCAAATGAAGATTACGGTATTTACAATCAGTACGGGAAAAATAATATTTATGATTTCCTTGATTATATGAAAGGAGTAACAACCTCAGTTGACATCTACAAAGACACCAACGATAAGCTAAAAATGTTTATCAATGTTGCTTTTTATGACAAAAGCGGTTATTGCGTCTTTAATCGTCCTGTAAATTCCACAGATGAAGAAGTAGCTGTTTTGTATAAAAAGGCTAATCAGTTTCTCAAACTGTGTAACAAAACTTACAATACGCATTATTCAATGCGTAATCTCGTTTCTAATAACAATGAAGATTATCATAAGACACCAACAAAGCCTACAAAAAGGCACGATAATTTTGAAAGATAACGAAAGGAATAAACACTTATGACAAATTGGCAATTTATCGAACAGCTTCCTGCTGAAAAGCAACGGGAGTGTTTAAAACAATATAACGAACACCCTCTATCGCATTACATTGATTGGGGAGCTTTTTATGACAGTGAAGACGGTAATGAAATGCACTTCCTAAAATATCTGCGAATTATGAAAGACGAATTTGACAACAGCTACTATGTTCTTGAAGAACACAAAGAAAAAAATAAGGTTGTTTCTTATGTCTATAGCATAATTGATAACGCTTTTGCTACTATAACTCACGATGAGAGGTAAAAACTATGAAAGATTATGCTTATCTTCTGTTTGTTGATGAAATAAACAATCATAACAAATATTATGAAATCACTCTTAACGATGATAATTCTATAGACGTGAATTACGGTCGTGTCGGCAACACTCCCGCTTATCATCACTATGAAGCGCACGAAAAGCAATTTCACGTTCTGAAATCTGTAAAGGAAGCCAAAGGCTATAAAGATGTTACAGCTTTGCATTCCGTAAAAACAGCATCTAATGCAATGGCAAAAAGCGAAGAACTTGACTATAAACCAGTCGAAGACACCCAAATAAACAATCTTATAGAAGAACTTATCACTTCTGCAAGAGAGTTCGTTAAGGTAAATTATACTGTCGGTGTTCAGGAAATCACTCCAAAGATGGTATCTGAGGCAGAGAATGACCTGAATACTCTTATATCAATTGCACAGGACTCAAATGTCGCTCTTTGGCGGTTTAATGAACAATTAAAAGAATTATTTGTGGATATTCCTCGCCGCATGGGTGATGTTGGTTGCTACCTTGCAAAGACGAGTGCAGATTTTTCAAGGATTATTGAGCGTGAGCGTGATATGCTTGATAACATTAAAGGTCAAGTGAATACTATTGTTGCGCCTTCACAAGATAACTCGCAGAAAAAGGATACTACAGTTCTCGATGCTTATGGTCTTTCTGTTTCTCCTGTTACATACGAAGAAGAAGACCAGATTTTATCTCATTTGGGCAAAGATTATGGTGGTCTTGATGTAGACCGCCGTTATGTAACTGCTTACAAAGTAGAGAACTCAGCAACAAGAAAAGCATACGAAGAGTTCAAAGCAACACATCAGATTTCTCGCCGTGACTGTAAGCTCTTTTATCACGGAAGCAAAGTAGAGAACTGGTGGAGCATTATGAAGACAGGCTTGTCCTTAAACCCGAATGCCTCTGTAACAGGAAAAATGTTCGGTAACGGTCTTTATTTTGCAAGTGATTGCCGTAAGTCTTTAAACTATATGGATACAAAAAGTTCTCATTGGAACAACGGTAAACGTGATAGCGGCTATATGGCAATATATTCGGTTGCTTTAGGCAAATGCTACGAACCTTACAATGCTTTGTATTCTTCTTTTAACAAAAAAGACCTTCCTAACGGTTGCTTATCTGTTTATGCTGATAAACGGAAAACAGGCTTACAGAATGACGAATACGTTGTTTACGACCAAGCTCAGTGTACAATCAAATATTTGGTTGAAATGAAAGATTATAATTGCCGTAATAAGTATTACAATCTTGACCGCCGAGCATTTAGTAATGCTTTTAAAACTTCTTTATCTTCATTGAAAAAGACGAAAAACTCTTATGAAGCAGAGGTATTGGTTGACAATCTTTCAGACTCTGCAAGCAAAGAATTTTATGACAAGATTTCTCGTGACTATGATTTCAAGAACTGCTATATTAAGTACAATCCTCGTTCTGATAATGTCGTTTTTTCTTTTAAAGGCTATGACGGAACTACGACTGTTTGTGACGGCAACTATTTAACTGCCGATGATAAAGCATTCTTATGCCGTGAATTTAAAAAAGCGTATGTACTCAGCGAACAGGATTGGGCGAATTTAGGTGAAAAAGCCAAATGCTTAGAAAGCGGCAAAACAATAGCAAAACCTTTAGTAGAAACGGAAAAACGTTATCGGAATCAATTGTCACGTTGACAAGCCACAAACAGAAAGACTTCCGTTCCACTGGACTGAAAGTGCCTTTTGTAATGTGGCTTAGTGAACCATTAATCAATTGTAAATACAAATTCGTTGTAGAAAGGGAATCGGTATGAGTAAAGAAAACATTTTATCAAAGATAAGTAAAATGTCTGAAGAAGAGCTTATAAACTTAGCTTGTAATACTTCTGATGTTGAGATACTTAACAAATTGGCTAAAAATGAAAATTGTGAAGTTCGTTGTGCGGTTGCAGAAAACAAGAACACACCTGTAGAATTGCTTGCTGTACTTGCACAGGACGAGGGGCGAGGGGTTCGTTATACTGTCGCAGGAAACATAAACACTCCCATTGAACTACTCTCTGTGCTTGCAAAAGATAAATTTTGGAAGGTTCGTTTGGAAGTTGCGGGTAACAAAAATGCACCAATTGAAGCAATTGCTGTGCTTGCACAGGACGAGAATTGGTCGGTTCGTTGTGCTGTTGCAAGAAATGAAAATACATCTGCTGATGTGCTTGCTACGCTTGCAAAAGATGTAAATGATGTTGTTCGTGAGGTTGTTGCAAGAAATTATAATACGAGTCCAGAAATACTTACAATGCTCGCTGAAGACGAAAGTGAAGAGGTTCGTGAAGCTGTTGCTTGGAACAAAAATACTCCTGTAGAAACACTTGTAGAACTTGCAAGTGACAAAGATTATAATGTTCGTTGTGTTGTTGCCTACAACAGAAATACACCTGCTGATGTGCTTGCTATGCTTGCTGAAGACGAAAGTGAAGTGGTTCGTGCATCTGTTGCTTGGAACGAAAATACATCTGCTGATGTACTTGCTATGCTTGCCAGTAATGAAGAGTGGTGTGTTCGTGAGGCTGTTGCTCAAAATATAAATACAAGTGCCGAAACGCTTGTATTTCTTTCAAAAGACAACAACGAATGGGTAAGCAAAAGAGCTGAAGATGCTCTTAAAGAACGCAAAGAGAAAAGCAAAACCAGTATGGAAAGGTAATAACATCTTACACTTCCGTTCCAATGGAGCGGAAGTCTTTTTTTGTAATGCGGCTTAATGGTACATAAATCAATTGTAAGCACAAATTCGTTGCAGAAAGGACGAAACAATATGAATAAAGAAAACCTTTTATCAAAGATAAGCAAAATGTCTGAAGAAGAACTGAGAGACTTGGCTTGTAACACTCCTGATGTTGAGATACTTAACATATTGGCTGAAAATGAAAATTGTGAAGTTCGTTGTGCGGTTGCAGGAAATAAGAATACACCTGTAGAAAAACTTACTGTGCTTGCCAGTGCTGAAACTTGGTGGGTTCGAAGTGCGGTTGCCGCAAATAAAAATACATCTGCTGATATACTTACTATGCTTGCAAAAGATATAAATTTAGACGTTCATGCAAGTGTTGCTCGGAACAATAATACCCCAGTCGAAACACTTGTTATGCTTGGCTGTGATAAAACTTGGTGGGTTCGAAGTGCCGTTGCAAGAAATAAAAACACTCCTATTGAATTTCTTACTGTTCTTGCACAGGACGAGGATTGGTCGGTTCGTAGTGCCGTTGCATGGAATGAAAACGCTCCTGCTGATGTGCTTGCTGTACTTGCAAAAGACGAAGTTTATGAGGTTCGTTATGCAGTTGCAGGAAACCCTAATATTCCTCTCAATGCACTTGAAACGCTTGCAGATGATGAAGATTTGCAGGTATCTGAAAAGGCTGGAGACGTTCTTAAAGAACGCAAAGAGAAAGGCAAACCCAATATGGAAAGGTAACAATATCTTATTATGTGGCTTTGTGAACCATAAATCTATTGTAAATACAAATTCGTTGTAGAAAGGGCGAAACAATATGAAAAAAGAAAACCTTTTATCAAAGATAAGCAAAATGTCTGAAGAAGAACTGAGAGACTTGGCTTGTAACACTCCTGATGTTGAAACACTTAACATACTTGCCAAAAACGAGAACTATGAAGTTCGTTGTACGGTTGCAAAAAACAAGAACACACCTGTAGAATTGCTTGCTGTACTTGCACAGGACGAGGACTACTGGGTTCGTTGGGCGGTTGCTTTAAATAAAAATACATCTGCTGATATACTTGCTATGCTCGCAAAAGATGAAGAAAGTGGTGTTCGTTGTGCCGTTGCCAATAACAGAAATACGTCTGCTGATATACTTGCTATGCTTGCAAAAGATGTGAATGTTGATGTTCGTTGTATGGTTACAGATAATAAAAATACAAGTGCCGAAACACTTGCTATGCTTGCCAGTGATAAAGAATGGTGGGTTCGAAGTGCGGTTGCCGCAAATGGAAATACATCTGTTGAAGTGCTTTCAATGCTTACAAAAGACGAAGATAGAAATGTTCGTAGTGAGGTTGCAGGAAATAAAAATGTAAGTACCGAAACACTTGTTATGCTTGCACAGGACGAGCATTGGTCGGTTCGTGAACAGGTTGCGTTAAACGCAAGCACCTCTGCTGATGTGCTTGCCGAGCTTGCAAAAGATGTAGATATTGATGTTCGTTGGGCGGTTGCAGGAAATAAAAATATAAGAGTCGAAACACTTGTTATGCTTGCACAAGACGAGAAGTGGCGTGTTCGTAGTGCCGTTGCATGGAATGAAAACACTCCTGCTGATGTGCTTGCTATGCTTGCAAAAGATGTAGATATTGATGTTCGTTGGGCGGTTGCCAACAACAGAAATACACCTGCTGAAGTGCTTGCTATGCTTGCTACTGATGAAGACTATCATGTGAGGGAAGCTGTAGCGGAAAATAAAAATACGCCTATTGAATCCTTAGTTAAACTTGCCTCTGATGGAGAATATAACGTTCGTGCCTATGTTGTGTTGAATGAAAAAACGCCTATTAATACACTTGCTATACTTGCTAAAGATAAAAACGGAGATGTTCGTTATAACGTTGCGAGAAATATCCATTCAAGTCCTGAAATGCTATCAAGACTTGCCAAAGATGAAGTTGTCGATATTCGTGTAATTGTGGCTGAAAACCCAAACACTCCTTACAATACACTTGTTATGCTTTCAAAAGACAAGGAATTATGTGTAAGTGAAAATGCTAAAAAAGTTATTAAAGAACGCAAAGAGAAAAGCAAAACCAGTATAGAAAGGTAACAATATATTATTATGTGGCGTTGTGAACCATAAATCAATTGTAAATACAAATTCGTTGTAGAAAGGGAATCGGTATGAGTAAAGAAAACATTTTATCAAAGATAAGTAAAATGTCTGAAGAAGAGCTTATAAACTTAGCTTGTAACACTTCTGATGTTGAGATACTTAACAAATTGACTGAAAATGCGAACTGTGAAGTTCGTTGTACGGTTGCAAAAAACAAGAATACCCCTGCCAATATGCTTACAATGCTTACACAAGATAAAGATGAAGTTGTCCGTAGTGGGGTTGCATTAAACGGAAATACATCTGTTGATGTACTTGCTATGCTTGCCAGTGATAAATGTTGGTGGGTTAGAAGTGCCGTTGCAAAAAACAAAAATACAAGTGTTGAAACACTTGCTATGCTTGCAAAAGACGAAGATATTGTTGTCCGTAGTGCGGTTGCCGCAAACGAAAACACACCTGTTGAAGCACTTGTAATGCTTGCGCCGGACGAGCATAGGTTGGTTCGTGAACAGGTTGCAGAAAACAAGAATACACCTGTAGCATTGCTTACTGCGCTTGCGAAAGATGAAAAAGGAGATGTTCGTTGTGCCGTTGCCAACAACAGAAATACACCTGTTAATGTGCTTGCTATGCTTGCAAAAGATGAAAACAGAAATGTTCGTTGTACAGTTACCAACAACAGAAATACGTCTGCCGATGTACTTGCTATGCTTGCAGAAGATGAATATTTTTTTGTTCGTTGTGCGGTTGCCGCAAACGAAAATACATCTGTTGATGTACTTGCAATGCTTGCCAGTGATAAAGATTGGTGGGTTCGAAGTGTTGTTGCAAGAAATAAAAACACTCCTATTGAATTTCTTGCTGTTCTTGCACAAGACGAGGATTGTTCGGTTCGTAGTGCCGTTGCAAGAAATAAAAACACTCCTATTAAATTTCTTGCTGTTCTTGCACAAGACGAGGATTGGTCAGTTCGTGAACAGATTGCATTAAACGAAAGCACCTCTGCTGAGTTGCTTGCTGTACTTGCAAATGACGTAGGTAAATGGGTTCGTATGGGTGTTGCAGGAAATGCAAATACATCTGTTGATGTGCTTGCTATGCTTACAAAAGATGTAGATATTGATGTTCGTAGTGCGGTTGCAGAAAATGAGAATACACCAAAGGAAGCACTTGTTATGCTTTCAAAAGACAACAACAAATGGGTAGGCGAAAGAGCTGAAGATGCTCTTAGAGAACGTAACAAAAAATTAGGAAAGGAAAACAATATGATTTTATCATTAGATGTTACTACACTCCCTTATGATGTAAGAATGACAATGGCTGAGAATAAAGAGTCCCCTCTTGAACTTCTTGAAGTTCTTGCTTGTGACTCTGACGGAGATGTGAGGGAAGAGATTGCAAAAAACGAAAGTGTAACGGCACACATTCTTGACAAAATGGCTGATTACGAACTTGCTAACGAATTAGACCAGACAAATCTTTGCGTAATATCAGACCACCCTTTGACTACAACAGAAACTCTTAACAAAATCCTGAATTTTAAAGAATGGGGTGATGAAGACAAAAGAAATGAAGTGCTAACCTGTTTGGCTGCTAATCCGAATTTGAGTGCGGCTATGCTTGAAAAATTAGCACACGAGAATTTAGATGATTATGTTAAAAAATGTGTTGCCGAGAACCCCAGTACAAGCGTAAAGACACTTGAATTTCTCGCTTACAAATATGAGGACGAATATGTAAATGTACCTGCAAAAGAGGCACTTGAAAAGCGTGGCATTCACACAAAAAGCAATATAGAAAGATGATTTTGTAACTTCCATTCCAGTGGAACAGAAGTTAATTGGCATTTTTCTTATATGAAAGGAGTTAACAAATGAAAGCTTATTCTGACCTTACCAACCGCACAGAAGATTGTGTAGATACAATGTATCATTTGATTAATAGCAGTGATGAAAATACACGAGCGGCTATTGCAAGTCAAGGCTTTGATGATGAATATTTTTCAAACGATGAAAGTCCTGTTGTTCGCATAGCTGTAGCAGAACATACAAAGGACATAAACATTCTTAAAAAACTATCCCACGATGACATGGCTACTGTTCGTATGGCTGTTGTTCAGCATACGGATAATGAAGAAATTCTTAAATCAATGGTAAATGACATCTGGATAATTCGTGCCGAACTTGCCAAAAATCCGTGTGTTCACCCTCTTCTTATAGACGACACTGATGTGTGCGTAAGACGTACAATTGCTGAAACCACTAATGACACAAACATATTAAATCATTACTTGTCAGATGAAGACGTGGGTGTCAGAGAGAACGTTGCTCTTAGAGGCTTCGGTCACGATGTCCTTGTAAAAGATAACCAATACGCTGTTTTAGAAGCAATTGCAAAGACGAGCAGTGACGAGAATATATTGAGTCAGCTTATTAACGCTCCTTCAAGTGCCGATTTACGTTTAATCATTGCAGAACGTGGTCTTTTACTCAATGAACTTAAAAACGACCATTGGCACGAAGTGCGTAAGGCTGTAGCGACAAACACAAAAGATGCAGTCTTGCTTCACGATATGACATATAATGAGGTAATGGACTTTCCTAACCTGTTTTCAAGAGAAGAAACATATAGCGTTCTATGGTGCATTGGACATAACGAAAACTTGAAAAAGAGTGATAAGAGCATCATATATGACATATTAAGTCACGACTCATTTTATGCTGATAAAATAAATGAAGAGCGTACAGCAAGACCGCAAAAGCAGTCTTCAGATATAAAAACAGAAAGGAATTAAAAATTATGCGTTTCAGAGATTATTTCAGAGACAAGGTTAAAGATTTATGCGTCAGCATAGTAAATAGCCTTACATCTTCCGATGAATTTTCGGAAAATGAAAAAGAAAGAGAAATTGCAATCATCGAAAATCAAAAGAAGAGATATGCAAACAAGGAATTTTACAACAATAACAATCTGCGTGAGGTTATCCCTGTCCTTGAAACCGCAGATAAAGAGTTGAAGAAGGATAATCGTGATTCAATACATAAAGATGCAAAATCGGCAATCAAGAAGCTGAAAAAGCATCTGAAAGTAATTGATGCAAAGAGAGAAGATTTTCTTTCCGCTCTTGAAAACATCGTAAATGATGACGAGAATAAGAAAAGTTATATTCTTTACAAAGATGAAGCGTCAAGAAACATCGTTCTTTACAACTATCTGAACGAAGCGGCAAATTTGGTTGCTACAGAAAAGGGTACTATTGGCGATAGCATTGTCAAGCCTGCGGTAATTACCATAGACCTTGATACCAACTATGTAAGCGAGTATAAAACAGTCAATGAAATGTTCGAAAAAGACGATAAATACGCAAGCTGTACTCCGACAAAAGAGGGTTTGTATATTTATAATGCTGACGCTTTCCGTAACGACATTTCTCAGAGTGGCACAGAATTTATGAGAGATACAAGCGGCAAGGAAGGTTATAAAAAAGCTCTTGAACTTATTGACGCTGAATTTGATACTGAAGCAGAGTTAATACAGAATCAGGTTATCCGTAACAAAAAGCAACTTAACTTTGACCTTCTTACCGAAGTTGAGAACACAGCAGAGCTTTATGACAACGTAAGATACGATGAGAAATCCAATAAAGTCACAATTTATTCTGAGAACGGTAAAAGTCAGATTGACTTATATTACTCAGTGAATGGTCTTTCATCGGCTTATTTTAAATCAGAGAAAGATGAATTAACAAAGGTTTATGATTATCGTGACGAAGAAAACGGTTTTTCGAATATCCGTTCTTCTGCATATCATCAGCTTTTAAAGAATGACGCTTTTGAAAGTTTCCTCAACATTGACGGCAACTACATTGACCTTGAAGCATTAGAGACTTATGAAGCAAATCTTGCATTCATAGACGAAACTTTCAAAGGTGCAAACAAATATGATGAAAAGCAGGTCGGCAAAACGGAGATTGTAAACTCAACATATAATTATAAGCTCTTTTACAGCGAGTCGTTGGAGCAAAAGATGCTTCAACGTGCAGAAGAATACAGAAACGCCGTTGCTGACGATGTAACAGTAACGTATAATCCTTATAACAATACAATAAATCTTTCAAATGAAGGCAAAGTTCTTTCAATCACGTTTGATGAACTCGGCAGTCGTATGGATATATTCTTCAAGAAAGAAGGAGCAAAAGTTACTACAAAAAACAGCGTTATAGAAGACCACAGGCTCAGGAATAAGGCTGTCCTTGAAGATGATGTATTTAAGCACATTACAGAAAACTTGGGCGTATCTATTCAGGATATAGCAAGAGGTCAAGCGGGCAAGATATTGTCTGATGCCGAGATACAAGCAAAAAAGGATACCGAAGGAAGAAAAGTAAAGAAATCAATTGAAAGATAATTTCCTTTTTGAGCAAAACAAAAGCCCGTTCTATTCAGAATGGGCTTTTAGTATTATAAGACGGAAAAAACCACCCATCTAAAAAGATAAGTGGTTTACATAAATGAGTACGTTTTATGCTTTTTTCAAGCTTCCGAAGCTTTCCCAATGCTTCCTAACTATCATTATACATCATTCGTTATTACTTGTCAATAGGGAACGAACAATTATATTTTATTTTTTCTCTCATATAGCAGTCGGCTGTCATTCACATCGTTTGTCGCTATTTCGCATAGCACTGCGGTTTTGTGTTGACAAGGCTTTTGAAATATGATATAATTATATTAACAAGGAAATCACATACACACAGATGGGGCGGTGTCAAACTCCGAGCGTAGCAAAACGTTTTTATTTATTGTTGTTACGAAAGGGGGGAGACAGCTATGAGCGATATTATTCAAATCATAGGCATAGCAGTAGACCTGCTAACTACTATTGTCGATGTCATATTACATACGGCTAAACCGTGCAAGAAAAAGCATCGAATAAAAGTAGAACCGCCTGCTTCTCACACAAGCAAGGCGGTTCGTGTTTGCGTTAAACGCAAGCATAAGACTTAATTGTTTGCTCGGAGTAACCGTCTACATAGTAGTGGCTTCCTTGTTATCTTTATTATAGCACCTTATTTGCACACTGTCAATAGGTTTTTGGCTATTGCTTATTGCAATATGAAGCCGTAACACCTTGTACGGCTTCTTTTTTTGCTAAAATACAGGAATGTTATTCTTTCTTAGTTTTCTCCAATAGTAAGTGTGTCTTGCAGTGGCATTGATTGAAGCTCATTCTCAAAATTTTTATATATCGGAATGATGTGCAATATGTAAGGTAACAGGCTCTTATAGGATTTCATCTTTGTATAAGTTTTCTTACAGCAAAGGGGTTTTTGTATTGACATTTGCAACACATTTTGATATAATATAGGTAACGAGAAAGGAACATCTTGTTAAGAGAGGGTAATGAAAATGAAGGTATATAAGATTGAAAAAAACTGCACAGAATGCAGTAATTTTTATCAAGAAGATTCCTGTTGCGAATGTGATGCTGAGAAAGTACTTTTTCGGAACAGATAGATGCGAATGTTGTATCTATCATATTGTAGAGGAAACTTTCAAAGACAGAATGGAATCTGACTTAGGTACGAGATGCTTCAAAGATTACGATGAAGCGGCGGCAATGTTGCGAGCTTTTACGAAAGCAGGTTAACGCTTTTTAACTTCTGTTCCAGTGGAACGGAAGTACCAAATCGGATATAAGCGAGGTTATTCGATGATTATTAAATCGACTCACTCTGCAAAAGAATTGCATTTTGTAAGTCAAAAAGAGAAAGATGCTTTTCTTGCTTCGCTTGAAGCAAAAAAAGATAATCGGATTGCTGTGATTGTAACAAGATTACTTAGACGCATAGAAGCAAATAAGCACCAAACGCTTAAAGGTTTTTATTGTGCGAGTTTCTTATGCAATGACGAATTTGCAATATTGCAAGAGGTAAATTCAGATTTTCTTAAATCTTTGCACAGTTTTTAACTTCCATTCCAGTGGAATAGAAGTTGTAACTTGACGTATTGCTACCATTTGTTTTGAGGGTATATTACGAACGGTAGTGATGTATTGAAACATATAGGGAAACAGTGCTGATAAGGCACACGGGCTTTGATGATGTTTAACGGCGTTGTTAAGGCTACGATAATGAGAGGAAGGTATTTATGAAAAAGAGATACGCAAAGATGATAGCAACTATAATTGCTGTTGTTGCTGTATTTACAAGCGGTTGTTCTGACGGTAATGCAAAGAACAGTTCTGTAGACGAAGTGCAGAGCAGTGCTTCAACTACACCTACTGCGACAACCTCAGTGACTCCCGAAACAACTCCTGCTGTCACTACAACGGCAAAGTCTATTGAACAGACAACGGTTGCTACGACCACTACCCAGAAACAGGAAACAAATAAACCTGTTGAAACTACTACAACGACTACAACTGTTGTAACCACCACAACAAAGCCCGCTCCTGAGTGGACTGAGGAAAAGGTAAGTGCAACAAAGTATGTCACCACTGATTGTTACAGCAGAAAAAAAGCTGTACTCGGTGCAGAAACCGTCAAGCTGTACAGTGTCAACGACAAGGTTAAGGTTGTTGCGAAGACCAATACAGGGTATTTTAAACTTGATACAGGTGCTTTTGTACACGGTGACTATCTTAGCGATAGCAAGGTTGTTGTACAGACAACTACGACTACTGTTGCTACAACGAAGAAGCCTACTGAGAGCAAACCTGTAAATGACGATACTCCAAATTATGGTGCTGTACCAGAACCGTGGACTGAAGATGATATATGGTATGTCTTTGACACGGTAGAAAAGTACGCTAAAAGCAAAGGCTATAATGGTTGTGATTTTCCTCGAAAGATAACGCACTATAGTGATGAACTCGGTCTTGATTCTTTTGGTGGATTTGGCGCATACAGTATTGCGGGTAAGGTATGGGGATATGGCTCAACTGGCGCAGATGAGTTTGTTTTCTACGATAGTTATGATAGAAAAAAAAATATAGATTATTTCATTAACATGATGAAAAAGTCAGTTGACACTTGTATTAGTCATGCTTTTCCTGATAGTGACACCTTTAAAGTGACAGTTGCTACAGGTAATGATTTATTAAAACTCTATGCGCACGAAGGTATGACACAGGAAGAATATCCTGAAGACGAGATTTTCAATTGCGACCCAGACAGAGTTTATGTATTCTTCTGGAATCATTAAAATGCTATAACTGTATCGGGAAATACAGTTTTTAAATAAAGGGAAACAAGCAAAAAACGTAACTTCATAACAAGGAATAATTGTGCCTGAAATCAGGCACAATATTCCTGTTTATGCGGGAAAGGACGAGAACATGAAAACTTCATTTTTTAAACGGTTGACAGCAGGCATTTTGAGTTTTATTATGCTTATGTCAGCCGTAAATTTTTCTGCGTTTGCTGATTTTGTAATAGGTAAAGATAACGACAAGCAAAAGTTGTTCGTAAGTTATTTTCAATCTTATTATGACTTTGGTGGAACAAACGGAACAAGCATAAAAGGTTCTATAATCAAACTTAATAAGAACTCAGCATCAGGTGATATTGCTTATTGCATTGAAGTAAGGACTCACGCTCCTGATACAGGAACACAAACCACTTATGAAGGCAAAGACTGGGATAAATATGAATCTTTAGATATACTTCAAAAACGGTATATTAACTATGCTATCATGTATGGTTATCTCGGAACACAAAAATACAGTTCGTATGGTTGTACAGCTAATGATGAGCGAATTGCAACACAAATTGTCATCTGGAACATTGCAGAAGGTTGGTTTAACAACAAAACTTATGAAACTCCTGCGTTAAATAAGTTTACACAATATATTAGCAGTGCGGATAATGCCTCTGCAACAAAAATAAAACTTTGCTACCGCTACATAAAAGAGCAGATTCTCAACCATCTGCAAAAGCCTTCTTTTAAAGACGGCAATTCAAAATCTACAACAAGGAAAGTAAGCGGTACTTCCGTAACATATTCAGCCTCATTCACAGATGAAAAAAGCTGTGTAAGTAATTTTGACTGGAAAACAGCAATAAGTAATGCAGGATTGTCATCTACTTTAAAGTATAGCATTTCCAACAATGTAATTACATTTACATCAAGTAAACCTGTTAATGTAACATTAAAGGCATATAAAACAAAAGGTACATATTGTTCGTCTTTCAATAAAAAACGTGCAATTGCATTGGTTTCAGGCAACTTCCAACCTGCTGTTAGTTTTACGGGTTCTCACGACCCCGTGCCGACAACTGTAACGTTAAACACTAATTATGGCAATTTAACCACCACAAAAGCTTGGAGTCACAATGGCGACAAAACAGCCGCATACACCGTTCCTTTTTATTTAGTAAGTTATGTAAGCAATAAAACTACTTATTATTTAAAAGGTTCTGGTTCATCGGGCAACTATATTTACTCTGGCACAACTACAAATAAAGGCGAGGCTACAAAGTTTAGATTTGCAAGTAGTAAAACAGATAAAAATACATCTCATGTTAACGATTTACCTGCAAGGTCGTACACTGTAACAGAATATGGCACAAACGATTTTGGTGGCATTGATAAATATACCCGTGTAAAGAGTAATGATACGGTAACAGTGCCAGCAGGTGGCAATGTAAACGCAACTCTTATAAATACGAGAAATATTGGCGATTTAGTAGTAACAAAAACGTGGGTGCATAACAACAACAGTTTAATTTCCTATGCTACGAACAAAAACAGCAGTGGCTTAAAAATAGCCAAATACAACAACGGCAAAAATGCTGTCACATTCAGAATCTATTATAAAGACTCATCTGGCAACAAGCATTACTTAAAAGCTGATGATGGCTCAAAAATAGATGAAGGTGTCTATAAATGGAATGGAACTACGACAACAACAAATCAACAATATTTCCATTTATATCAGAACTACTATACAGGTAGCAATAATAAGAAATATGACGGCTTTAAAGTAATTGATATGCCTACAGGCTATGCTTATTTTGTAGAAGAAAGTGCAATAAGCGGTTACGTTGTATCATCAAACAATATAAGTGTCACTATGACATCGAAAATAGGAAAAGACGATTATTCACCTGTAGTAAAAGCCTTTAAAAATACCCGTGATACTGGTTCAGCTCAAATTATAAAGACGTGGGTTCACAATGGTGATGCCACTGCTAATTATGATGATATTTATTTCACTGTAAAGAATAAATCAACCAATGCTGTTATCAAAGGTACAACCACAAACACGGCAGGCAAATACACGTTCTCGTCAAATGGTTCTGTTTCACAGTTCAAACTGAACAGCGGTAACATTTTCGCTATCGAAGGTCTTCCCACTGGTACTTATACTGTAACTGAACATACGGTATCAGGTTATACGGTTGACTCGGAAAGCAAAACTGTTGTTGTTTCAAAAAATCAGATAGGTAAGGTTTCGTTTAAAAATACCCGTGATACTGGTTCAGCTCAGATAACAAAAATATGGGTTCACAATGGCGATGCTACTGCTGACTATGATGATATTTATTTCACTGTAAAGAATAAATCAACCAATGCTGTTATCAAAGGTATAGGCAAGGCGGGTAATTACACGTTCTCCGAAAGTGGCTCTGTTTTACAGTTTAAATTGAACAGTGATAACACTTTCACTCTTGCGGGTCTTCCCACTGGTACTTATACTGTTACTGAACATACGGTATCTGGCTATACGGTTGACTCGGAAAGCAAAGATGTAAAGGTATCTAAAGGTCAGACGGGGACAGTTACGTTTAAAAACACTCGTAATACTGGTACAGCTCAGGTTATTAAAACGTGGATACACCACAATGATGCAAAGCAAGCGGATAAGGACATTTACTTTGTTATCAAGAACAATGATACAGGTAAGTTCATAACTGCTTCGGGCAGTGCGGGCAATTACACTTTTACAGGAGCAAACGCTACAGCAGTAGCCAAAGCAACGCAGTTAAAACTTGGCAAAGTTGCAGGTGTAGCAAATGGTGCATTCAATGTTTTGAATATTCCTGAAGGCTCGTATACAGCGTATGAGTACGGCTGTAACGCTTATTACACAAGCGTAAGCGGAACATCAAAGTCATTTAAAATAGTAAACGGTAAAGTTGCTACTGTTTCCTTCTCAAACGAAAGAAACATAGGTGATTTAATCGTTTCTAAGACTTGGGTACACAACGGAAATTCTTTGATTTCGTATCAATCAACCGAATCGTTACCTTATGCAACGCTGAATGGAACACCTATATATTTCAAGGTTTATTACGAAACAACCGATGCCAACGGAACTGTAATAAGGCATTATTTAAAAGCAGATGATGGTAATATACCCAATGAGGGTGTGTATAAATGGAGCGGCGAAACCGCCACAGCCTCTCAACAGTATTTCAAGCTGTATAAAGATTATTACACTGACAACGGCGTTAAGCATGACAGTTTTAAGATAAGTGATATGCCTACAGGCTATACTTATTATGTAGAAGAGCAAACAGTCAAAGGCTACATTTGTTCTTCAAATAAAATAAGTGTAACAATAACATCAAAAGTTGGAAATGATGCCTATACTCCTGTTAAAAAGGACGTAAGGAATACAAGAGAGACGGGCAGTGCGTCACTTCATAAAGTCTTCTCAGATGACGCTAACCTTACGGCACAGCAAAAAGCCGAACAGTATAAGAATACTACTTTTGCGGTTCTGTACAAGGGTAACAATCAGTATGTAAAAGCTACAGGCAGTAACGGTGCTTACACTTTCAGCGGTTATCAAACAACGGCTACCGAATTTGCTCTTAACGCATCGGGCAATTTCTCAATAAGCAAATTACCTTCAGGCTCTTATAGAGTTGTTGAAATAAAATGGGATTCATATAACTACAATCCCAAAACTACTTATGTAGATATTACTGTCGAAAACGGCAAAAATACTCCTGTCAACTTTGAAAATATCAGAACAGGTTATGTACTGGTAAAGAAAAACTGGACTATTCCTGTAGGACTTGATAGAAGTACAAAACGAATTACTGATTTGACAAAGAACACATATTTCCTTATCAGAGATAAGTCAACAAATCAGTATCTCACAGCTACGACTGATAATCAATCACGTTATACTTACACAGGCGTTACGACAAAGGCAAACGCAACGAAGTTCAATGCGTATGTCTATATTGAGAACAATGATATAAGTAGCATTTCGTTCAGCGTAAACAAATTGCCTTTAGGTAATTATGTTGTTGAAGAAATCACAACAGGTGATGCAAATAAATACTTTATTCCTGATAAAACAAGTATTGACATCACACTGACAAACGCCGTTCCTACAAACGATTCGTCTTTTACAAACACTGAAAAAGGTTGTGCAACAATCAATAAGGTTTGGAGCGATGCAGGAACAGGTTATGCAACTGACGCAGAGAGAAACGCTGTTACTTTCTACATTAGGAATAAAGCTACGAATGTCTACATCAAGGCAAGCGGCAGTGCAGGTGACTATACTTTCACAGGTTTAGGCACAACAGCCATTTCATCTGGTACAGGCTTCAAACTTTCATCAAACAACACATTCCTCGTCAAAGACCTTGACGCAGGTACTTATATAGTATCAGAAGTTCTCGCAGGTTCTTCTAAGTTCGCTCCTCGTAACGAGCAGGAAGTTACTGTTGCAAACGGCGAAGACAATGGGGCAACTTTCCAGAACGTTGTAAAAGCGGGTGCTTTAAAGGTAAATAAGACGTGGAAAGCTGAAGTTAATACACAGGCAAATTTGCAAAATCTTACAAGCAAGGTTTATTTCACTCTTAAATTCGGCAATAAATATGTTGTTGCAACAAAAGAGGCAAATCCTGCTTACAGATATAAATTTGCTAATTTTACAGCAGATGCTTCTAAAGCAACTAAATTTACGGCAAGTGTAATAACACAGAATGGTGCGTTAGTTGCAACGTTTGATGTTGTGGGTTTGCCTATCGGTTCATACACGGTTACAGAAACAGTTACAGATAAAAATGTAGCACACAGGTTTACGGCATCTGCACTGTCTGCTAATGTTAACGTTACGTATAACGCAACAGCGACCGCCAATTTCACCAATAGTGAAAGCACTGGTGAAATTATAAAGATATGGGACGATAAAAACGCTAACACTACAGAGCAAGAGAGAAGTAAAGTACAGTTCGTTATCAAGGATACAAAGACCAACAAATATATAATTGCAAAGCAATACGCTACTGGCGATTATGAATACACTGGTTTTGGTACAACGGATATTGCGTCTGCTACTTTAATCAGCCTTAACGCAAATCACACTGAAGCAAAAATAACAAAGCTCCCTGAAGGAACATATACCATAATCGAAATGAACTGTCCTTCTGGTTATACGGCAAGTGCCGACCAGACGCTTACAATAATCAACGGTAAATTAGGAACAGTCAAGTTTACGAATACAAGAGATACAGGTAGATTGTTCATAAGAAAGCAGTGGTTGTCTTATAAGAATTTATCTGCTGATAAGTTAACAGAGCTTTCAAATAACACTTACTTTACCATCGCTTGTGGCGGTAATTATGTTCAAGCAAGCAACAGCAACGGCGTATACAGCTTTACTGGTTATACTACTTCAGTAAGTAATGCAACTCAATTCAAAGCTATTATCGTTAAGGATAGTACAGGTAAAGTAACCGATAACAAATTCAATGTTACTGGTTTACCTACAGGAAATTATACGATAAAAGAGTATACGGTAAATGGCTCAGAAGCAAATACAAATTATATTGCTTCGTCTGAATCGCAGAATATAACGATTACGAAATCCGTCAACAATTCGACTAATAGCACAAAATTCATCAACACTGAAAAGGGCAAGGCAAATGTTACAAAGACGTTTACAAAGAAGTTAAACGGCACAGCATTTACAGATGAAGAGTTAGTAGCTTTATACGACAAGGTAACGTTTACTGTTAAAAAGGGTACTCAATATGTAACAGCTACAGGAGATAACGGTAATTACGTTTATAGTTCTCTTTCAAATACAGCTTATACATTTAAGCTCAGTAGCACAGGTAAACTGGCAATTGAGAATATTCCTGAAGGTACTTATACAATAACAGAGTCATGCTCGGACGGTGCTTACAAGCCGACAACGGCTACAAAATCATTTACCGTAGCAAACGGTAAAATAACGTCTGTTGCTTTTGAAAATCTTCCCGTAGTAGGTGAAGTTCTTGTAACAAAAGTAATAAACGGTAATCTGACAGCAGTAGATAAAGCCAACATAACAACGTACTACAACAATGTTAAATTTAAGGTTAAAGACACATCTACTGGCAAATATGTAACTGCAACAGGCGGTACAAGCGGTACTTACTATTATTCTGGCAATACAGATGCTACAGGTACTGTGTTTAGCCTTAACAGTTCACATAAATTTGCAATAACAAGAATACCTGAAGGTACTTACGTTGCTATTGAAGTGTCTCACAGTGACGGCTTTAATAAAGCACCAGACCAGACTTTTACTATTAAAAATGGTGAAAAAACATCACTTACTTTCACGAACACTCGTGAAGTTGCTCCTTTGACAATAAAGAAGGTATGGAAGACTTCTGAAGAAAATACATTAACAACTGCTGAAAAGCAGAACTTAGTAAATAATATTTACTTTACTGTACAGGACAGCGGCGGTAACTATGTAATCGCTCCTAAGAACTCAGCGGGTGAATATGTATATTCTTCAACTAACGCAACGCTTTCAAACAACGGTAAGTTTAAGCTTGACGTAGCCACCAATAATATTCTGATTAAGAACCTGCCGACAGGCACTTACACTGTAAAAGAAGTTATGAGTGGTAAAATTAACTATACCGCTGATGCTTTATCTAAGTCTGTAAAGGTAGTGGTTAATCAGACCGCAAATGAGACATTCACAAACACTCGTGATATTGGTTCTTTGTCGATAGTAAAGAATTGGATAGAAGCGGGCGTTACTCCTTCAACGGATAAGCAGAAGGAATACAATGAACACGTTTACTTTACACTTGTATACGGCGACAAATATGTTGTTGCAACAGGTTCAAACGGTTCGTATAAGCATTCAAGGTTTACCACAAACGAAAGTGAAGCAACACACTTTGTCATAAGCACAGCAACACCTTTCAAGTGCAATATTTCAGAGCTTCCGACTGGCAATTATACAATTCACGAATACTGCGATATTGCAGAGTGTGAACCTTCCACACCCACGCAAGTAAAAGCTGTTACTAAGAATGTAACTGCAACCGCTCAATTCAAAAACTACGTTTCTACCTATCTCGGCAAAGTGACAAAGCGTTGGGTTTTCAACTCATCATTCACTTCAGAACAGCGCAGAGAACTGATAGAAAAGATTAAGAATGGTATCTATTTTACCGTCAAGGACGAAGATAACAACTATCTCAAAGCATCTCTCAATGAAGAACTTGAAGATGGAACGTATTACTATGACGGTACAACAACAAACGGTAACGAAAACAGATTCTATGTTACTTGTACTTATGACAGCAAACTTAAAGAATATGTAAGTACATTTAATATAGAGGGTCTGCCGCAAGGCAAATACACAGTTGAAGAACATAACACATTACCTACATATAAAGAAGACAGCTCCACAGGCTCTCTTGTTATGACGGGTGATGCAGACGGTTCAGTAACGTTTACCAACAGAGAAACAAGCATCGTTGTTTCAAAACGTTTCTCAGACGGCGATAATCTTACGGCAGAGCAGTTAAAGGCTCAGTACAAAAAGGTTACTGCTCGTTTCAAAATCATAGGTGCAAACGGTAAAGAAGATAAGACTGTAACAAATTACGGTAAATATCTCACTTTCAGTTTTGCAAATGACATATATACCTATTCGGGGGTTGCCGCTACAGCAGGCACAGCAAATACAGACCTTAAACTAACAGATGAAGGCAAACTTGAAACCAACTTCAAGGGCTGTCCTTCTCCTTACTACCTGATGGTTGAGGAACTTTACGACAGCACATCTTATGTTGGTACAACAGGCTCTAACATTGTTGACTGTGGTACATACACAGATGTTGACTACACTGTAGACAACAGTAAGAGAGTAGACCTTACGAATATCAACGTTGTGGGCAAGCCGCTTGTAATGAAAGATATTACTCTTAACAATAAGCTGAACACGGGTAGTATCTATATTGACAAGTCATTCCTTGATGTAGACAATACCGAAATGACTATATCTGATGAACAGCTTTCAAAGGTAACTTTCAAGGCTTACAACAGCAACGGCGAAGAACTTACTTTTGCAAAGGCTTCCAACGGAAACTATAACTATACTGGTTCTTCAACGGCAGGAACTGAAATCAAGCTGAATTACGACTCATCTTCTAAGAAGTATTGTTTCTTGCTTGACAAATTACCCGCTAACGAAAGATACACAGTAGCTGAAACAAAGGGTACTGATTACTTTACATTCGATGTTGACCCTGTTACATTTGTAATTACTCCTAACGGTAATGCGAAACAAGTGTTCTACAACAAATCAATGACAGGTAATGTAAAGATTGTAAAGAAGTCAACCAACAATGTTATCGAAGGCTTTGAGTTCACATTAAGCGGTACATCTCACACTGGTAAAACTGTAAATGTAACAGGTAAGACAGGTAAAGATGGTATCCTGAATTTTGAAAATCTTCGTGTAGGTAATTATGTAATTACCGAAACTAAAACGGGCAAAGCAGTTGGTTATATTACAGAAAAAGACAAGTCTGTTACTGTAAGTTACGACTCAGACAAAGCAATGCCTGTAACAACAACCGTAGAGTTCTTGAATAAGGCTTACGGCAGTGTTGAAATCAGCAAAAAAGACTCTGTTACTAAGGAACTCCTTACAGGAGCTACATTCGGTATCTATTCAGATGCAGAATGCACAATACCCGCAAAGGCTTATAAGTCTGATGCTGATGCAACTCTTGTCAATGCGGTATTAAAAGAAAATCCGACAGGCAGTGGTATTTTCACTTGTGACTTGCTTCCTATTGACAGCGATAAGGGTACAACTTATTATGTCAAGGAACTTACCGCTCCTAAGAATTATGCTCTTGATACAACGGTACATGATGTAACACTCATTGTTGCAAACAGCGTTGTTAAGGAAACGGTAGAGAATACGCCTAAAGGTTCTGTTTATACAAAGAAGTTTGACAGAGACCATACAGACAGACTTCTTTCAGGTGCAACATTTACCCTTTATAAGAGTGATAAGAAAACTGTTGTAGGAACTCTTACTGAAACAGCTAAGGGCGAATACAAAATAGAGGAAATTCTGGCAGGTACATATTATCTGCAAGAAACAAAAGCACCTGTTTTCTACGAAAGAGATAATAACTTCTATAAGGTTGTTATAACCGATGCGGGTAAAACTGTTACCGTAGAAACTAAAGCAGGCAACGGCGGCGTTCCTAACGCTCCAATGACAGGAACAATTTCAATTGTTAAGACCTCTACGAATAAGCAAGTTCAAGGTTTTGCTTTCCGTGTAACTGGTACATCTAAGACAGGCGATGCTTATGACAAGACATTCCTGACAGATGCAAACGGTAAAATAGTAATCAAGGATTTACGCATCGGTGATTATACTGTTACTGAGGTAAAGAATAACACTACGGTTGGCTACATTACTGAAACTTCAAAGAATGTAGAGCTTACACAGGATAGTACAAAGACTGCTCCTTTTGAAAACGTTGCTTATGGCGGTCTGTGTGTAGAAAAGGTTGACAAGGTAACAGGCACTCCCGTTACAGGAGCAACATTCGGCATTTACACAGATATTAATTGCACAATTACCGCAAAAGCATATAAGAGTGCAACAGACGACACACTTGTAGACGCTGTATTTACTACAGACGGTACAAGCGGAAAATACAATTGCAACTTCCTTCCTATTAACAGTGAAGATGGTACAATGTATTATGTCAAGGAACTTACCGCTCCTAAGAACTATGTTCTTGATAAGGGCGTATACAGCATCACATTAGATAAGCCTAATGAAATTAAGGCAGTTTCAAACAATAACACAGACCTTTTCGTTGAAGTGCCTTACGGTCACGTTGAGATTAAAAAGCACGATGCTGAAAGACCCGATGTTAAACTGTCTGGTGCTGTATTCAAGATTTTTGACAGTAACTCCGAAACAGCTTCCGTTGTTGGTACTCTTACTGAAGAATCTAAAGGAACTTATACTTATAAGAACCTCTCAGCAGGTACTTATTATGTTCAGGAAACAGAAGCACCCGAATACTACGAGAGAGATACTAAGTTCTATAAGGTTGTTATTGCAGAAGCGGGCAAGACCATTACTGTAGAAAACGATGATACAGGCTTTGGCAATAAGCCTATGAAGGGTAGTATATCAATCGACAAGTCAAGTGCTGACGGTAAAATCGAGGGCTTTGAGTTTGAAGTTTCGGGTACAGCTTTAAACGGCGCACCTGTTGCAACCAAAACCTATAAAACCGATGCAAACGGACGTATCGAAATTGATGACCTGCTCATAGGTAACTATACCATAAAGGAAGTTAAGTCGAATATTACAAGCGGCTACATACTTCCCGATGGAAAGACAATAAGTGTTAAAAGAAACAACACAACTGACGTTTCGATGCAGAATATACCTTTCGGTCACATAAAGATTGAAAAGGTAAACGCAAAGACAGGCGATAAAATCGCCAATGCACAGTTTGCTATCTTCACAGATGCTGATTGTACAATTCCCGCAAAGGCTTATAAGTCTGATACGGATTCGACTCTCGTAACCGCTGTTATTACAGAAACAGCCAAAGGCATTTACACTTGTGATAGACTTCCTATCAACAGTAAAAACGGCACAACGTATTATGTCAAGGAAACAAAAGCTCCTACGGGCTACTACATTGACGAAGAGATTCACGCCGTTGCTCTTACAGATGCCGATGCCGTTGTTAATGTTCATAACAACGATAACGGAAAATTCGTTGAATATCCTTACGGTCACGCAAACATCAAAAAGACATGGATACTCAACAACATCGTAGCAGATGATGAAAGCGATGTTTTAATTGAACAACTTAATAACAAGATTTACTTCACATTACAGGACGAAAGCGGAAAATATATAACCGCTACTAAGAACGCTCACGGTACTTACAGCTATAAGGAAATGAGTAATAACGAGTATAAGTTCTACATCGTTGAAGGAAACCTTGAAATCAAAACTCTGCCGACAGGTAAATATAAGGTAACAGAACACAGCAGTCTTTCTGATTATACAATCAATACTACAAACCCTGTTACTATCGAAGTAAAATTAAACGAAACAGCACAGGCTTCATTCACAAATGAGCGTGACACGGGTTCATTACTTATTCAGAAGAAGTGGGAACACCCCGTACCGCTTACTAAGGAAGAAATAGCCGAACTTGAAAAGCACGTTACATTTACGGTTAAGACAGCAGACGGTAAGTATGTTGCTACAAAAAACGATGAAGAAACATCTGTAATCAGCTTCTCTCATTATCAGGACGAACCGTTCTACATCTCGTTAACGGATAGTCAGACAAAGATTGAGAAAGTTCCTACGGGTGCTTATAGCATTGAAGAACACAGCGACCTTGATACATACAAGGAACTCACTCCTGTTATTAACAAGGACATCGTAAAGGATACGACAGCTAACGCAACGTTTACCAATGTTCGTCTTGTAGGTAACGCAAACTTAAAGAAAGTATGGAAATATCCTACGGAGCTTTCTGAGGACGAAATCAAGGCACTGAACAACGAAATTTACTTCACATTAGAAAGCAGTGAAGGCGGTTTTGTAAAGGTATCTGGTAATGCCGAAGACGGCGAATATCAGTTTGCGGGCTTATCTGAGACTGCACAGCAGATTAAGATACCGAATGGCAACTTTATCATAAAGAATTTGCCGACAGCTACTTATACAGCTACAGAAGTTACTTCAAACGGCGAGTATAAGAACAGTAATGAAACGCAAGTATTTACAACGGAAGCAGACGAAACATATTACCTTTCGTTTGAGAACGTTCGTAAGACAGGCACAACTGAAATGTACAAAGAATGGATATTACCCGAAGGGTTAGACGAGTCTGAAAAAACAGCACTTATCAATTCCCTTGAAACGAATGTCACATTCACTATACAGGACAGCAACAATAAGTATCTGATTGCAAGCGATGTAGATGATTCAAAATATCGTTTCATCGGTGTTCAGGATACAAACGACAATACGACCGAATTTGCTTTAAACAACAGCAGAATTGAGATTATTGATTTACCGACAGGCACTTATACTGTTACAGAGCATAACAAGAATAAGGCTTACCTGATGGAAAATGAAGTCCAGACAATTACTGTTAAGGACGAACAGACATCTCAGCTCACCTTCACAAACAGAGCAATCAAGGGTAGCGTTAGTACAACCAAGAAAGACGCTGACTATCCCGATGTTAAATTAACAGGTGCTATATTCACTGTTTATAAAGCTGAAGAAAACGGCTATGTTGAGATAGGCACTTTGGACGAAATAAAAGAGGGCGAATATCAGCTTGACAACCTTTATTACGGGGACTACAAACTGATTGAAACTAAAGCTCCCGAAAAGTTTGTCCGTGACACAAAGGAATACAAGTTCTCGATTGACGAAAACAGTGACGGTGTAGTTATTAACATCGAAACAGAGGCAGGTAAAGGTTTTGAAAACCAACCCTACAGAGGAACAGTAAGAGTTACAAAGATAGATAAGGACTACCCCGAAAATAAACTTACGGGAGCTGAGTTCACTATCTACGCAGAAGATAAAACCACTGTAATCGGTACTCTTACCGAAACGAAAAAGGGAGTCTACACTTATGAGGATTTGCGTTTTGGCAATTACTACTTGAAGGAAACGGTAGCGCCTGAGAATTTTATCCTCGATAACAAGTTCCACTCTTTCAAAATCGAAGAAGACGGTGAAATCGTTGATGTTGAAACAGAAGCAGGTAAAGGTCTTGCAAACAGAGCGATGACAGGTACGCTCAACATCACGAAGAAGTCTGCTGACGGCGTAATTGAAGGTTGGAAGTTCAGAATCACATCTGTTGATGTTCCTACGCTTCCCGAAGGTGTTTCTTACGATGAAACATTCACAACGGACGCTGAAGGTAAAATCTCAGTTACTCTGAGAATAGGTACTTACAAGGTCGAAGAAGTCACAACT